TTTTTTTTTCAACTTGTTTTTAGATTGATCTTTAACTTGATCTTCACCTTCTTTTTTATCCACCCCGATAATTTTTTCCGATGATACCATATCTACCAACGAAAGGTCTTTTATCCAATAACTTTAAAAATTCTTTCCTTTGTCCATGATCATCTAAATGAATATACTCTGGGTTGTGAATAGAATTATAAAATGGAAACTCCAAATTATTTGTTTCGTAAAAATCTCGTATTTTACCCCAAAATCCTGTTTCAGGGATTTCTTCCATATGATTAAAAGATTCCCAATCATTTACTTTAGATATCAACCATCTAGAAAAATTTGATGTGGTGTTATCTAAGAAATAGCCATTGTATCCGTTATTTTGAATGATGTTTTTTGTTTCTTGTGATATGTAATCACTGATAATGAAAAAATCTATCGGAAATTCTTCATCAAAAAATCATCGTTATTGAATCTTGCGATGATATATTTTCTTTCGTTCTTATTTTCCTTACTCATTTCACTTATTCTCTCCTTTGTAAGAATTAATGTATTCAATAGCATCGAATTCATTCAAAGTCGGTACAAGGAAAGTTTTCATCATGTTCATGAAAACTTTCTCAGGGATAAATTTCCCTTCTTGTAGAAGTCGCTGATTATTTCTGAAATCCAGTGATGACTCACCAACGATGAATATTTTTGAAACTTTGAAATATTCTTTAGGTAGATTATTAATCCACTTTCCTCTTGACTTTTTAGACATATTAGTCATGTCAATTACTATATTTTCTCTATTTTGAACTGCTTTTCGGAATTCGTCTCTGACATAAGTGTCAATCACTTTCTGATCGTTATCATCTAACTGACTCCAAATTTCAGAATAAGAACCTTCAATTTTGTATTTTTTAGCGTATCTCATCAGCATATCGTCTCTTGATATTACTTTGAATTCACCTTTTTTATTATTAATGTATGTGGTCTTTCCAGAACAAGGTAAGCCAACCAAAATTTCAATGTAAGGATTTTCAGTTGAATTTCTTCCAGTTATGAATTCTGCTTTAAAGTACTTTTTAAAAGTTTCTTCTCCATATAAAGTACTACCAAGTTCAGGACCAGTGTCTCCTCTTGAACCAGCTCCTTTTTTATAGAATCTACCAAGTGAATCATTTCTACTTTGCTTAACAAAGTTCTTATAATGCTCATATTGTGGAAACATTTTAACAATTTCTTCTGGCTTGAATTCTTTCCCGTCTTTAATTCTATTGAAAAGAACACTGTGTAGAGAAATTATTTTAAGAATCTGGTTCATCTCACATTCATCGATCACATTCATCGCAACCAATTCAGAAAGAGGGTCGATGGCTTTCCAAAACGAGACTCCATCGTGTCCTCTAAAATGTACCTTTTCCTTAGCTGAAGTTTCGATATTTGGCCCATTTCTTTCTTCACCATTAAATGAAGGTTTCTTTTCTCCGGCTGGGATTACTCCTCTGGCTGCAGGTTTTCCAACATCATGAAGTAATGCAGATAATTTTACGATTTTATTGTCGTTTCTTGCTTCTTGGCAAACCATCATAGTGTGTGCCCAAACAGAACCCTCAAGGTGATATGGATTTGGTTCCGTAGTTTTTACAGCATGGTCAGAGTCTTTCATAGCATCGGCTAATTCTTTAAAGTTCACTTGGAACCAAAAAATCAACTCTTCCATTGTAGGGTTATTTTTATCTATAAATTCCACATTCTTCCTTTATTTTAACTTCTATATTATAGCTAAAGTTAGCTTAAACTAAGATAAATTAGTTTACACAAAAGTTTTTTGAATTAATTCACCAGTAGGTTCATAAATTTCTTTAATATGAACGGCTCCTAAATCTCCATTTTCTTGCTGATATGTGAAGTCAATCAATCCATTTTCATAAACTTGAAAGATACCGTATTCAGTGATGGCCTTATCTTTTTGTGTGTCGATGATACTTTCTTCACTTATACCTAGTTTTTCCATTAAATCATAGATTTCACTAAGTTCTCTTTTACTTTTTTGAAAAACTTTCTTCTCTAGTTCACGGAAATACTCATCTTGTGTCTGGTATTTTTCATACACGAATTTTCTGATATCAGAAGGAGACAACGGTTCGTTCATTTCGATCATTTTCAAGTTTTCACTTTCATCTAGGAATCCATTATCTTCTGATGTGATGAAACAAGTATCTACGAATGTAGTTGTTAACAGAGCATTCGCTCTATCTATAACACTTGATACTCTTTCTTCTGGTGATTTTTTAATTGTTGCTACTACTTTCATTTTTCTTCCTTATAGAGTTTCTCTGAATTCTTTTACGATTTGAGTAATTTCCTTGGTTGTATAACCATGGTCTGGGAATTTCACTTTGATGTAATTTTTTAAATCACTCGCTTTGGTCTTACCAGACATTGCCATTGCTTCTCTTAGTTTTTGTTCAGAAACTGTTTTCATTTTAGTCCTTTCTTTTTAACTTCTATATTATAGCTAAAGTTAGCTTAAAGAGAAATAAACTGATAAAATATTCTATCATTAGATCATTTCTTCATAAATGACTTCAAAATTGTTTTCAGGGTCTAGAAGTTTTACATAACAAACCTTTTCTTCCCTACCGATAAACCCAGCATAAGATTGTTCTATTAGCCCAGAACTCAGTAATTTAAAGTCTCCTGGGCCATAAGCTGACCTAACTCTAAAAACACCTTCAGATACTTCTGAAACGTCTTCTAAAGAATATCCTCTTATCTTGAAAAGTTCAATGATTTGTTCTGGGAATAATTCGTCCAAGATAGTTTTCTTGAACTCTTCATTTTGTCCAGTAAGTGATTGAATATGTTCTACATTAAAGAGAAATCTCATAGTAGCTTCCTCTTTTTCTTTAGGCACATCAGTTACTGTCAATTGGCTTATATTTGTCAAAAGTTCTTTTTCTGCGAACTCAACTACTTCTTTGAAGCTAATGATCTTAACATTACCTGAACCGTTTCTAAATTCTAGAGTAAAAGTTTTCATTTTTAAGCCTTTCTTTTTAACTTCTTTATTATAGTGTGTTTTAGCTTAAAGTTTGGTTAAATTTAGAAATTTTATTTTCCCAAATCAATTTCATTAAATCCTCTATTAGTTTTTCAGCTTCCTTTTCACTGATTTTCATAACTTGTATCTGTTCATTTCTTCCTAAATAAAATGAAATTGAAAAGTTCCCATCTTTGTCAGGACCGCTTGGTGATGTAATTTTTGAATAATGAGTCATGCTTTATACTACTCCATTTAGCTTATGATACGCTTAAAATATTTGATACTTAAATATTGAGTATTTGAATTAAGGAGAAATCATGTTAAAGGAAATTCTTGAAGAATTGAACGCTGATGTTGAAGAAAAGAAGATGACGCCAACAGAGAAAAAGGCAGCGGCAAAGTACGCAAAAACACCTCAAGCAAAAAAGGCGACAAAACTTAAAGCTAAGTGTATGGCGAAATTTGGTGATAAAGTTAGAGCTTCTGGTGGTAAACTAACTTGTAAAGCAGACGGTACTGTCGGTAAAGGTATGGATAAAGCTACTAAGAAAGCTATGATGAAAGCGAGAAAGAAGCACTAAGTTTAAATTTGATTCAGGAAGTAAGTTTGAAACAGAATTCCTGAATCAGTTACTTTAAGAAATGCTCATGTCTAAAATGATAATTTCTCCAGAAGGAGTCTGGTTTATGAAAGTCGTTACATTCAATTCACCCTTATCTATTGTTCCAGGTGTGTTTATCGTTTCGTCACAAACTACTCTATAATCATCAATACAGTTCTGGGATTTAGCAAACTCTAAAACTCTTTCAAAACTACTTCTAACTTCCGCTCTAAGTGATTCATCGTTCATTTCAAATTGTACTTTACTCATGTAATTCGAAAGATCAGATTTGATTTCATTTAAGCATTTTCTTACATTCGCACGTTCAAATAGGTTACAGGAAGTTTCTTGTGGATAATTTTCAACTACATTTTCGTTTGCTTCAAGACCAAATGCTACCAATAACGCAGTTGGGACATATAATTTCAGGAATAATCTTCTTGTTTTGTTGAATTCAGTCATCTTTTCTTTACCTCTAATTTACCATCTTTATACCCATAAGACATTAGTGTTTTTGTATTTTTACCACATTTGGGGCACATAAATCTTGTATGGTTAAAAATAGAAGAGTTGTCATACACAGCTTCGCAATCATCGCAATAAGTACACTCTTTCCACTCAGTATCATTTGGAGTAAGAGTTTTCATGTACATGACAAAAAGACCGCCAATAAATCCTAATATAAAAGTTAAAGGGCACATTTTAAACTTCCATCAATGCAATAAAAACGCATTTTTTGTAGGTTTTTGACCTTTCTATTAATGTACTTGTTTCACCACTTAATGTGCTTCCTAAAATAATCATCTAACACCCTTTCTTAATTTTATTTGCTTGTTCTTTAGAAATCGTTCTTAATAGATAAATTGAATTTGCGTCCATAGTTCTATTTTTATAAAGCTTAATGTCCCCGTCAATCTCTTTATCTTCAAATTCAGTTTCGATGAGACACTTTACTCCGTATTCATCAAAATCTTCGATGTAATCAATATCCCTTAGAATAAAGTTGTAATCCATTTTAGTCCTTTCTTTTAAAGTTCTGTATCATAGCTAAAGTTAGCTTAAAGAGAATATATCTACAAGAATTTATGCACTTTCCATTTTTCTTCTACTACCTTAGTTGCAAAAACCATGTCTACTTCCATAGCTATCCTATGTAGCCAAAATACAACAGTTTCATTTCTCTTTTCCACAAAATATTTCAGTATTTCAAAATCACCGTTAAGGATCATGTTGGAAATACAAGTTGGAGTGATTTGAGTTTTATCTATGTTGATATACATATCTCTGTTTGTCCCTTTAAATGTCGTGAAACTTTTTTCTTAAGTATAGTTTCAAATATTCTTCTATATTCTTAGCACCTACTGGATTTGCGCTATGAACATTGAACCTAAAGTGTCTTGGAATTTCTATTACTCCATCTAAATCAGCTTCAACTATCTATTTTACTAAGTCATACCCAGTAAGTTCTTTAACTCCTGGTTCTATACCAAGGTCATGGTCAAACGAAATATAGTCAGGGAAATCATTGTTAAGTAAGAACAAGACTGCTTCATCATAGCTTCTTACTACTATAAATGATTCCTCTTTAGGAGTTCTGATGTCGTCTAAGTAAAGTTTAGTCATTTTAGTTCTTTCTATTTTTTACTATGCTTCTTAGAAAATCAATTTTTTGATTCACACCAATGTCGTTCATATCCCATTTATATCCATGTTCTTTAGCATAAACCACCAAATCTTGAAAAGTGATTCTTGAAATTTCGTTAGGGAATTCACCAACTACCGCTCGTGAAATTAGTTCACTTATGACTTCTTGCTTATTCATTATTTCCTTTCTTTTCTTTTTAACTTCTATATTATAGCTAAAGTTAGCTTAAAGAGAAATAAAGTCTTTGTAATCTACAACTTGAATATCATTAGAATGAGTTTTTTGAGATTCAGCGTAAAAGAGAAGCTCATTAGTTTCACTTAATTGTTCGTCAATCTTTAAGATCATATCTACAAGCATTCGTTCTCTTGTTACTTTATAATCTCTCTTCAGTATTTGAATGAGATTCCTCTTTAAACTTTCTGTCGCAGAACTATCTTGAACCATCTCTATCAGTTCTTTATATCATATATGTTCATTTTTATCCTTATTCAATTTCGCCCAACAACTTTCTAGCTTGTTCTAGTTTAGAAGTTTCTTTGATAATTCTTTCCTTAATCATCTTCTCCATTTTTTCTGGAGAACTAGGATAGTCATAAAGACACTTCATAACAATACCAAAGTCTTGAGTTTTTGAATGCTCAATAGCGAAAGATTTTCTATCGTTAAAATCAAAGAACTTGTTTCTAAGTTCAACGGCTTTTTGAACTCTATGGTTATAGTATTTTTCAATTTTCTCGATAATTCCCTCAATTCTTACTCTTTCTTCAGAACCTTGCTCAAGTTCAGCTAAAACATCATCAATTTCTTCATTTAGTATCAAGTCAATCAATGTGTTTTCCTTACTAAGATCATCTAGAAGACCGTGTCTTTCAATGTACCAATCTGTTTTTACTTTGATGAATTGACCGTCTTTGAATTTTACTACATATCCTTCAATATTTTCTTCAGAAGCCTTTCTCTCAATAATTTCATCTAAAGTCAAATCAAATGTTTCGGCAGCAGGAATTGACATTTCTTTCGCAAACTTTTTTACATCATCTGTAGAATAGTATTCACCAGTTTCTTTATCCCGAACTTGAAGTAATCTAAGTTCAGTTCTTTCATAAGTTAGGACAATCTTATTTCTTGGAGAAACCAATTCAAAAAGAAAAACTTTATCTAAATTGGCATCTAAGACATCTTGAATAAAACTTGTGAAAAGAATAGTACTAACCATTTTTGTTTGGTCATTGTCAAATGACATCTTTGTCTTTGGAACAAATTTTCCATTAGGTAGTCTAACGAATGAAATTAATGAACCATCTTCTTTGAAAGAAACTGAGTCAATTTCTTTATCTTTCACGACTCCATATTGTACTGTTTCACCTTGGTTCAGGTTCAGGAACTTTGTCAACATAGGAGTTCTTTCCCAAACATCTTCATTTTTAAGGAAAGTTAAACCCCTCAATTCCCACGCATCATTTTCAATGAAGTCATTTTCAAACGCTAATCTGTAATTGAACAAAGCGTATTCGTACCCTTGGACAGTACCACTTTGAACATAAAATGCCTCTGAATTTTCGGTAATTTTAAGTGCTTCTTCATAAGTAGGTAATTTCATTTCTTTCCTTTTAAAATTGAATGATTTTCTTGAACCAATTATTTGTTTTTTCTTTGAAACCCTTAAGTTCTTTTTCTAGTTCTTTATTTCTTTCCTTAAGATTTTGAATTTTCTTGAATTCTTTGTATGTGGTCGGATTACATTTTTCTAAAGAAATCATATCGTGTAAGTTATCGTGACATTTTATACATAACACTACTCCATTAGATTCATCATAGGCTAAGTTTTGATAGTATGACTTAGGATAGATATGATGTGCTTGAAACCCACCTTTAGGATTCTTCACTCCACATACATCACACCCATTACCGTTCTTCTTAACTCTATCAGCCCAATTTCGAAGCCTGCCTTTAGAAAGTGTTGGGTTAAGTTCCCGTTCTAATTGCTTAATTTCCCAATTTAGTTTCTTGACCTCACCATTCAGTTCTGAAATCCTTTCCTTTGCTTTTCGGTTAATCTCAAGTGTTTCATTATGGGTTTTTATAGTAGTTAGTCCGATTTTAGAAAGAATGGAAAACTTCATTTTTCAAACACCTCATCTATATCTACCCAATATGAAATAGTATCAGCTGTTTCGAACCTAACTTCGTCTTCTTCTATACCGAAAGACCTGACTAACATAGTTCTAGAAACACAATCAGCATCGAAATCTAGTTTCACTGATTTTTCGAAGGTATGTATATCAAACTCATCGAATCTAATCATAAATTCTTCGGTGAAATTTGTAAGTTTTCCCATTAGTTCTTTAAAAGTGAATGAAGTTTTCATTTTAAGCCTTTCTTTTTATATGTTATATGATACTCTCCAAATATAAAGTAATTGTAAGTAATTAATCTTTATATAAACTTAAACAAGCGTTTAAATCCAGAGTTCCTAATTCATCGACCTTGCTATAAATAGTCTTATTTGGTCTCCAAAGGCTTAATTTTATAGTGTTTCTGGGTATCCCTCAGTAGCACTTTTAGTTTTCTTTGAGTAACTCTAATCCTCTTCTAAGGATGTTTAGAGCAGCATTTATATCTCTATCTTCTTCAAAACCACAATGTTCACAATTATATATGCGTTCTGATAATTTCAGTTCATCTTTAACACAACCACACCTTGAACATGTCTTTGAAGAAGGATAGAATGTTTCTATTTGTACTACACTAACTTGGTTTTCGTTAGCTTTGTATAGAAGTTTGGTGACTAAATCACCCCAAGCAACATCTTGTATCGCTTTAGAAAGTCTTCTATTTTTCATCATGTTCTTAACTTGAAGACTTTCTAAAGCAATGAAATCATAAATATTCACGAGTTTTCTTGTAATTTTATGGTTTCTATCATCTCTTTGATTTTTGATTTTACGGTGTATCTTTTGTACTTTCTTCTTAGATTTTATTCTATTCTTAGAACCTTTCTTTCTTCTTGAAAGTTCTTTCTGAGCTTGTTTAAGCTTCTTAGAACTTTTATGAGTAAGTTTAGAATTCCCTATTTTCTCTCCATTAGAAGTTATCACTATGTCTTTTATCCCTAGATCAATACCAACTGGTTTACTTTGTCCTTTGACTTTGAAAGAAGATATTTCAACTTTGAAAGTAATTGAGATAAAATATAAATCTCCTTCTTTAACGATTGTATAACCAGTAACTTTCTCTGGTAAATCCCAATTAGTCTTGTGTTTTTTGAATTTAATTAAATGGTCTTCTTTCGAATAAGGAGATGACTTTCCTTTTGGAATGACTATCTTGTTATCATTGAATTTAACTCTTAACCCAGCATACATATTAATACTCTGAGTCATATTCTTCCTTGATTTGAATTTAGGATACCCACCATTTCTATAGAACCCTTGGAATCCTTTATAAAGGTTAGCTAATGAAGCTTGTAAGTAGTCATTAGCTGAACGATACAGAAAAGAGTGAGTTTGTTTAAGTTCTGTTAGAGATTTTCCTAATTGAGTTTGATTAGGGATATTTGGATAATCTTCGTTTTTAGAATAATGGCCAAATTTGAAATCTTTTATTTCTGATAAGATTTGGTTATAAACAAATCTTTGTTGACCGAATAATTCATATAGTAGAGCTTTTTGTTTAGCTGAAGGAAGGAGTCTATATTTATTAGTTCTGATGATACTTCTTGACATAAACCCTCCTTATTTTAACTTATTATAGTTATTTAATACTCTTAAGTAGATTTTAGAAGAGTTTCTGTAGATTTTAATATTTTTCTTCTATTACTATACATTTTCATACTAAAATGATGAATGATAGAAATTAAATCTTCAGTTAATTCTTGTTGAAAATCTTCTTCTTTAGAAGAATTCAACACAACTATTTCTACTCCAAACATTTCAAAGAAAGTTTCAAAATACCCAAACCCAAATCTCGTAAGTCTGTCTTTATATGAAATGTAAATTTTTGAAATTTTACCATCTTGTATATCTTTTAGTAGAGAATTCAACCCCTTTCTATTTTCATTCATGCCAGAAGCTATGTCGCTATATACATTTTCTGGAACAACTCCAGTACTAACCATGAATTCTCTAATTATCTTTTCTTGTCTGATTAAATCGTCTTTTTGTTTCGTGTTTGAAACTCTCGTGTATATCACACATTGTCTTTCTTTTTGTTCTTTTTCAGTGAAAACGTCTTCATACATGAATTTCCTAGAAGATAATTCGATGTATTTTACTTTACCGTTTCTTCTCCAATTATTCAGAGTCTGAGTGGTTATTTTGTACTTTTCTTTCATTTCTTTAGCTGATAGATAACCCATTTTCCATTCCTTTAATTAAGTTTAAATTAAAGCTATTTAATTATAATAAAATATTGGAATAGAAAGTTATTATAACTAAAGTTAGCTTAAAGAAAGATAAATATGTGATTTTATATTTTATTTTTGAAAGATTTTGTTGATATTTAGAAAGAGTTTTTGAAGTAAGGAATGAAAGAGCTAGTAATCCCAGCTCTTTTCCCATTTTAATGGTTTTGTTTTTAACGAGTCTTTGGTCAGTCGTTGATACATTCTTTTATACGCATTTGCTTCTTTTGAATTACCTGATTCTAATGCTTCTTTGTAAAGACCAAACGCTTCTGAAATATTGTGTGCGTCACACTCTTTTTCTCTATTTTTGAATGCGTCTTGAATACTAGAAATAAAAACCTTTTCATAGTGACTAGCACCATAGCCATTAGATTCCCCGTAGATATCGTATTTTCTTCTAAGGAAAGTGAGTAAGTTTTCTTTCGAGGTAAGATGTCTAACAGACATTAACCTCTCACTCATTGTTTCAAGAAGCTCTGAATCAGTCATCTTTAACCTTTGCTTCAGCTCTCATTTTCCTGACATCTCCCATAAGTTCCATTTCTTCTTCTCTTTTTGGTGGTTCGGTCACCATATCCATTTTTGAAGTATCTTCGATTCCTACAGAAAACTTCCCTTTTGCATCAGTAAAATCAGCGTTTTTTTGGATAGAACCCTTGAAGTTACAAAAATGTAGAGTTGCTCCTTTAAAGTTACAACCAGATAGATTTGCGTCTCTGAAGTTCGAATATGAAAGGTCTTTTCCTGAAAAGTCTTTCCCTGATAAATCTTGTCCTCTAAAATTCATGATTTCTCCTTTTGAATGGTTTCTTTTATTTAACTGGCACTTGAATGAATGGAGAAGACTTATCCCCAAGCATTACTTTAGGCTTAACTCCATCCCATCTATCAATTTCAGCTTTCTCATTTTCAAGTTGTTTATATGAAAGTACTTCTGGAGTCAGCGATTCAGCAATCATTTTGTTAGCCTTAGCGATGGCTGTAGCCTCGATTAATCTGGAATCTGCGATCCCTTGTGCATTAACTCTTTTCGCTTCTGCTTCACCTCTTTCCTTAGCTACCCTTTGCTTGGCTTCTGCTTCAGTTCTTTTAATTTCAAGTTCTTTTCTAGCAACTTCTTCATTCATTTGTTGCTTAGCCATAATTGACTTTTTCAACTGTGGGGGAATATAGATGTTCTGAATAGACGCTGCTGACACCTTAACACACCCTTCCCCAAAGATGCTATTGAACTTCTTATTGAGATTTTCCTTAATCTTCACCGAGTACGCATCACGCTTTTCGTTCAGGTCGTACACCGTTGCCGTACCAATTACACCCCTTGAGACCGAACGAACTTTCGGGATAACGATTTTCTCATCCCATACCCCGTCAACACCATAGTGTTTTCTGATATCAGACGCACAAGTTTTGCTCAGGCTGTAGTTCAGTACCATATCCAACGGCACTTCCATAGACTCACGGGTCAAGATGGTCAAGTGAGTATCATAGATGATCTCGTGACTGTCCTCTTTCTTAGCCGTTTGGTTGTTCATAATCAAGGCTTTGACCTTAGTATTATAGACATCGATATCCGTCAGCGGATTCAGCGAGAAATGGAAGCCCTCGTGCAACGCTTCATTCTGTACCTCACCATTTACAACTTCTACCCCAGCTTCACCTGAGTCAATAGTCGTCATATAACACCCACTCATCATAAAAGGCATTGCTGCCATCAATCCAATTTTAATCATTCGTTTCATTTTTCTTCCTTTTATTTTTATGAAAACAGCCCGTATCCGAACTGAACATTTAGGTCGCCCCACCATCCATTTATTGCTGGAATTTTATTTTTCTCTTCTTTATAACAAAGATCAGGGAGTGATATCTTTACGAATTCCCACCAAAGCCCCTCGAAATCATCAACCCAGCGATCACCGTCTTCATCTGGTTCCCCTATATATTTATAAAGGGTATCTTCATCAATGTACTTTCTTAGCTCATTAAATGCCTCTTCACTGATATAAGAATCTTCATAATCAGTACAAATCCTATACAATTTATCTTCTGGGTATTTTCGTTCCACACCAGTAAAATCATCGTTGTGATTAAAAGACACACCAGTAGTCTTACAAGATTGCTTATAAGCTTCTTGCACATCTTCAAGCGTATGATTCACATCATAAACAACTTCTCGGGATTTTCCGTGTCCGTCATCAGACCAGTCACCGAGCACTAATTTCATCAACATGTGTTTCCTTTCTTTTATTATAGTTTCATTAGCTTAAAAGCAACTTAATATTCTGACTTCTGTTTTCTTGAATTCACAAAGTACGCAAAGACAATCAACCAGAAGATATTCATAGTGAACCGTTTCATTCCCGTATCAGACAAGCCAAACGGTAAGGCAAACGAGAATAACACAAACAACATACCGAACATCGATACGATGAAGTGAATCATGCTGCCATCACCATCTAAAATTGCCCTTACAGGATTGAGATTTCTAAAAAAGTTTCTCATTATTCGCCTTTGTACCTAAAAAACCAACGCTTAGTTCTAAGCCACATAGACTCCTGAACCATATACATACTTGCAGCCAAGCTCTTGAAGCCGAGCATATCAGCGATCCATCCAATGAAGAACGAACCAGCCACAATTAAAAGCATTACGCTAAAAAGCATTACTAAGCCAAGTAAGATGGCTTGAATTAGTTTAATTAGTATTATCATTTTTCTTCTCCAAATATTCAGTGATAGTTTTGTTCATCAAGTACTCAAGAACAAAGAAATCCTCGAAACTTAAATTGTATTTATCTTGTATATTAGTTCCGTATCCTTTATCATCAGTTGGACCACTTACACTAAAATACATAAATGAACCAGTATCAAATTCAGCACTCACTGAACAAACTTCATTCGAAATCATCTTACACCTCACAATCTTTATATGTTAAAGTTCTAAGAGTCCCCCAGTCAATAGTTCCGTTCTTGAATAGTTCCAATAAAGTACAGTCTGGCGTTCTGACATCCCAGCTACAAATATCGCCATGAGGAATCAACAACTTAGAGATGAAGTTCCTTTTAATTACACTGAGTTGTCTTTCTTGGATTTTTTCGAATGAGGTAGGTTCTAGCCAAGAAGCTTTATAACAAATAGATTCCAAGTAACATGAATATTCATCCACGTAAATATTACTATCCATTTCTACTCTAAATGTTCTTTTACCTTCGTGGTCTTTATATCTTTCCATGAATTCATTCAAGACGATGACTGTTTCTTCTACATCATCGTCATAAAGATCATTTGAAAACATTTCTTTTTGTTCGAATAAATTCACACCAATGTAGTCAGCCCATTCTGGGACACTTGTCTTATCATCTTCATTGAGTTTTTCAACTAAAGATTTAATTGCGTTCTCAAGTTCAGTGAACTTATCTTCTAGTTCTTCAGGAGTTAGCGTTTCTGCTCTTTCAATTTTAAATTCTTTCATTTTTTAGCCTTTCTAATTTTGATATAATTGATTATACCTAAAATTACCTTAAAGTCTGGTTAAGTTTTTACCAGTGGAAATATCTTACTCCCAAAACGGTTCAGCTTTTGTAATAAAAACCCTATCTCCAAATTTGTATATATCTTCTACGCAATTTTCTGGTGAATCAGTGAATCCTATTAAGAAAAGATTGAACCCATCACATTCTTCATCATGAACAGTTTCACCTTCTAAAAACGGAGATTCTAACCAAGCAATATACACATATTGCTTAAACATCTTTTTAGTATCAATATCTTCGATAATATAGTTTCTATTCTTCCCATAGTGTTTTTCTAGAGTTTCTGGGAGTAAATCAATTATGGTTTCGTTCACTTCCCTAATAGAGTTCATCGTGAACCATCCACCGTATGTTGAGTCACACAGAAAATTAGTTATTTTGTAATCCCTCATTACGAATCCAACATTTTAGAAAGTAGAACTTCAGATGAACCACTACCTTGTTCAATCGCACCAGCGATTGCGAGTTTCATTCCTAAATCGTCCTTTCTCATATCAAGATGTTTAGAAAGATAGTTATAAAGTTCCTTTGAATCTTTAAGATTTTCAATTCCAGTTAGTTCTGATAAAATCAATCTAGAAGTCATATTCATCGAAGCTACCATTCCGAATAAAAGAGCAGAGTCAAGAAAAGAAACATCAGCACTTTTTGTTTCGAATTTTTCTTTATTCAAATTCTCCATCATTTCCATTAGTTCATAGTAATCTATGTATTCAGTTTTCATTATTTTCCTTTACTATTCCCAAAAGGTTATCTATTGTATTAACTAGGTCTTCAACATAAACATCATTCTTAGAAGATATCGTTTTCTTAAGTTCAACATCATCGCCATTTAGAAGTTTATCCTTAACTTTCTTAGTAATATTTCTTTTCTTATAAACTTCAATGTCATAAAGATCATTCCCGTTTAGAGAAATTTTCACATATCCAATTCCTTTAAAAGCAGGAACATTCCTAACGGAAAACTGTAAAGCACCAAGTTCCTTTTCTGTTTCTGGGAATCCTAAGAAGTCTTTCGCTCCCCAAGAAATTAGTGCAAGTTTGTCCAAAACTTTAATTTGATATTGGATAGTTTTTGCTACTTCTATTGACACGTTGTCTCCTTTTGTTATGTTTAATTATAGCTAAAGATAGCTTAAAAGAAGTTTAAGAGAAACGACTGATATTCAGTTCTCTTAAGATTTTTTCTTTTTCCCCATTTTAAATCTTGTATAGATTTACTGAGTCTTTCCTTTACTTCTTTTCTTGTGGAAAGCGCATAAAGTGAAGACAACTTTTTATCGATAGCTTCTAATTGTTTAGTTAGAATTTCATTCCTATTCACAATTTAGAAACCTTAACTGATATATACGCTAGGAATGAAATGATAGTAATTTGTACTAGAAGCATTTCTGCTTGTAGAAGATGTGGTGATACTAAGAAGTCTATATTTCCTGATTGAATAAATTCTTTAGCTCTTTCTATTGCAGGGATATCCATAATAATTCTCCGAAAGTGATTTAAACTATTTAAGTGAATTATGAAATTTTCCCTAATTTCACATTTCCTTCAGAAACATATACTCCTCTCATTGGGATATAAAGTTCTGGAGCTTCCATTACTCTATAATGAATTCCTACTGTTTCACAACTTTCAAAGTCATTTTTATCTTCTACTATATCATAGATATTGTCTATGAATATATCTTTTTCTAGAATTGACTCTCCGTATTTATCAACTAGCCATTGTAAAAAATCTTCAAGAGTTTTGAATTTTTCCTTGACTAAAATGAATGGAGGTTCTAATCCTTCTTTTAAAAATCCTAAAGTGAAATCACTTGAGATGAAAATACCGTTTGAAGTGTTACAATCTTCTATAAGGGAACTTCTGTCGTCAGTGAATTTTGGTTTCACTCTGTAGTTTTCACTTCCTGGATACATAATAAAATTTGGTTCATAGTCGTGTTTCCAATCGAACCAGGCATTTGAGTTTTCATCATACCATTGTATTGTTCTTCCTAAATTAAATGCCTTTCTAACTTCAGCGTATTCATCATCTACAATGTAATGGTATTCATTGATGTTTTTATTGATGATGAATTCATCAACTAATCGCCAGACCGTAGAACCTTCTATCCTTTTCCAGATTCTAGGGTGTCCTTGTTTCACCCAAGAACCAATTTCGTTTATAAGTTTATTGTTGTTCATGTAATCCCTCCACAGGATTTAGTAAAGTTTCACAGTCTTCGTTTAATTTTAAATTCATCATAGTCAGTAAAAATCAACCTTACTGGATCACCTTCACTAACTTTTATCTCAGAAACTCCTTGAACAACATGATTGCTTCCGTCCACCCAAAGGGTTATGGGAGTTCTACTTTTGGCTTTTATGAACATATCTCGTGGCGGAATAACATACTCTATGTTTCTATTTGTTTTATCTCCAGTGATACTCCAAAGATTAGAAGAAAGAGGGAGGATAACTCCTCCATTATTCTTGTTGATTCCTGTGGAACCTTGAGGTGTACTGATTATCAATCCACCTCCTTTGAATTTTGAGAAAATTTCATCTTTCTCAGTTACATCAAAATCAATCCAGGAGTTCATGTCTCCGCCTACCATCACTTCATTGAACGCTTGGAATATTTCAGAGACTTGAATTTCTTTGGTTTCATTCACTGAAGCCATATCTCTAACTTCTTTAGAATATGTAACTTCTACCTTAATAGACTTAAACTCTACTATTGTTGAATCTTCTATTTCAAATTCTTTTCTTGGACTATTCATTAGAAACCCAACAGTACCAGCATTAATTCCATAGAATGGTTTTTGAAAATGTCTATAGAGATTAATCGCCCTTAGAAGTGTCCCATCACCGCCTTTAGCCACGACAACATTTTCATATAACCTAATATATTTATTTTCGTCGTACCTATCTTTTATTTCTTCTAGTAATTCTCCAAAATTAGAAAACATTATCTACCTTCCGAGTTCATTTTACAATATTCTTTTAAAGCTCTAGACAGACTAGGAAATGTAGTATTGTCCTTCATATACAATTTCACCGAGTCTTGTTTAGTAGAAATGAATAATTTTTCTATAAAGTCTTGATATGAGTAGTTTCTATGAAGAGAGTCATGTACTACTTCTTTATTTTCATCATCAAGTATAGCGAACCCATCACGAGTAAGAATGTATGAAAACTTCTCTGGGAAGCAGTTGTCAAATTCTTCTTTTGACATAAAAACCCCTTTTTATAAATTTACGAATCATGAATGATACCATTTTACATAATCTGATCTTGTTCTCAAAGTGAGTTCTTGGAGTTCAATTTTTTCTACGAGACCATGCTCATCATAGTACATGTCTGTTTCTTCATTGTACGTCAATTTTCCTGGAATGGGGGTTTTGGAAGCATTCATCATTTCACAAATTACACACCCACCAGTTTCTCCATTTCTGAATTTCACTAGAGGAAGATCATCATTACCGCAAATTTCACACAATTCATTTTGTAACACGATTTCTCCTTAAATTAATTCCCGAGGTTTCAAGCCTTTTTAAAACAGACTTTTCACTAGATTGTTTATATAATTCTTTCTTTTTCATTCATTATTTTCAAGCCAATCTTTATATTCTTTTCTTGATTTGAAGCTGTTTTCTCCTACTTTGAAAGTAAATAGGTTGTCACTTTCATCATAGTAACAATCATCATTAGAATTATAAGTGATGTAACCACCAAAAACTTCTTTCATACCAGAAGGTTCTGCTCCAGCACAAGCACAAGCAAGGCAATAATTGAAAGTTCCACCACCGAGAGAACTTGACATCACCAAACATTCTATGTCATTTTTACCGCAGATTTCACATCTTCTATTATTGGTTTCTACCATCTTTGTTCCTATTACAATATTCCAATAGTGCTTCTGTCAATTCTCCAGGATTGTTCTTTATATTCCAAAGTACATCTTCTTGATAGCTCTTTATAAATGTTTCCGTTTCTTCGAATGAAATCTCAAAGTCCCCAATGGAATTCACTAAGATTTCTTTCCTTTCTTCGTCTAAGACCATAAATCCGTCTAAGAAAAGTATGTAAGACAAAGATTTTGGAAAACATTTTTTCAATTCGATATCGAATCTAGTTTTCATCTTTCAACTCCACCATTTCTGGGTAAATGTATAGATCATTTATATACTCATTACTACTTTCAATGTAAATATCACCGTCTATATCTACAAAAGCAATACTCATCTCTGGTTTGTGTTTCTCTACGAAATCGAAATAATCCGCAAAGGAAGCAGTAACGGCTCCTGCATTTTCTCTCTCTCTCTTCAGTAATTCTTTTATCGATTTCAAATGCGTTGTCTTTCAATACAATTTCTTTTCCGATATTTCTTGTTGCTTTTTCTGAAGTCATTTTAGTCCTTTCTTTTTAACTTCTATATTATAGCTAAAATAGTCTTAAAAACAAATTAAATGAATTTATCGAATTCAGGAAAATTAATTGGTCCTACTATAATCCATTTTTTAAATGCATCGGCATCTTTTGAGTTAGCCCATATTCTATTACCTAAATATTTCGTGGTTGGAGTTTCAGTCCCAAATGCTTGTTCGATAGAAGCATCAAATGTATCATCTTTTGGGCAACAAAAATAGTATCTTCCTGGTTCTATTTCTTCTGGCGTAGTAATCCTTTTCATTTTCTTTCCTCGCAATTTTGTGGTTTTAAAGTTTTAGGATTGATATAGACTGATAATCTTCTTTTCCCGTAAAGGTAAACCACATTTTCAATGCAAATCTTTCTATACCAAAAACCTTGATGTGGTCGTTCAATACTTCTTGTTTTAGAAAAATCCTCATTACTTTCTGTGAGTTCGCACCCACTAAAACTCAAAGAAATAATGATCCCTATCATAGCCATTGAAATCTTTTTCATTTTTTATTCCTTTGGTGTTTTCCGCAAGAACACCAACCTTTTTCAATTAGTGCCCAAAAATTTCTACCGTCCATCAAGTGTTTAAATTCACAAAAGTCACTTCTGATATCTCTGGCATTAGCATCAATGTGTATATCACTTCTATCAACAAATTCAACTTCTTTCATCTTAAATCCATTATAATCAAATATTATAGTATAGAACTCATTAAAGTATTCTCGTTCATTACAGTAGAAATAGTCATATCTATCTTCTTCTTTATTGTAATAGTAAAGAGTAACCTCATCCAAAGTATTAGCTATTTTAAGTACTGAGTCTTCTATTTCTTTGAACCAAATGTCCCAATCTTCATTATCGTGAGAATGTACGAAGAAACACTCACTTGGATAAACTTGCCTTATAAGTTCAATTCTTTCGTTAAAGCTTAGAGGGTTCTTTTCTGGACATTCACCATTGTCATCTCCAAGTACAACAATAGGTACTTTCCCATCAAGAAGAATCTCATTAATGATGTGTTGGTGACCAAAGTGGAATGGTTGAAACCTTCCTATAACCATTCCGTATTCTACATTTCTCGGTTTTACCTCTGATGTTACGGCAAATTCAAGGTAATTCATTTCATACTTCGGATACATATTTTGAAGAGAAGAATACAACACGCTTTCATCTACATTCCCGTGAAGTTCTTTCAGTACCCTGAAATCATTCCTAATTTTGTTTATTGTATAAGTAGTCATTGTCTCTTCCCTTTCAGAGATGCCTTATCTTGACATCTCTCTTACTGCTGTAAGTGTAGTAAGTTTCACTTCCCCATTTTCATAGATTGTTTCTAGGCAATCTTGAATTACTCTATCATCGACTTTCAAGTATCTATCATCAGTGAAATATTCATCAGTTTCTTTGTTGTACCAAAGTGTCAGTTCACCTTTTTTAGACTTTTTGTTCGGGGCGGTAATAGGGTCTTTGAACACATCTCTTTGTACAAGGTATGGCTCCCAGACACTATTTCCTTCACCGTCTTCGATAGGACTTCCTTCATCTACGATAATACTTGAACATTTAAGAGCCCAACCTTGGGTGTCTCTATTATGAGATTGCATCAACCAACCACCAGAACCAAAGGCGATATTAGAAGAAGCGTAACCTCTTTCTTTAAGAACTTCAAGCATTTCTTTGATAGTTTCTTCATTAATACCATCACCCCAGATAATTCCGTACTTAGTAAACTCTTTATAACCTTTAGAATTAATTGTGAATTTAACTTCATTCTTTTCCATAATATCAAGAGTTTTATTAATCACTTCTACTGGATTTCCTGAGTCTGGTCGAATAACAAACTTAGGGTACTCTTCACTTTCAATCTTTTCTTTGAACTCACCTGATGTTACAGCATCAACCGTTTTAAAGTAATTGTAAGAATCACAAACTGCTGCTACAATAACTGAAGTTTTGTTGACTTCAATGTGGTTCATAATTATCTTGAGTTCATTTTCTTTAAGCCAAGATGTAGTCGTACTGTGCTCCGTAGCAGGGATTGAGTACCCAGCGTCTTCTTCATCATAGAATTCAAATGCGTATCTAAGAGAATTGAAGTTATCAGTTCCCATAAACTGTGTTAGATGAGCTACACCACCAATCCCTGCTGATTCCACTGAACTCGAACCTCTGTCTCCGAAGTTGTGGAACTGGAACTGTACGTCAAATACATCATCTGATGAAGTTTCCTTCCAGTACTTTTCAAGAAGTTCTCTGATATAGTAGCTTCTTGTGGCAATATTTGATGTGTACCAAACCTTAAGGAAAAGAGTTTCAAGGAAACCTGCTACCCAAGGAACTTTCTCATCTGTTGATTCAATGCTGAATAGAATATTTCCAGTAGGAATTACAGAACCTTCTTTAACAGCTCTGATTTTTACTGGAATATACCCGTTGTATTCATTTACAATATACTCCCAACCTTCTTTATTGAAAGGGATACCGTGCCCAGAAGCAAATTTTTCTGCTTGGTTTACATCATCCATTGTTACTGGATTCATAAGGTACTTCAAGATAAAGTACTGAATTCCAAAGAAAACCGTTTTTGGATATACTTTACCGCTTCTTGCTTCTGCGTACACAAACATTTGCTTCATATTTTCTGGGTATTGTTTCCAGTGACTGTATTTGTAAGAGTCACTCAACATAATTACATTTTCTTTCATTTTATTCCCTTTTATTGATTTCTAATGATGAGTCTATTCTCATCACACAAACTTAAACTATTAGATTTCCTTATTAACCTTTTTATGTATTCAGCGGTACTTATAGGTTTCACATCAATAATCTTTACTATATCATTATAGAACTTCATCTTTAAGATTTCTCTTTGTACTAATTCCAAACAATTTGAAGACGATATGGTATAATGGTCAACTGAAATTTCAACATTTAACCCAAACATTTTTGTGAATATAATGTAGTTCGGAATATCCTGGCCATTCCGATTATTCGGTTGAGCAAATGTAAAAGAAACCACACTCATAAAAACTAAAAAGGAATTTATAGTACTTCATTTTGTACCTCTTGAATACTTTTTAAGTTTATCGGGTAATCCTTCAACGACTGAACTCCTCTTTCCGTGATGGAGTATTCTTTTGTGTCATAGTTGAGTTCTATAAGCCCTGATTCTCTATAAATCTGCATATTGTCGGAATAATAACCTCGAAGTTCTTTCCTATTTCCTTTTTTACCAAGTACTTTAGTGACTATTTCATATTTTGAACTTGGTCCGTGTTTATGTAAATAGTCTAAAATTTTTATTAGTTTAGTTGGTTTGCCATTGATAGTTCTTGAAGCCGTTGCTTTAGCTCTTCTCATTCTATAATACATCTGTGTCCTTTCTAAGTTTATATGATATGATAGCTAATTTTAGCTTAAAAGTGAATTAATTCCTATAATTAATTTTTAAAGTAATTCTTCAAGGTCACTTTCATCTAAGGAGAATATCCTACTTAAGAAGCCTCTTTTTCTCTCATCTAGTTTTAGGTTAGTAAGGTCTTCTTGACTTTCTTTTGAGAATTCTATGTATAAGTATTCCTTATCAGTAGATATAATATCTTCTACTTTTACTTTATATCTTTTTGCGCTTTCATCTTCAGAAACTTCCAACTCATAACTTACTGGAACTTCTCCAACACCATTATAGATGTCTTCTAATCTTTGTTTAGCTTCTTGCGGGACTTCTATTCCAACAATTTCACAAGAAGATTTGATGTTCTCAAGTACTTTCAATTCTTCTAAGAAATTCTTCCCGCAATAAATTCTAGTTTGTAGTGCCAACTGAACTCCTTACTCATATTTGTTGTATTTTACTCTTAGTTTACTATTCTATACTTTAAGACAACTTAAATTTTTACTCTACTGTCACAACTACATTATCTTTCACCACTATTCTATGGTTATCCCCAATTCCATATTTCCCATTGTTTATAATCTTTGCTGCCCCTAGATATTCTGGTAGCATTTTCTTATGTATCTCAGATATATCAATCCCAAGCACTCTTTCTATATATCTTAATGTAGCGTGTTCGCTTATGATAAGTTCTTTTGAAGTGTGTTTAAGTTTTTCGATTTCTTTCTTTAAGGAATCATTCCTTTTTCTTTCTTCTTTTAAAGATTTCCTGACTTCTTGAATTTGAGATTCGAAATTTGAGATTTTAGCGTTGGATTCAGCTAATCGTGTTTCTAATGATTTGAGAGTTGTGTGTTTTGCTTTGTTGTTCATAGTAAATCCTTTTGATGAATTATACTATAAACAAACTTAAATGTTTCTTATTTTCTAATGTCTTCTTTGGAGAATATCATATATAGAATTATCATTATTAAGATTACTACCACACCGCTGTCTTGAGAAGCGTGTGCTATTTGAGTCGTGTTGTTTACGTCAGGTTTACCCATTATATTTCCTTAAGATAATTTTAAAATCCCATTATCATTCCAAAGTGCTCCAGAAATACCAGGATTAAAATCAGGAACAAAAAACCTTTGTTTTTCTTTAAAATCTTTTACTGTAAGTACTTGATTGTCTTTTGTTGGAGAATATCCTTCTGGTAATTCGTCATATTGCTTAATTCCTCCTATATTCTCTAATGATGTTTCAATCGGAATGAGGTCTTCATTTATTGAAACATCTTCATTGTCTTCAGAAGAGTAATCTTGTGCCATATCGTTTGAGTATTTACCAAGATAAGGAAAATCGTTTTTATTATGGTAATTGAGTTCTAAAGAATCATATACTTCTATCCTAGAAGCTCCGTCAAATAATGAAAATACGTCTCCTTGCTTAAAGAAAAGCTTACTTTGTGGATAGAAAACGATGTATCTCATAGCATCTGGTTCTTGTTCAGACGGGAAATCTTTAACAGAATAAACTATTTGTTCTATGTCTATGAGTTCTTTATCTAACCAAATTATTTCATTATTTATGAAAATTCCTATCTCTTTAGTATCGGTGGAAATGACTATTTCTCCTTCTTTCAGAATTTCATTTTCTAAAGTAGTTTTAAATCCAGTCTTTAATATAATCCCAGTATTCATCTATCTCTCCTTATTCATCACAACAATAATCACAAACTCTACTTGTATCAGCTCCACTAGGGATATTCAAGTAATTCAATGGACACTCAGGTAGTTTGTGGCAATAACCCCAAGCACCATAAAAGTTAGTCCCTGAACTAACATCAAGTTGAGGGAATGAGGTTAATGATGTACAATTATACCAAGCCCAACTAAAGTCAGTTATCTTACTTTCATCTTCAGCACTCACTACAAATTCTGTCATATTAGTACAATAATAGAACAAAAGACGATAACTTGATCTATTCCCGTATCTTATAATCTCACCTTTGGTTACTTTATCTCGATTACTTGTTGGATAAACACTATCATTCGTAATAACATCTATGTACCCGTTAGTCACTGGTCTAGTAATACCATCACTCCTCCAACCAAGTTCTTCAGTGGTGTAGTATCTCATTACACCTTCACATTTCTGAATTCTCAAAGTTCCATTGTCATTCCAGATGGCTCCGCACTCTTCAGGTTCTTCTGTTGGTGGAAAATAATAAATAGATTTAGAAGTTCCCAAAGTCACTAAGTTGTTTTCATCTCCACCAATATAATCTTCATCCATTTCTCCATTTTCAAGAAGCATCCCGTTTTCATTCTTCATGAAATTAGAGTATTGATTCAAATATTCTTTAGGAATAATAGATTCATCACCAATGTTTTTCCAGTCACCTTGAAGAACACTGTCGTACGCATCTTTGTTTAATTTCACACCACCGCTTCTAGTGATGTACCCATCGTAGTTCACTTTTGGTTCAAAGTAGTCAAATATTTTAGATTTTTGATATGTGTTAAGATTAGACATAGGTCTAAAAACCCAACCATTATTGGTCTTGTAGAATTCAGAGTACGCATAGTCACCAGATTCTTTAGTACAAATCCATAAATCTCCTGGTTCTCCATCTAGAGAAGTAGGTACATTTGGGCTTACAATAACTCTTTCATCGACCCAATCTGGTTTCAAAAGCGGAAATGTAGCTAATCTATTTCCGTGATAAGTGTGTAGTGAGAGTTCATCAGGATTAAGGATAATTTCCCCAATAGGGATATTAGTAGGTATATCTGATGATTTATAGAGGATAATTCCTGTTTCCATTTAAACTACCTTTTTGAATATTTAATGGTCATTCAGTGTCTAGATAGTTTAAATGTATTGGGAGTTTTTATTCTTCGTTAATAATTCTTAATGCTTCTTCTTGTGACAAACCATCTTCAGTCAATGCAGCAAATCTAAGAGATTTGAAGATATCAACGACTACATCGTCATTTGTCATTTCTACGTCTTCTGGAAGACTACTAATCACTTCTTTTGCTACAGTAAGGACTCCAACTGTGATTTCAGCCAATGCTTGGGTTAAGTTTTCTGAGTCGATTTCTACGGAACTTCCTTCAATTTTAATCATAATTCCTCCTAATCTTTTAGTGAAGCGAATACAATTTTCGCAGCAATCCAAATTGATTTCCAATCATTGTTATCCATCAATTCTTCATCATTCAACCAAATAACTTTATTGTGGTAAAATTCGTCTGGGTCTTTCAAATCTTGAGCTTCATTTTTAATATCAGCTTCAGTTTTTCCTGGTGTTTTATCAGTTACATCAACCAAGAACCCAACACAAGATTGATTCATTTGAGTAGAAACCAAAGTTGCGCCAACACATACGACATTTTCATCATCTACTTCATACCCAGCTTCTTCCTTAACTTCAATAATACAAATTTCTTCCGGAGATTTATCCATATCGATACTACCACCGAATGCAGTGAGCATCATGGCTTTGTCTTCAAATAGCTCATCCATTGGAGGTTTAGATTCGAAGATTAGCCCCCATCTATCTTTTCTATTTGCATCAAAGAGGATAAACGCAATAGAATCTCTACCTCCTCTTTCAGCATAGTAGTAATGTCCCCTAGCTTTCTTTACTGTCATGAACGGGTTTCCGTCTGGTGTAGTTTCTTCTGAAGCCCAGACAACTTCTGGTGTGTAATCATTATTTTCCATTATGGTTCCTTTAAAAATTTCTTAGTGAGTTTCCCAGAATACTCATCTTGTTTAAGTGCTTCTGGATAATTCTGCATTACTTCTGTGTAAGAAGAGTATTTTTCTTCAGTGATTCCGTACTTTTTAATCCCATCTTCGTCAAAATAAGGGTACACCCACTGATATTCTGGTTCTGAAGTGAAGGAATATTCTAGATGGGACGCATTATAAAAGAAATCATAATCTTCCACAAGAATTTTTTCTTCTCCTACGATAACCCATACATTTTCTCCTTCTAAATATGCAATCTTAAACTCACATAATCTATCATTTGAATTTATGATGATATCATATGTACAAAAACCACATTGCTTTTCAACCCAACTTCCTGAATCTAGAACTATCAGGCTACATTGTCTTCCACCATCAATCCAATTTTGGTATTCAAGCTTTAGGTGCGCTTTTAGATATTCATGAGTTTTCATTTCTTGTTCTCGAATTCTTTGATTATTTCATTGGTTGTATTAGCGTCAGAAATTACAACAATTCCTTTCCTCACTTCCATAACAGTATCGAAAGTGTCAGTCTTTACTGTCATGCTTTCTCCGTTTTGGTATGTAATTATGACTAAAGTGATTACAGTCACTAAAGCAAGAAAAATTAAATCCAAAAGCACACTCATAAATTTCATATTATCTCCTATTTTCAATTATTTGGTAGTTCCCGCAAAATGTGTAGCGTCTATTATTTTTAGTATTTTCATCATAAAATGTCACACAATTCCCATTTATTGAGAAATCATTAGTGAATTTCCAAGAACCTTCCGTAGTGATTGAATATCTATATAACTTTCTCTTATCTTCAGCACATCCGCTCACGAAGATACTGAAAATTATCATGAAAGTAAATGCCAAGTTTCGCTTAAAATAGATCATATTGAACGTCCTCAACAATGGATTTCACTTCATCTTCTCCAAACTCTTCAATCATATCTTCTATGTGTACTTTCAGCTTCTTAGTCATTTTCGATTTCTTTTCAACTTCTACTCTTTCTCTAAGAAGCTTAATTGCATGCCCAATTTCTTGTTCATCATTGAACTTACCATCTACTTCATATTCATTGTCCATTTCTGAATAGTCAGTATAAACACCTAACTTAAGCGTACCGTCTTTTCTTAAATAGATCGTTGGGTCTTGTCCTAACACAACATAATATGAGTACTCGTAACTACGTGGTGGAGTATCAATTACTAAAGTATATTGGCCAACTACAATTTCTCTTCGCTTACTTTCTTGTAGTTCTCCTGAAATACCATGAATTTCATTTATATTTATCCTTTAATCTCTTCTTTCATATAAACACCATCTACATCCTTGATGAACCAAGACTCGTTATCATTAGACACGATATATTTTGTATATTCACTATCGTGTACTTTAGCAGCATAGTAATCTTTACCTTTCATCACCGAAGGTTGTTCTTTGAAAAGTTCTTCAAGAAAAGATGCTAACTTTCTTTCTTCAGATTGCTTCAAATCTCCTTTAGAACCTTTCTTATACTGAGGAATTCCTCCATTTACCATCACTCCACCATCATCAAGGAGCTTATATCTGTAATTTCCGTGAAATTCGTCTTTTATACTCAAACCCCACCCAGTATATCTTGAATCATCTAAATTATACTTTTTAGCGTCAAGAGCACTACTTCTTACCAGTTGAGCCATCTTGAACTCAGGATCATGACCAATATTTCTAGAAAAATCATCATTAAAATCCAATAGCCATTCAAGCGTTGCTTCTGGATATCCGTCGAAGTGTTTATAAAGTTCTAGATCTAAATCTGATACTCTAATTACTGCTGATGTTCCCATTTCATTCCTTTCTTTTTAACTTCTATATTATAACTGAAATTATCTTAAAGACTGCTTAAATTTTATATTCACTACAACTTTCTGACATATTCATAGTTTCTTTCTTCTTATAGCAAAATACAGTAGAAGGACTCATGTCTTCAGCAAACTTACAAGTACTGCAAGAATTTAAGTTTTTGAAAATGAATCTTTTCAAAAACTCTTCATAATTCATAAATTCACATCCCTTATATGAATAAGTTGGGTATGTCCACATATAACACCAATTATAAGCGTCATCATTATCGAAAACAGTATATTTTGGTAACTTAAGAATCCCTGCATTTACTCTTCTATGGCTATCTACCAAAGTATTTTCTGCATCCTCCTCACTTAATTTTCTCATTTCAGTGCCACCATAACAAATTTTCATGACTAATTTAATTTTACCCGCTGTATCACAACCAGTAACTGCCAATCCTCTAATATTAGAATTATTTCCATGATCATAGAATTCAGTTACAAATTCCTCAAAAGTGATCTCTCTACAATTTTCTAAATTATAAGGGAAACTCCAGAAACCGTATCCTTCTCCATTATCAAAAAGAATGTATTCTGATGGTCTCATGATAGAATTTTGATCTTCAAGCATCTTCTCTGAGAACATTTCGTGTATTTCCATTCTAAGAACTTTCATTACAAATTCATATTTGTATCTATCATCTATGCCTTTGATAGCAAGATTTCTTTTAGACATATCTTCTTCAACCATACCGGAGTAAATCACAAACTCCTTTCCATCTTTCATTTTCACCCAATAAAAATCATTATCTAAAGAAAATGGGGAGACACAAAACTCTTCTCCTTTATACTTTTCAATAAGTTTAATTGGTAAAGTTGTGATAAAATCACCAGAATTGGTTCTGTCTTTGACCATTTTTCTTTGTATTTCTTCAGCGTTCTTTTTAATATAAATGCCTTATTGTAATCAACTTTCAAGATATTTACCCTCCACTATATTTTCAACTTCTTTAAAATCAGCTTTATTAACAGTCACAACAGCGATTCTTGTTCTGGGTACCAATTCATTATATCTAAAAGTTTCTCCGTTCTTTTGGAACCGCCCTTCAGATTGAACAAGTACTTCTTCTCTCTTCACAAACCTACCGAATTTTTCTCCTGGAGTTGTTTCAGAGAACCAATCCTTACCAGTTTTATTTTTGCAATGTTCAATCTGTTCTTGAGATGTTTTATTTTGCAGTTCTTTATGAGAACAATAAGTCTGGGCAAAAACATTTTTTGAATTCTTTTCGGGATCTCTTACTCTCCACAAAAATGAATTTACAACTTCACTCTCATCCTCAACTCCATAAACTCTAGCATCAAAATAAGCTAAGTTGAGTTTGTGTCTAAACTTCTCCGTGAGTCCTTGAGCTTCAAGAACTTCTTTTAGTCCTTCATTGAACTTCACGGAACAGTACGCAGCAAAAAGTGAAGCAATCTTTTGAACCCTACCATTATAAATATGTTGGTAGTCCTTACGAAGTTCCTTCTCAAACCCAGTTTCCTCTTTCAACTCAACTTTCCTTAGCTGAGTAAGAGAAGGGATATAAAGTGTGATCTCGTCACTCTGAGTGTAACCAGTGTAAGCGTTGAATTCCTCCACTAACTTCACCGTACAATAATTCATAGCAGCAATAAGCACTCTATCAAAAGGCTTTCAAATCCCTTAGTGAATTTTGAAATCCATGACCGTCTAACCTAACGATGATATGGTTATCTACAGGAACTCTTTTTTCGTATTGTGCTTCATATCCCTTTAATCTATCACCAAGAGCTGGGCTTGTATCTTTCATTTCCATTCCTTATATTTCATAGTATTGTATTTCCATAGATAGAAAAATTTATTGTATCTTTTCTTTAAAACATCAATCTTAACAAAAAGCCATACCAACCACCTAAATGAACCAAGAAGAACTCCGAAGTAAAATACCACCAAAACACTACCAATTAAAGTAGTAATCATAATTTTTGGAATTTCATACAATTCACTGAACTTACCATAAATAAATTCATATGGTTCTCCTGAGAGAACTCCATCTGGATTTAAAAACTCATAATCTAAAGCCGACCAGTCGTGTTCACTAAAATCTAAAAGCGCAATTAACCCGTTCATAAATCCTGTGATAAGAGATACAAAGAACACTCCTTCCAATATGATAAGTAAGAACTCAAATTCTTCATTCATTTTTATTTCCTTTCTGTGTAATTCTCAAATATATTTCCAACAACTTTCACGTCTTTAAGAATATCATAAGCTTCATCTCCGAAAATACTTTCGTAAATTCCTATAAATTTACCTTTCATAAAACCTACTCTAAGAATCATTCCGTTGCTGTATTCTATGATGTCTCCTTCATAGATTTCCTTTCCAGAGTAATCTTTCATTCCAGTGTATTGACAAATTTCAACTTTGTCAGAACTCCTTTTAACCAATCCACTATCTATTTGGAATTCAACAAATACTGTCCTAAAATGAATGGTGACAACTTCATAAATTTTATTCGTTAGTCTATCATAGACTCTGAATTTTAGTTCTTTCATTATATTCCTTTCATGTAAATAGTTGAAACAAGGTCATCTACGATGTTTTCAAATGTTTCATCTTCAATTTCATCTACAGTACTTCCAAGATAAGATTTGTTCAGAGTTTCAATGGTCCAATCATTTACAGCATCGTGAAATACTACCTTACCGTCTTCTTTAATGATGTATTCAGTTGGACTGAACTCGATGATTTCTTTATCTTGAAGAAATTCTATTACGTCTTTTCTAGTGACTTCAACGCCCTTTCTTTGTAGTTCTGAGTATGTCATTTTAAGCCTTTCTTTTTAACTGTTATATTATAGCTAAAGTTAGCTTAAAGACAAATTAATTTACCTTAAAATAATCCTTTATTTTATCAAACTCCACGAACTCGTAATTGTGTTTTTCGGGACATACATCAAAATATCTATCATCGTAAAGGAATTTCTTGTGAAGATGACCGTGGATTACCCCGTGCCTGTTCCTAATTTCAGAAGGGTGAATAGGGCAATGTGAAACCCAGAAGTTCTTATAGGAGTAAAATGGTAGTTGGATTTCAATTTTTGAATTTTGTTCTTTATTGAGTTGAACCTCATCATAGAGTTTTAAGCTATCGTGATTTCCCATAATAACTTTTATTCTACACTTCACATTCCTAAGCCTTTTGATGTACTCATCGTACCTTGGGTTCTCAAAGATGAAGTCACCAAGTACATGAAGAATATCTCTTTTTCCAAGCGACTCAATTTTTTGAATCCAGTATTCATCGTGTTCTTCAGGTGATTTGAAGTTGTTTCTGTACTTAGTAATGACTTTATGTCCTATATGAAGGTCAGATGTAAATAAATTCATTTTCTTTGTAGTTCCTGTTTTAGTAATTGAAAAGCTTCATCAATATCTTAGATATACACTTCATTTATATGCTCTTCATTCTCAATATACTTATATATCTTCATATGAATTATGAATTTTATATAGACGGATAACTCATAGCGATAGTTATATAACCATCATTGAATTCAAGTTTATTCAACTTTCTCCTATGTTTAATATACCATATTCCTTTTGTATTTTGTGTAATGAATGTGTCAATTAAAATTTCTTGTTTAAAGTTCATTAGCAAATTCTACCACTATGCGTATCACTACCAGATATCTCAATTTTGAACTCAACCTCTTCTGGCTCGAAGTCGAGAAATCACCATAGCTGTCCATGCCGTTTCCTGTTGTGATAACTTTTCCATCATCCATCGTGACCTCGATTGTGTAGTTGTGTCCATCAAAACTTATCTCAGTCGTTTCGCCTTCATTTGGCGGGATAAACGATGTTGTGTATCCACGAAATTCTGCGATCATGCTACACATCCACCATCATTATCAATAATTTCTCCATTTATTTTACTTATCAATTCTCCAGCTTTCTCAAGTTTAGCTTTTGCACCAGACTTATCAAAATCTTCCTCTACATAATTATGTCGCGCACAAAAATTTGATGTTTCACCATTATATCCATAATATGTTAGTCTACAATCGTTATAATATAATAAAAAATTTCCACTATACCCAATCTCTTCTGCAACAACGCCAGTTTCAGCGTATAGTTTTTTTCTTGACATATGCTGTGTATTCTACGGATTGATGAACAGCATTAATAAACTTCTCTTTTCTTGTCATTGGTTATCCTTTAGTAGTTTATAGATTGTGTCTATACTTCTCTTTAGTAACTGATACCGATTTTCCAGTTCCGTTACATCTTCCTTAATACTTGAATTAAGAATTTTCTTATCCAATTCTCGTTTTTCTTCGATAATATCTTTTGCTTTGAGTTCAAGTACATCCAGTAATTCTTTTGAAACTCCTGAAATTCCCATAAATAAAATGCCGTGGTACTCAATGAATGCTGAGTATTCTACATTTACATCTTCCTCTACACTTCTTGAATTTTCATTATAAACTAGACCTTTACAAGTAGCTTCCTCTTTAATAGAATCCCAGTCTGTTAGCGACATACCATTCATTGTGTTTATGTCTGTCAGATGGTCCAATGTGATAGTTATAAGATCTTTATGTTCTGATATAAATTTTAAAGTAATCATTGATTATCCTTGTCAATCGTTCCGTCATTTTGAACCGCCCAACTAGCAGGTTCCATTTCCAACCCATCGTAGATTTCCCAATCTTCTGGTTCTACGAAAGTATAACACAAATTCATTTCTCCATCTTCTTTTAGATAAACTCTTACTCCATTTTTACTTATCAGTTTCTTACCATCCAAAAGTGCTTCATGTCAATCTCTTTGCGTTTCATCATTTATCCTTTTCTGTGAAGTTTTCTTCGATAAAATCAACTACTTTTGATAGACCTTCTTTACCCATATGAAGACTGACTGTATATTCTTCCATAATGTTTAGGATTTTTCGTAAATCTCTTTATTTTTAACAGACACCATTTCTTTTCTTTTTCACCAACTTCAATTTTCGTTTTAATCCTTTCTTTAACTTCTATATTATAGCTAAAGCAACCTTAAATCAAAATAAAATTATCTTCCATTTTTTAAATCGGTTACTATTTCATCCAGATACTTAAACATACTAGAACCACTACTGAATTTCATAATAGAAAGTGTTGCTTTAGCAGTCACATTGGGGATTTTTTGTAATCTTTCATCAAAAGAATCTATGTAACTTCCCCTTTTTAGAATAGCGAACTCATCACCACCAATCCTGAATAGATTAGAATCCTCAAAAAGAGATTTGATACTAAGAGAAACATCAATAATCATTTCATCACCAGCATCATAGCCTTTTGTTCTGTTGATATCATGTAGTCCATTAATATCAATAATCGCTAAGATGAAGTGGTGATTGAAAGTTTCGTACTCATACCAAAATTCAGATAACCTTTCTTGAAAGTCTGCTCTACCCATGAAATTTGTTAAGTAGTCGTACTTATATTTTCTTATAGTAGAATCCTTCTCATGAATTTCTTTTTCAAGTCTTTCTATTCTTATTTTGAGTTTTTGAATTTCTATATCATTTGGATTGTTTAATTCTTTATTCATTTTCTAATTCCTTGGTATATAAGGTTTCTACACATCCATTGGGCTGTCAAGTTTATACCTAACAATACTAATTGTCCCCGAATCAAGAGAAGTGTTATGAGTTTTATTGAACATTTCCTTTGCCTTCTCTAATGAGCTAAAAACACCTAAAATATCTTGGAAAGAATCTTATTCATCCATAATGGCTAAGAAAACAAATTTCATTGGAGGTAGTTTCACAAGTATATTCTATCATGACTCACCTTTCATAAAGTAGAATTAAGATATTATTCACTATTTCAATCACTGTCACGAATATGAAAATCGTTGCTAAAGATACTGTTGCCATTACCGCAAGGACACTAACTCCATTTATAAAAGCGTAGACTACTGAAGTTGCTTCTATAATTTGTATGTTCGCTGAGCTAAACCCATAACCAAAAAGGATGAACATACCAATGATAGCGAAGATCAAAAATAAAATCCCCAAATCTTCCAATAAGCATCTCTTATAATTCTTTTTCATAACTACCTCTTATCTTTTATACTTTATGGTACATCTATTGTCGTCGATGAAGTACACAATTTTCAATTCTTCTGTGTTGAAGTGAAATATTCTTTCTTCCTCTATATTTTCTTTAAGAATGGTCATTTTAACCAACACATCAGAAATTATCTCATTTGGTAGTTCTAAAGAAACTAAATCTTCCATGAGTTCTGCTTCATCTTGAATTTCTAGAACTGCTTGTAAACTTTTTATCATTGTGAATCCTTTTTGTTCCTAGATTTACGATAATGGTAGTCATAATGATCGGGGTTATCTAAACTTAAAATTTTAGAATTTTCAAAAGTATACCATTCTGGATTTCTTGCTTTTATATATTCTTCTATACTGTCCCAACCATTTTCTTCCCAAGTACCTATGAAATCTGTTTCATAGTAGTGAGAACTTATTGTAGTTCTCACCCCAACTTTCTCTCCTGATTTAATTCTTTCAATAATTGGTTCGAATTTTATATCTTCTAATTTATCCAATAGCGTACTAATTTCAGCATTTATCGGTTCTTCAAATTTTTTAAGTTTAGTCCTCAGTTCTTCTATTCTTTCTTCAATTTCTTTTTGTTTCATAGTTCTTCCCCTGAATATATTTCTCTATAAGTGATCTCCATTACCCATTCCTTACCATTTTCTCAATTTTATACACCTGTGTGCTATAAGTCTTAATAGGTTTCCCTCTTTTATCACGCATAACGCCATAGTATCTTAGAAGAGCACTTTCCTCTTTGGAAGCCGTATGCTTGAGTTGTTTTCTTTCGTGAGTGTAGATACTAAGAATAAGTGCTGCCGCTTTGATGTTCCCTTCTACTGAAAACAAATCTTGTCTTTTCTTAATACCAATTTCAGCGAGTTCATACTTCCAAATCTCGAAGATAACTCCGCCCAAACCAACAGCAGTCACATGAGCACTCTTATAAGATACCCAATTTTTCTTAGTAGGAACTTTAACATAAACAGGAGCGTGTTTTGCTCCAGGATTTAGACTTGACTCTTTAGCCAAAACGGCAGTCAGTGTTACTGGGTCAATATTAAATTCCTTAGCGTACCTCAACACACTTGAAACGATTTTTCTCTTTGTTCCTTCTGGGGTTGGGTATACATCAACCAATCTTTGTACAACCATTATGTCTTTTATAGCGTTAGAATTAACGCTTTTGGTCGTTCTTTCCCTTTTCTCCTTTTGGCCAATGGTTGGTGTGCCCTCTTCACATTTTTGAATTAAAGCATCCATTTCTTTAATAGAGCCTGAGTGGAAATCTATTTCTTCACAAGCCCCTCCAATTAGTAAACTTGATAAGATAGTCACGATAATAGGAAATTTCATTCTGAGCCTTTCTTTTTAACTGTTATATTATAGCTAAAGTTAGCTTAAAGGAAAATAAAACATCATTCTTTACATTCAACCGTAAAAATTATTTTAGAAGCTTCAATGATGATAATCATATTAACAAAGAAAAGTAGAATACAAACCATTGCAAATAACATTGAACCCATATCAAACATCATAGTGTCAAACCAACCATCTGAATTCTTCCCGAACTCAACCCCTAAAACATTCAAGAGTTTACCAATCACGAATGATGAGCCAAGTACGATAATTCCTATGAGAAACCCGTAGAAAACATCTTTACCAGTTTTAGTTACTTTTATTTTACATTTTGGTGTCATTAGATTCCCTTTCGTAGTCTTCCATTATGATGTACTCAACAAGTAGTTCTTGTTCACCACAAAGCATTACTTGTAGGACTGTAATTGGAATATCGCTATAAGTAGCGTTAAAACCAAACATATTCTTGGCAGCAGGTGAGTTCATGTGGAAACGAATGAATCTACTAAGTGGATGACTCTTTACTAAAGTTCCTCTTACAGAATTAAATTTCATTGAGTTGTGTGTGTTGTTTTGTGTATCAAACATCTAAAAATCCTTTTATTTCAAAACTAAAACCAACTTCTGACAATGCTTCAGCTTGGTTTGTGTATAGAGTACTAATGTACTTTTCAAACTTTCTTAGTGTTTGAATTTTCTCATCATCAATTTTAGTAGTTTGAATGATAAGAATAAGTTTTCCATACTCTTTAATCAAATCATTAATAAACTTCAAAGTGATCTTTTCACTTTTGATGTAATCCCACGCATAGATAATGTTTATGTCATCTATATAACTAGCCCCTAACTCTTTAAGAATACCAATAATCACTCTTTCTTCAAGTACTGTGTCATTTTCAATAAGAAGTATGTTTGATTTTCTCTTTGAAGGATTCAAGAATTGACCAAATAATTTATCTTTGAAATCTGATACTTCTTCCCATTCACCTTCAACATCTGAAAGAAAATCGGTATCACTGTTCCACCCACCCATATCATTGATGTTGATACACTTTCCTTCTGTTAGGTATTGAACTTGTAATATATCTCGTTCATTAAGAAGTTCATCAAGTTTTTCAGTTGCTCCCAACAATGAATAGTTATGAATTTGAGTAAGAGCTTTCAGCAATCCACCTTCTGATGTTTTTGATTTATTGTGGGTAATTGATCTTTCGTCTTCTTTCATGATAAGAGATATAATGGTTCTCAATTCACTTTCGACTAAAGGAGTTCTTTCATGCTTGAAGATGAAGTAGTCATCTAATGTGGTTATCCTATACCAAGGATATTTAGAATGTCTTAGTATCATTTTAGCCCTTTATGGAAATGTTCTCATCAATTTCAATGAGTTGGTCAAGTAGGTCATAATCAATATAGAATAAACCGTCTTCTTCAATTAAGATCGCACCCTTTGAATCAAGGGAACTAATGATACCAGCAATTTGTTTTTCAGTGAAGGTTTCTTTAAAGTCTTTAGGCGAAGCCCAAGAGTAATTGTCGTCTTTCAGATCAGAAACAGAATTAGCCCCGCACTGTTCGTTACTCATTTTGAATTGATGAGCTAAGAATTCGGTTTCTTTTTCAGTGAACCCGAGTTTCTTAAGTGATTCATTGAGAGTTTTCATTTTTAAGCCTTGAACGAAATAGTAACGAACTCAATGAATGCCCAAACATACATAGTCAATCTAGTCAGAGTAATGACAATGGTTGGAAAGTTATTTGTTAGCATAGATTGTGCTGCTTCAATGTTTCCCAATGAAATGGCAAGTTGGAATATCGGGTTATTTTTCTTTTGCTCGTACACATAAGCGTCCCAAATCATTTCAGCAACGAGTAAAACAACAAGTCCAACAAAAGCATAGATATTTTGGGTGTACCAAAATAGTACAAGAGCAGTTACATTTAACGCAGTAGATAGTTTAATTTTCATATTAGTCCTTTCTTTTAACTTCTATATTATAGCTAAAGTTAGCTTAAAGGGAAATAAAACGGGAAAATTAATCAAAAATAAACTTCTAAAATTAATCTCTGCTTTCCAATGAAAAGAAGACCATGATGGCGAACCAAGCGATGGTTCCGTTTATAATTGAAGTCTGAGTTTCAAGCGTGAGGTCGAGAGAACCAGAAGTAATCGAGATTTGGGTTAGTATCCCTTTTACTACAGTGATAGCTCCTAAGATTAGTAGCGTAAGTACAATATATTTTTGTTTCATTTTTAAACCCTTATTTTAATTCTTGTTTTTAGTTCTTTATGATAAATGAAGACTTTTATTTTATCACCTTTACATCAATGATTTCATACCCATCATCGATAAATCTATCAAGGATGTCTGCTCCAGAAAAGTCTTTAAACTTACCTTTGTCCATCCCTTCTTTACTATATCCTTCCCAACTGTCACCTCTATTGGGATTACCAAAATTCCAATGTTCCCATTTAGAACCTTTTTTCACAAACTTGAATCTATTTTCAATGTCAATAAGTTCGAATTCTTTAGCGTTGATAAGATCATCTCTCTTACTCATAACTCTTTTTAAATATTGGTCTTTGATTGTCTCTCTAATCATTTATGTTTCCTTAATCTTTACAGTAAAGCGTAGTTACAGAGATTGTAATAATTATGAATAATAAAGAAATAAAATCACCTAATGAAATCATTTATATTCCTGTATCTATTCATAAAGAACTTCTCTTAGTTGTTTTCCAAGTCTTGGGGATTTCAGTTTAGCCAAAGCCTTCTTTTCAATTACCTCAGCTTGTCTCTTCGTAGTTCCGATAACTTTTGCCACATCATCTGGGTAGAACTTTCCACTTACTCTTTTTATATTTAAAGTTTTTCTCGACTTTTCTTCTAAGTCCATTCTATCTTGGATAATTTTGATTCTTAGAACTAATTTCAACTCTTTTATTTTCATTAGTTTTAGTTCATCTGGTAAGTCAGATTTTTCGACCTTTTCTATTTCTTTCTTTATGTCTTCAGTTGACATATTAATTTGTTCTTTAGTTAGGTATTCATCACCCTTTCTTCTCATTTCATTTCCTATAGAATTAATTTAGTTTGTTTCTTCAATCTATATGGATTAGACGATGACCTATAATATAGGTAACATTAGCTATTCAATAGGTTATCTAGGTACTGGGCCAGAAGTAATTTCGAGTAGATTATTCACCATTTCAATGTATTTAACATCTTTTGTTTGATTGAACATTTCTCCAATTAGAGAAATAAGTTCATTGATTCTTGGTGGGTAGAGAGATTTACCGATAAGTTGGAAAGTGACATTTTCGAACTCTAGTTCTTGTGCCTTCTCTTTATCGATTGGAAATAGAAGCATCTCCGTCGGGGTGTTTTGGTATAAGTTTTTATATAAGTTTAGTACAACGTCCATCATTTAACCTTTATTTTTTAAGATAAGTAATTATAGCTAAAGTAATCTTAAAGTAAGGTTAAATGATGAATTATATTAATAATATGTTAATTTATCTGTTTCTGTATCGTAGACGAAAAAAGTCAAACCACAAGTGTAGTATTCCCTTCCACCAGGAGTGGTTTCTTTATGGGAATTTAAAAATTCTGTCACTTCTTCATCTATAAGAATATCTGAAGTGTCTATTTTTATTTCATCGTAAGACAATCTTTTCTTAACTATTGGCTCTGGTTCAGGTTCTTCGTGTTCACCGTTATCACCGTCCTTTGTCCTTTCGTGAGGTTCTATGACATCTTCATGAGCGTTGATACCCCAGTGTATCAACGCATACATATCTGGGATCATCTTATTGAATTGTTCAGCTAGTATTTCTTGGTTAGTTTCAAATTCAAAACTTGTATCGTATGAATTTTCCATCCCCATCCTTAGCATTTGCATAAAGAAATACGCAGACTGGAAATATTCATTGTTTTGTATTTTTAACCCTATTAACACAAGAATCTCCTTAGATAGTCATTGCAATGCTATCCATGATATCGTCATTGCTCATTAGTTTTTCCTTAATTTCGTTTTCTAGTTCAAGGTCTTCTTTCGGAGTTTTCATTTCTCTTTTAATTTCTTTAATTGCTCCATCGATTTCTTTTACTAATACGCCATTATCTTTTGCTTCTGCTTTAATTTGTTTGATGTCATCTTGAATTGCTTTCATTTCAATTTGGCAACCAATGATTGCCTTCGCATAATCAAAAACATCCATAGTTTCTTCTGCTTTATCAATTTGTTCTACTTCTTCAAAAATGTCCATTATGTTCTCCTTAAATTTCAGTTATTTGGGTGAATAACTCACCAATCTCTAATCTATCATCATCAAAATCATCTTCATTTTCATAATTCCAGAAAATGAATTTACTAATTTCCACTGGTTCGTTTTCTTTATAGGAAGTGACTGAAAAGTTTAAATTAAAAATGATTTTTAGTTCATCGTCTTTAATACTTAATGAAGTCACTGCTTCTCTATTTACTAAGTTTGTATTTTCTTCGTGTTCAGAAATGAAGAAATTCAGTCTAAAGTACGGAATGGATTTTATTTCTTTAAACGCAGATAAAGCGTCTTCTTCAGTCTCATAAGAAAAATAATGATAATCTGGTGTCCACCTACCGAATAAGTGAATATTGTTCATGAAATTGAAAACAATCCTTTTCCTCATTAAATCCAAAGAAATGACTGAAATATTATTAAGGAAAATGAACTTATCAGATTCCTTTTGTTTAATAGTTTTCATTCTCTTTCCTTAGAAGAACTTAACCACAATGAATAGTGCCCATAGTAAAGAAAACACAGTGATGGTGTTTAGTAGAGATTCTTTGCTTGGTTTGTAAACCAAAGCAGAAATGAATGAAGCAGTAGAGTGGATAAGGGTAGTAAAATACAAAAATAGCACTAACCAAATTCCACTTTCTTTTAAGATTTCCACAAGATTCAATCCCTGAAACCAATTTGTTATAAATTCCATTTTAATTCCTTTATATTTGTTATATCTTATAATTAGTAGTTTAAAGAAACCTTAAGGGATTAGTTCCCCTTAAGATTAAGCATATTCTCTTACGAGCCTATCCCAGTCATTCATTCCTGCCTTTTTAATGGCAATCGCAGCGACTACTGCTCTCATAGTAAGTTGTTGCTCTCCAGAAGCAAGTTGCTCTAGAATTTCAACTTTATCGTCTAAACTGATATCAGGTTCAATGTATGGTAAAATCGATCTAATTCTATTTACGATATCTTCTCTTTTTAGCTGAAGGTCCATGAAGAACGATCTAGACTTAATAGCACTTAGGTTAGGGTCTTTGTCGAACTTAGAACCAGGAAGATTTGAGATAAAAATAATTCTTGATGTGAAGTCAAATTTACTTGGAAGTTTAATCTTAGTCCCTACATCTTCAGGTTTATTTATCAATGCATCTTCAAGGTCTGCTAAGTATTTGATTCTTTCTTCGTCACCCATAAGCTCTAAGTTCACTGTTGTTCTACTTGGCCAAGAAACTTGTCTAACTTTATATGTATCAATCGCTGATTTTAAAATGTTCACTGCGTCTTTATCAGAGAATGCTGAGTCAGAGTCATCATAAACAATCACCATATCGTCTCTATTAGCAAATAAGTCCATATACAACCCAAATGGAGAAAGTTTAGCACCCTTTCTATGTCTCCACCTTGCATTTGGACCTTCTGGTGAACCAAGAACTTCTTTCATAGTCTTTTCAACATGAAAGGGGTTTCCTATCCCTGCTTGTCCAACTACTAAAAGCCCATTTGCGCCACCAGTCGCAACGATTTTCGTAAGTTTTTCGATATCGTCGAATACTACTTCTGGGTCAGAATATTTTACTTCTGAAAGTTTCTTTTCAGCTTTAGTGAAAATTTCTTCTGTAGAGTTTTTCTCAGTTTGGTTCTTTGTAACTTTGAAACCTCTGTATTCATCTTCATTCCAAACTCCAGCTTCTTTCATTTTACTGACATATTTAGAGTATGAGTCTACTTCTGGGTCATAATCAACGCCTTTAGAAGTTCCGAATGCAATCATTTTCTTAGGAGGTCTATTGGAAGCACTAATACTTTCATCTATAGACTCATTGATTCCACCACTAAGAATAACTTCTTTAAGTTCTCCAACAACATCAACAATATTCAACCAATCTTCTAGTTTAATAGTTAATGTTGGAGTGTCCCATCTTTTCTTCCCGTCTTTCGGGTCCCAGAAATCAACAATATTGATTTGATATTTAGATTTCTTTGCTTTTTTCAACCAACCAAACCTAATCATTTGACCGTTTTTGTTGATGTATTTAAACCCTTTCCCTTCTCCTAAACCTTTCTTTTTGAAAGATTCTTTACCTAACGAACCGCCTAAAAGTTTAAATTCAGCTCCCAGAGCATTTCCCATTACTACTGCAAGTAAATCTGAAACTTTTTTGAGTTTTGATTCACTGAAAGAAGCTTCATTTAATATTCCTTCATTTAACCCGACTTGTTCGATAATTTTCCTAATTTCCATTAAGATTCTCCTTGAATTTGCTTATACATCTTGTATTTAATCTTAGGTTGTTCAGAAGGCTTTCCGAAAAGTTTCATATTCAAAATTGTTGCTGCGACCTGCTTTCCACCCATTTTCTTAACGATTTTTTGAAATTCTTTAATGATTTGAGGATTATTTCTAACGAATACTTCAGCTTCTTCTTTTCCAGTTCTTCCTGGTTTTCCGACAGCTGACTCTGTAAGTTTCACTTTCATGTCTAACTCCTGTATAGTTTGTACTATTTAAGTCATTTCTTCAATTTTAACTTAAGAATTCCTTTTGAACCAGAGTACACGTTAGAAGCTATGATATACGCAAAACTCTTTCCACAGTTGTTCTTCAGCCATTCGTTAGCGTCCTTTTCTTTAATTTCTCTTGGCCAGATAAAGACTTTGTGTCCCTTTTCCAGTAATTCAAGTGATTTCTCTCTAGAAGTATTGTCTTTGAATTGATTATCGAAACAAAAAATTACGTCTTTTACTTCAGATATCCTTTCTTCATTCAAGTCAGCACCAAGTGCAGCACAAATTCTATCTCTTGGAAGACCTGAACTCAACGCATCAAAGACAGATTCGAATAGGAAAACCGATTTATCTCTATCTATAGAGAACCAATTCCAAACCTTATACCCTGAATTTTCTTCTGGGATATAAGTATAAAATCTCTTATCTTTAATTGCTCTAGCTTGAAATCCATAAACTTTGTTGTCTTTTTCTTTATACCAAAGGGGAATTACGATAGAATCTCGTATAGGTAAGTATTTCTCATCTATTTTAATGTCTTCCTTTGAATAAAAAATCCCTTCTTCATCTATACAACGTCCATTTAGGTACTTCTTTGCTTCTTCTGAACTTTCTGCCTTTATGAATTTTTCTGGGAATTCAAAGGTGCTTACCACTTTCTTCTTATAAGAATAATCTATATCTGGAGAAATGAGTTCGTCTTTATTTTGAAATTTGTTTTTGAGAGAGTTGAAACTCGTTTCTCTTTTTTCCTTTCTGTATTGTTCAAATAGGACAGAATTGACTTCTTTTAGAAATGTGTACATACTTCCAGAGAAACTACAATTGAAACAATGAACGACATCATTTTCATAAGAAGATTTTCTATAAAGATGAAGACGTTTTTGTCTTTCATCTTTCTGAGAGTCTCCGCAAATTATACATTTTGCAGAGATATCATTTTCACTTTCTTTGCCAATGTCTGATCCAACAGCAAATTTGAAATATTTTACATTTATTGGATCTAACACAATTGAACCTTATTCTGAATTTTCCTCTGGTGCATCGTCGTCATTAACACCCATTTCTTCTCTTGCCTCTTGAACTACTTTATCAACAGTTTTAGCGAATTCTAGGAATTTTTCAAGTCCAAGTTCATTGAAAATAGCTTCTACAAGTTCAGAAACCTTTTCATATGTTTTTTCATTTTTTATTGTCAATACAGTAACCAACATCCCGATATCAAAATTCTGAATTTCTAGTAGAAGATTATAGACAGCTTGTCTTAGTTCACTTTCTTGTTCTTCATCAACACCTTCGATTTCTAGTGCGTCAACTACTTCTTTCAAATCTTCTAGTTCGTGGTTAAAAATCAATTTCATCATTATTCCTTTTAAAAATATGCTTTGAATACCCAAATATCCATTCCATTTTCAAATACAGAAGCTTTGCAATTTATTCCAAGTTTTTCACACTCTTCTCTGAACTTCTGTATCACCTCTTTATCTTCAATCACCTTAATTACAATGAAATAATCACTGCCTTGGGGAGAGTATGGGTTAGAATCAATAACTCCAGCATTTTTAAGTGCTTTCTTGAAATTAGAAAGTATCATACCCATTCCTCCAAGCCAGAATTTCTATTTTCCATTTTCTTTGCTTCCACATAAAAGTCAGTGATGTTCATCATCTGTTGTTGAAGACTATGTTTGGTTAAGAATTCCATTATACAATTTGGGTCGTATTTGAATTCTATTTCATTGTATGTCTTGATAATATCTTCCCTAATATCTTCTGGAATTTCACTAAACAACACCAACTTCATATTTCTATGAAAGTTTTGTAAGTATAACTTATTTTCCTTAAGATTTTCTTTAAGGTTTACCAAGAATTTCTTAGCAGTAACTTCCCCAAATGGAGTAGCTTTAAAGATATCCTTTTCATCTTGTACTTCACCCTTTTTGTTTACCTTATAGATGCCAAACTCATCATAAAGTTTCTTTGAAATACTAAGTTCATTAAATTCTTGCGGGTCTGTAATGTGGATTTCTTTACCTTTCAAATAAGAGATAAATTTATCAGTGAACTGAGTACCTCTTTTAATATGTGGAATTCCATCACTTTCGTCACCACAAAGAATATGTACCATTTTCCATTCTTTCAGTTCCTCTGGAGACATTTTAATAAATTGTTTCTTAATAGGATCATAAAGTTCAGCACCGTATTCCAACACTTGCTTAAAGTCTTTATCACTGGAAACTACTATTACTTCAGATACGCCAGAGTATTTCTCTGCCAGTACTCCAATAATATCATCTGCCTCAGCTCTTTCAACTCTAATGACTTTATAAGGGAAACAGTTATCGATAACAGAAATGAATTCTTCATTCTTTTCAAAGAATTCTTCAAAATTCACTTCACTTTTATCTCTATCTTTTTTCCTATGGCTTTTATATCCAGAAAAGAATTCCTTTCTCCAGTTATTCTTATTATCGAGTGCTAATACAATATCTCCATAATCTCCGAACTTTGTAGTGATATGTCTAAGAGATTGGAGCATTAGGTGGTAATACATGGCAATATAGCCCTGAGTGACATATTGCCCATCAACTTTCCTTGGTCTAGCCTGAGAAATCGCAATATACAGATTTCTCATTGATAGGTGGCTTGTATCTACAAGAACCATGAATTATCCTTTAGATTGGCGACTAAAGGTCGTCAATCATTTTTAGGATTTCATCATCGTCCGCAGCAGAAGTGGTTGGTTTGGAAACAGTTTCCTTTGGAGCAGGAGCAGATTCTTTTGACTCTTCCTTAGTAGACTCTACCTGTGCTGGCTCTGCTTCAGACACTTTCCTAGTTTTAGGAGTATATCCACCAGTACTTACTGGTGCTGTCTCACTAGAACTTTCTGATGTAGCTTCTTGACCTCTTGGTCTTTTTGAATATGGTTCAGAAATAATTTTAGATCCAATAGAAATCAAATATGCTTCTTCAGGAGATTTTTCTAGTGTCCAAGCAATTTTCTTCTTAAGTTCTGCGTATGGTTTGTAATAATCTTCTGAAATGAATTCTGTCAGGTCGTGACATTTTTCAAGAACAGCTTCATCCATCTCTTCATCAGTTTCAAATGCTCTAGAAGTTACTGTTTCGATAGAAGTATCATCATAGTTGATAAAACCACCTGCTTTTTTCACTTCTAGAATAATATTCGCACCTTCTTCTGGGTCAAAAAGTTGAATTGGTTTCTTACCAATTTTAAGTTGCTGTTCTGTAGGTTCTAGTGCTGCCTGGAATTTCTCAAACAATTTTACCCCGTATTTCCAATAGAAAATTTTACCATTATTTTCTGGATTAGCTGGGTCGTTTACCACAAGGATATTTGAAATGAATTTCACCGAACGACTGAATGTACTTTGCATTTTCTTAGCTTCTTCAGTACCAACATCACCCAATTCATAGTAAATTTCTGAAACAGGACAATCTAGACCAATACTAGCTGGTGATGGCTCAATGTAATATCTGTATTTGTTAGTTTGTTTATTAAAAATTCTCACTGAGTGTTCAAAGATTCTAACTACTGGAGGAGTATCACCACCCTTTCCTGGTAGTAATCTAATGATAGCAGTACCATTATCATCTTCGTCTCTTTGCAGTTTCCATTCTCTAGGGTCGTTGAAGTCTTCTTTTTTACTATCGACGCCTTTTTGTAGTGTTTGTTTTAGGTTATCCCAATTATATTTTCCCATTTCGTTTCTCCGTTTTTCCCGTAAATTTTCGTTTTATTCAGCTTTCCGTTTTTAAGTTTGTTTTCGTTTATTTCGTCTATGCCATCGTGTTTCCTCCATTATTGAGGTGTGGTTCTATTTAATGCTTCTCTAAAACAGAGAAGCTACACCAACAATGATTTTGATCGGTTCATCATCAACTTCCCACATTGAAACTCCGTTTCCTGTTGAAGGTGATTTTTTAATAGACACTGAGTAATTCTTATCAGGTAGTTTAGAAACATTTTGCATATCAATTTCTACATTAATATCTTCATTAACACTCATTGGGAATTCTGTAACACTTTCGTCAGACATATTCTTGTTTCTATCCAACTTACACACAGTAATGGTACTATCACCATCTACCTTTCCACTAATAAGCATTGTAGTGGCTTTAGTTAGAGAAGCAATTTTCTTCATTCTTCCTAGTTCTTCTGAAGAAATTTCAAACGCAATGACTTCTGGTGTACCTGAGATTTTATCAAGAGCAGTTACTGGTATGTCATACGATTTCATGGTATCTAGGTCTGAAGTCTGGTATCTTTGATGGTATTTCCCAGATTCAATGCTAATCACTGAACCTTCTTGAGAAATTTCAGGGTCTTTATAGAAATCAACAAGAGTCAAAAATTCACTCATATTTTCAAGACCAAATTCTTCAAATTGATCTTCCCCATAATCTTCCATATTGATAAATGCGATTACTGATTTATTTTTCTGTAGTACTGATGTCCAAGGGTATCTTAGAATAGCAGCATTTCCAACGGTTGTCAAGCTTTTTAAGCCTTTTCTAGTTTCTTCGTTAAGCAATTTAATCTCCTTTGTTTGAATTTTACATTATATATCTTAAAACTTAATGTTCACTTAATTATTTTCTAACCCAAGTTCCTTGAGGGAAACCTTAGTTTTTAAAAGTTCAGAAATACCAATTAAACACTTTCTAATCTCCTTTTCAGTTTTTGGTTCATCCTTTAAAGTTTGAACTACATCTTCCATTGTTATTCCAAGATTCCTGAAATACTTTACAGTTTCCAATAAAGATTCCCTATATTCTGGTGGGACATTCCTCTCATCTATTGGGAAATACGAAACTTGGACTCTTCTATAAGTGCTGTTATTGTCCTTTGGGTCTGTCGCTACAAAACTTTCCGCAAACATAGCAAGTCTAGCTAAATCTTGAAGTTCTATATCATACCTTTCAACTAATTTCATAATGATAGCAATGTAGTACCCATTATCAGCTAAGAAGTCAAGATTGTCGAAATAGAAACTTGTAAGTGCTGGTTGAAATGAAATTCCTGGTTTCTTAGGAAAAACATAAGTTTTTGCGAATAGGTATTTTGTTGTATCGAATTTTACCTTAGACCAGAACCCAGCCCCTATTTCATCTTTTAAAACAATTTCCCAAACGGCTTGCTGACACTTATTCTCAAAAAATATAATAGGTCTTTGCATTTTTCTTCTTTTAGTTTCCATTTATCCCTCTTCGATATTCACTTCTAATTCTTTTATCGGGTATCCGTGTTCAAGATATTCATTCAGTCTTTCATAGCTATGTTTCAATACATAATTTTTATTCGTAACTCTTCCAGTTTTTGTTTTTGTACTGAAATCATCAATGAAGTCAAAATACCTCATCATATCCTTTTCTTTATGAAGTCTCATTCCTCTTCCGATTGACTGATTAAGTCTAATACTAGATTTAGTACTGGCGGCACTGAAGAAATTGTGTAACCTCTTAATGTTCAACCCAGTCGAAACTGTCTGGGCACTTCCAATGATAATCCCGTCTTCTACATTTTCCAATAATGCTCTTACTTCATTTCTTGTTTCTCCCTCAATAGAACCTTTAATTAGGTATATATGAAAATCACTAAGAACTCTGATTTTTCTAATGTCATCATCTGAAAAATGTTTAGACAGATTTCGTTTATCTTTATCTGTCAGTTCCGTAAGAACAAAAAGTTCTTCTGTAGAATTTATTTTTTCTTTTGCTTCCAGTACTCTCTTAGGAGTAACCTTTTCAAGGATAATAGGTTCTGGGATATTGAATTTATTTGCGAGTATAAGTTTAAGTAATAAATCACCGTGAGATATAGAGTTATACATAACCATAGAGTTCCCGTATTTTTCTGTGGCTTGAATAACCATCTTAGCTATGAAATTATTCCTTGGGATATGTTCTTCTATAAATTTAGTTTCCTTTTGGTAATTTTTCAAAGCTTTTACTTTTTTCTTATCAGCATCAGAATAGTTCAAGTACACCGTGACAATAGTTACAGGAGTTGCTAACCCTCTTTCAATCAATCCTTGAGGAGTAATGATTTTCTTGGATTTACCTAAAGTGGCTGAAAGCGTGAATCTCCCTTCGTAAGTCTTCGGCAAAGTTCCCGTTAGGCCAATCTTATAAAGACAATTTCTGGATGCGTTCAGAAGCTTAGTGAGTGACTCTCCTGTTGCGAGATGACAATTAGATACATTTAGTCCATTAGCAAAATAATTATGATTATCTTCAACATGGAGATTATAGGTATCACCTTCGTAATGACATGGTTCAATTGAAACTATTTTTGACATATATATTCCTCCATGGACAAAATCATTTTTCCTAATGAATTTTTATACCACCTTTTCAATATAGTTTTATTTTCTTTAGAAAATATAGTAATCTTTAAGCTTGTTTTTGAATAGAATGTGATTTGGAAAAATTCACCAATTTTCTTAAATTCTTCTACTAAAAGAATTAATCGTTCGTTCAATTTTTCTTCTTGTATCCCCATCAATTGACTCCTTCATATTGTAATATTTTTCTTCAATTTTCCAGATATTCTCATAGAACCAATCGTCATCTATGAAAACATATTCATATCCGTGCGTCTCACACCATTGTTTAGCGAATTTCTCCTTTACCTTTACTACTTCGTCGCTCATTTCAGATTTAGGTTTAATTTCATAGAGTATTTTTCCAATTTCATCTTCAAAATCTATTATATATGTATGTGAAACCCCATTATATGAGTACGGGATTCTTGTTTTTTCATACATAAGTGATGGGTTTATCATGAAAAATAAAGCTTCCCAGGAACTCCTGAGAGCAACACCATTCACATAACATCGTGATTTAGAATATGAATTCGTGATACAAGGAGTCCACTCACCGTTAGCTATTTTTGTTTTCATGTATATAGATTGTCTCTCTGCTTTTTCTTGAGGTCTTCTTTATTCATGGTATGATTTGGATTATTTTCAGTTATGTATTTAGAGTGAAGAGCGTTCTCACATTTTTTATTACAAGTTTTCCTATACGCACCATATCCATATAAACTGGAGTCTCTCTTTAATCTTTTTTGACAAAATGCACAGTTTTCGAGTGGGAAAAATAATCTAATATTTCAGTATTAGTCATTTCATAAAATTCAGTATGTTCTAGACCAAATTTCAAAAACATTTTCATGTATTTATTTTTTCCTCTAAGCTCCGTACTTTCGTGAAGTTTTGAGTTAGAATACTGTAAAGCAATAATTTCATCTTCTATATTACTTCTTTCAATGGGATATATAACTCTTCCATTTTCATCCCAAATAGCATAATTTAAATCTATATCTGTAATGTCAAATAAAACTGCAAACTTGAAGAAATAGAAGTTGATATGGTTTTCGTTAATTTTTCCTAAATCTTTTCTAAGGTAAGTTATCTTACCTTTGATCTTTGATCTTACTGCTTTTGTGTATGGGGTTTTAGTGAGGAAGAGTTTAAGTTCAGTTAGAGAACTAATTCTTTCTATTTCTTTAAATATATTTCTTTTCATCTCATTCTCCGAGTAAAATTTAAGCCATGGCTTGCCTCTATTTAATCAACTTACACTTAAAATGTCATCCCCAACTAATAATTCATCAACTCTTACCCAACCCCTTTTTGTGTTTACTTTATGGTTTCCAGTGATAATAAGTTCTTTCCCGTCCTCAGTCTTTAGCTTATACGTCTGTTCTTTTGGAAGATTCTTGTGTACTTTTCTTACCTTTTTGTATTCATATTCACCAGAGTTTTCATTTATCGTCAATACTTCTTCACCAACTGAAATCTCACTTATTTTTTTCACCCCATCTTTTGTCAGTATTGGTGTGTTTGGATGTAAACATTCATCAACTATTACATAATCTAATTGGTCATAGTCGGACTCTTTCATAAGTATTCCCGACTGCCATGTAGTGACAACCATAGGCTTACTAAATGATTTTTCTTTCCCAGCAAATATCGTGTGAAGCTTTTTATCTGCATCTTCTTCACTCATCCCATAACTAAGGAAATCTGAACGCATCTGTTCGGCTAATCCGACATTCGGAACTATCAGTAAACCTTTCTTTCCGTGTCTTTCGAAGAATGACATGATAAGAAAAACAATCAAACTTTTTCCTGCCCCAGTAGCCGCTACGATTATTCTTCGTGGATGCTTGAGTACTTCCCTTAATGCGTCAACTTGATAATCATATGGTTCAAATGGGAGATTTAGTGATTTAATATGTTCTTGGATATCTGCTTCTGAGAAAAATTCTGGTTCAGTCTTAGGAGTGTAAGGTTCGTCTAAGTGGTCTTTATATCTAAGTGAAATTGTTTCAGCTAACCCTTTTGGTATTTGCATAGATAAGTCAGATAACACCTTGAAATAGTATTTCTTACCGTCCCATATACCAGATCTGTATTTTGGTGAAAACTTATACCCATCCACAAAAACACTCAAGTCATCCATTAATTTAGTTCTTAGAACTAAAGCTTCTTCTTCTGAATGAGAATCGAAAGTTATAATAGAAAAACTTTCATCTTTATCAAAAATCTTCATATATCCCCTCTTTTGTTTAGGGATATTTTATAAAAAGAAACTTAATATTGACTTAATGTATTCAATAATTTCCCGTGGCTCCCACGACAACTTGAGTTTTTGGATTAAATGTTCTCGGGATAGGAGAATTTCTTCCTATATTCTTCACAAACTCAATACGATACCCTCTTTCTTCCATTAGTTCTTTGAATTCATTGAAAGAAGTACTGATTCTACCTGCTCCTGTCTTAGCCCAAGAAACATTTTCCATTAGGCCTTTATCTGAACAATCTGTTTTAAATTCAATGAGTTCATAGTAGTATCGTTGATTATCTTCTTTGTAGATAAAAGTTTCCATTTAAATCCTTTTAAAAGCCATATGTCGATTAATGCTTAAAATTAAATTCTAGTCTATTTTCATTTTTAGACCAATATCTTTCTATTATTCCAGTGACTGTTCTGTACACATAACCGTCATCGATGTCAACTACATAAGAATCTGATGGAAAGCGTTTCAACTCCTTTATGACATCTTTTACAGTTGAAACCCCACTTGTGAAATCGTGGTCAATCGTACCATCCTCCTGAATAATTATACCAGAGGTAAATTTAATGTTCTTAGGATACTGTTCTAAAATTTCAATTAATTGTTCTGAATTCATTTTTAGCCTTTCTTTTTAACTTCTATATTATAACTAAAGTTAGCTTAGAATTCCTTTAATCCAAAAGTTCAATTTTGGCTCTTTTAATTTTATACCCGTCGAAAGTACCTTTTACATTTATAGTTGAATTCAAGTCAATACAAGTTCTTCCAACAAGATGAGTATCGAATTCCAAAATCCCTGAATCAACAAGAACTCTTTGCTTTTGTTCATTCAATGAAGAGAAGTGTACTCTTACCTTTTTCTTATCTTTTGTCATACCAATCAAAGTATATGTCCATCCGTACATACCGTTCTCAATCTTCATTTGGATAGGCTTAATGTCAATGTCAACTTTTTGCCCATTTTCAAGGTCAGTCCAATCAAGCATCATAATCCAGACAGCGTTATACTGTCTTTCAGTAAGAGTTCCATTTCTTCAATCATTTCTTTCATACTTCTCAAGAAAGAGTTATCTTCTGAACCTTGAGCAATAAATTCCATCATTTCAGAATTTGTTTCATAGAACTCTTGTACAAAAGTCTTACCTCTGGCTTCCTCTTCTTCTAAGCGTAGAACTCTTTTTAGTTCGTCTTCATAAGCTTTGTTTTCAGAATATACTTCAGAAATTGTCTTTCCCATTAGTTTATTGGCACAACCACTTCCAACAGAGACAGTTTTATTAGTTTTGTTATTTTTTGATTAGATAAGCGTGTTTGATTCCTCTTCCACAAGTGTCACAACAGAAAGTTTTATCTGAAGATGATCTTTTCTCGAGGATAGAGAATTTAATAGAGGTTTTCATTTTAAGCCTTTCTTTTAACTATTATATTATAGCTAAAATTAGCTTAAAATGAAATTAATTATGGAGTATGTAGTAGTAAGATTAGGAATCTTCTCCATCCCAATCTTTATCTACTTCATCAAAGAATTTCTTTCGATCTTCTTTGTCTAGTTCAGAAGGAGATTTAACTCCATATTTCTTTAATTTTCCTTTGAAGAATTTTTGATATTCTGTTTCTTCATTCAGTTTTTCTAGAATTTCTTTCAACATTATTTCTTTCCTTGCATCTTCTTTAATGCTCTTTCAAGCTCTGTTTTAGCTTTCTCTAAATAACTAAAAATGACTCTGTCTATATCAGATGAACTAATTTTAGTATTCATTTTCTTTATGATATCATTGATTTCAGAAAATGTAAGTTCAGCGTCATCAGCCCAACTCGCACTTTCTTTTAAATCTTTAATGGTTTCTCTTAACATAACTTTAACTTATGCAAATTTATAAGTATGATTACCGCAAAGGTCTAATTCCACACCTTTACCTTTTTTATTTTTGGCATAAATAAAACCACCAACGACTCCGCTACCACCATCGACGAAAAATTCTTCTCCGTCATTTCTTTTTAGTACTACTACGCCATCAGAAGTACCAATTTTCTTTGCCAATTCTCTAGCTTCTGGACAAAGTATTTCATTAGACTGAAGTTTCTCAACAATTTCTCTTAACATAAAAGTTCCCCTTAGTTTCTTATATTTAAGCTTTATTTCTAATTAAACTTTCCGCCCTTAAACATCTCCCAATCAATTAGACTCTTTATTGTCCACTTCATAGAGTCAAGACCCTTAAGTACCAATTCTATTTGTTCAAGTAAATCAGTGACCATTTGAAGTTTTTCTTTAATAGCTATATATTCATTATCCTTTTCAATAAAAGATTTAATTTCAGAATTGGATAGGGAGAAATTGAATTCATTTTTATAGTACAAGTATCTTTCTTGCCACTTTCTATCCAATTCAAATGAATATTTTGTGTGTTTTTGTTTTATAGTGAAGAATAGCGATTGATAATAACCAAGAATTTCTGTATGTTTTCGTAACCTTTCACTTATGTCTTTAATTTCAAATTTAATAAATTCGTTATATCTGTCAAATAATTTTTCAGTATCCATTCTAGTCCCAAAATCTTCTTTCACCGATAAGTTTATAGACCTCTTTTCTAAGCATTTCTTCCTTATCAACTTCACTCAATTCATCACCAGCTTTCTTTAATTCTTTGAATAAAGAAACTATTTCATTTAACAGTGCTTCGTCCTTTTCCCACCCAATATAGTGAGAATGTTTCCAATTTTCAGCTCTATCTTTATAAAGTTCTTCTATCACATCATCAGCATATGAATAGTCCCACCATCTATGTCTCCAAATAACCTTTCTGTAACGCCAGAAGTTCTTTAATCCTATGATTAAATCATATCTAAAAAAGTCTTTAATTTTATGCGCTGTTCTATAAACCCAAAGCTCAATCTTTTCTTTTTTAGACAGCTTAGTTTCATCGAACATTCGTTCCAATTCTTCTAAATCAATAACTTCAAATTCTTCAAGCTTATTCTTCATATTCAAGTTCCTTACAATGTTCGCAAAGCACGCAATCCTCTTCTAGAGTGGGCATTAATTCAAAATCAGTTTTGTCTATTCTCCTAATGCCCATTCCGGTTAGTGTCCATTCTATGTCTTCTTTGGGCATATCATCTATGAAGAAAGATTTTCCTTTTATGATTCCTTCTACTTGGCAATTTTCACATCTATCCACAGTAACTGGGGTGAATACCCCATTTACTTCGTGGAATTTTCTGACACCAAACCCTATAAGTTTCTTTAGGACAATTCTATCAGAATAATCAAAATCCACTATACTTCCTTATGAACTTTCTCCATCACTTCTAATGATGATATCTCCTTCGTATATGAAAAACTTCCATCATAACCCAGCTTCTTTATCTAGCCTTTCCATGAACCATTTTCTTGCGATAGTTGAAATGTGTTTATTCACATCTTTTGGTTCAAGACCTCTTTCTACAAGGACGTCCATTTCTTCTTTCATAACATCGGAAACAACCGCCTTAAGGAACTCTCCTGTTCTCTTAACATCACCCTTTCCACCATTGAGAACATCGAATGTCTCATTGTACATTTGTTCTAGTCTCCAAGATGGAGTAGCGTAATTAGCAAAGTCAATTTTCTTTTGTTCAAGCTCACTATCCACTTTACTTAGTTTTTTCACTTTTGAATTAGAATGCTTATCCCCCTTACTCTTAAAGGAAAATCTATTTCCGTCGAACCAACCGACGAACACAATCCCTTCTCCGATACCTGAAACGCCAAATTTCTTAGCGACAGGACATTCATTTTCTACATATTCGGTGAGTTTCACAATTTCTTCTTGTGCTTTAGAAGGATTTTCAAAATCAATATCTACTTCGAATGTTTCAAAGTCAAAGATAGAAAAAATTCTAAGTTCAGGATTTTTTACTCTATTGAAAATTACTCTTGGATCCACAGCCCATCTATAATCTTCCTCATCTTTCATTTTGAATTTAATACCGAACATATAGAATGATTTGTCTAGTTCAGAAATACCGACCCCATTTTGAATTCCATTTCCAGCCCATTCTCCATAAATACATAATTCTTCAATTTCATCGCCTTTATACATATCATCAAAAACTTCATTCAGCATTGACTCAATGTAATCCCTAATACTTTCTACATAAAAGGCAAATCCTGCGTTGTCTTTGTCTACGGTGATTACATTTTTCTTAGACTGACACCACATTTCACGCTCTGAATTCATACAAATACTAGCGTTTGTTCCGTGGAGCTTCACTGTACCTACAAAAGTCACCGTAGGAAGGTCTTTAGAATGGTCATAAACAGCATTTCCGTCTTCATCCACACCTTTGTATCTCGCAACATGAGATAGGTCTTTTACCACGTTTCTGAATTGAGCAATGCTCGGCATTTTGATTAGTTTCATTTTTCTTCCTTTTTAAAATTGAGAACTTAGTTCGCTGTAAATTTTCTCAGTTTGTTCGTAATGTGTGTCTAAAAATTCTTCCAATTTCTGAAGATCATGAGTAGTTGCATCTGTTCCAAACAAAGCGTCGATTTCTCTTAGTAGAGTTTCCATTTCATCTGCTCTTGGGTGTTTAACGATAGAACAAAAGTCTTTGATGTATCTCAAGTTTACTCTAAGGAGTTTTGCGTCATTTATCATATCGTGTAATTCATTTATTAGTTTCATACTTTATCCTTAGAAAGATTTCTTAATGTATTTTTCGAAAAGCTCTATTTTTGAAATGAATTCACCGTCGGAATTCTTTGCTCTTGTATTATAAGAACCAAATGGAACCCAATACACTCCATTGATTTCATACTCAGTTTCCCTGAAAAAATCCCTTACGTCTTTAAAAGTAATTGAGTTTAGCATCTTTTCATAGGTTCCATTACCTTTAATTTTGTTTCCACAAATCACGGTATCAATTAGTGTATCGATGATAACTTTTGTTTTCATTTTAAGCCTTTCTTTTCAACTATTATAGTATAACTAAAGTTATCTTAAAAAACAAATTAAACAAAAGTGTGTTCGATAAAAGTTCTTATTTTTTCCTTTCCATCAAATTCGTTAGTGAATTCATAATCATATTTTCCATCTGAAATAGTTTCCCTTACCCAATTATCAAAATCGTTTTTAGGGTGTTTTGCTTCGCCTTTTATAGCTACTATTTGAAATCCATTATCTACACACCAATCATATTCATTTTGTGTTCTGATATCTGAAATCACATAATTGTCGACATGAACTAGACTCATTTCGTCTGCTAACATTCTAACAAAAAGTTCATTTTCAACATCTCTAAGTTTATTCAGCGACAACCAAATTTCTCTTGGTGTCTTAGTTATCACTTCCCCAGTCTCTTCGATAAGAAGATTAAGTGGTTTCTCTTTTTCTTCTGGTGGATAGTCTGGTTTCAACCAAGGGTAAATTTTAGCACCGAGTTTTTTCAGTTGGTCTGAAAAACTGAATCTGACAAACCCATATTCATTCTTCAGAATATCTACTATATAGTCCTTCCCTGAGCCACTGACTCCCATGAATGCAATCTTTACCATTTAATCACTCCATGATCTGTTTATAGTGAAATCTAAAATAATCGATATTTATGAACCATAAATCTGCGTTTTCTTTTTCGATATTATCTAAATCTCCAGCCACAACACCGACGATTTCATCGTCCTTGAATTTCTTTAAGTATTCCTTATCATGGTTCCCCATAGAAATAGAAGGGTATTTTTTCTTCATTTCTTCTATTTCTTTCTTATTCACAGTGATTACTTCGCTTTCAGTAGGTTTCTTGATCACTTTAATTCTTTCCATAATTATACATTCTCCTTAATTTTAACAATGATTTACATCTAATGGATCGTTACCTTCCGGTATTTTCACTATAAATCTTTTATTATTGATTTCTCCGTCAGACCAAACTCCGTCAAACAATCTTACCTTATCGACCCTTAGAATAGACAAATATTCAGTTGGGTCGAATTCTACTCGGATATACTCATTTCCGTTTTTAGCAAATGTGTGTTCGTGAAATACATTACTCATGTGGTTCTACTTTCCACGATTTCTATAATTTTACTAACAGCGTCTTCACTCATTTCCACCGAATAATAATCAATACCGTATTCTTCTAGAGTTTGTTTAATTTCTTTGTCTTTCTGTATAGCTTCTTCTAAAGTTTGATTTCTTCCATATTCTTGATACCCATGTTCTTCAAGATTTCTTTCTAAGAAAATATTAATGGTGTGATAAGATTTCCACATAGAAACTAATAAATTCTTGAATTCTTCTTTTGGTAAGTGCGGGTTGTCTTGTAAATAAACTAAACCAAGGAAAAACGGTCCATCATTTACTGTATAATCAACTTGTCCTTCGAGTTTAAACCAAGGATGTGATTGTTTTGCTAAAATCATAACTTGGTCTTTGATTTTAAAATGGTCTTTACTATATGTTAAATCCTTTGCGTATTCTGGCACATATTCAATGCTATATCCTTCTTTTTTCATTTGATGGAAGACCCCAGTAGAGATAGTGCTTTTTCCCGTTCCTGGTCCTCCAAACAAGCATATATTCAATAACTTTCTATCTGTTTGCTTCACAATTTTCACCTAATTTTATAATTTTTCCTGTTCCAGAGCATCTACTACATATATCAGACTCTGGCTCCCCGAATGCTCCGTGCCCGTGTATCACACCAGAACCATTGCAATATTCACAAACATTTACAACAATTATTCCACGTTTTATAAGTTTAGAAAGTTTCACTTTCTTTTGATTATCTTTACTCATAATACCAGCCTTCTTCCTTTAGAAGTTCTTTCGCTTCTTCTGTGCTTAGTTCGATTGCTTCTCCTTTAACATAAGGAGTGTCGATTTTAATGGTGGTTTCACCAGCAAAGCCGTCTTTCTTGAAATATAAAGGTTCAACTTCAAAAGACCTAAGACCAATCATAGTTCTTTTATTTGGGACTGATTCAGGCACACCATGAAGACATTTAGTGTTGTCGAAAATTAATACATCACCGACACCTAAATTCAATTCCTTTTCTTCACCATTACTGTCAATTATCTTAAGACCACCACCGTCGTTTTCATTTTCTAAGACGATTACCATTACTAATCTAGGAATTAACCCTTCTTCCAACTTAATATATTCTTTATCCCATTCACCTTTGAATATTTCTGCGTCGAAGTGGTAAGGCAGAGAATTGTCATACCCAGATTTATATTTCTGGTAATTCACCAGTACTTTTGTATCTAGTGGAATTTTATTGTATTCACCATAAAGAAAATTACTAAGAACACCAAAATATAAATACATGAGTTCTTCTACTCCTTGGATTTCAGAAGACATAAGAAACGGGGCAGTGTCAGGGGTTTCTAATGAGACCAATACAGCGTCTCCTCTTCTACCTTTTGTATCTTCTCTTTTTCTAAATAATTTTCTTTCTACAAAATCTTCAGAGTATTCATTTTCAATAGAAGGAATTGTCTCTTCTAATAGAATCTTTATTCCAGGTTCTCCAACTCCATTTCTTTCTATATGGAACCCGCTTTCTTTCAAATTGTTTATTATTTCATTAACATAGCCCATTAAATCTTCTCCACTTGGTAGTTCTTAATTACTGAAGGAAATTTCAAGTAGAAACTACTCTTTATTTTCCAATAATATAGCTTTCATTTCATCAGGAAGAAGTTCTTCTGGACCTTCTTCAGTGAACTTTAGAAAGATTTCATTTTCTAAAAACTTAGTTTTCCCATACAAGTTGTTTTCTAGGACTGTAGTATTAATGGGAAACTCTGGTTCCCCACATTCCATACTCACATACACTTCCCCATCAATAGTAATTTCATAAATTTCCATTACTCAACCTCGATATTGAATTTTCTGAAACTAGATTGCTCAATAGAATAGATGAATTCATCAGAACCACTGATTGGTATAGTTAGGTTAAAATCAACTTCTGATAATTTACTTTTCTTTTGGCAAATATAAGCTAACACCAAAGAAGCATACTCATATAATAGGTTAGAACCGACAGGAACATGGTATTTCTTAAAAATATTATTCACACCTTTGATGTTTTTACCGTAAGAAGGAATTCCTTCTGATATGATCAGTTCACTGTAAAAATCGACAAGTTCTTTAAAGAAATCGTGTGTATCATCCAAATCAGGGAAGACAATTTCATCATCAGCATTTAATCCAATTTTTTGATGGAGTTTATTTTCAAGAACTTGATACCCTTGAGCACCATTGAAATCATACAAGTGGAGGTTAGTAACGTGGTGGTTGTAAGAACCAAGAGACACTTCTGGGTCAATCTCGTCTTGGATAGATTGTAGAATCATTTCTTGTAGGAATGTCCATTCAAAAATATTTATACTCCCCCAACCCCAAATTACATCACCTGACCGAGACTTAACATTCATATGTAGTCTTTTATCAGGAGTGACAAAAAAGTCCATGGCCATGTTGCAATTATGAACAATCCAACCACCAGATTTAAGAATAAAATTATGATTATCTTCAACGGTAATATCGAAAACGCCAACAGATTCTTCCACATATTCTACGCCTATGACCTTAATGAACCCCATTGAAGTGTCTGAATTTTCTTTAATTCTTCTTTCAAATACTTTATGGTCACCGATTCTATTTTTTAATTGGTGTTTGAAATTCTTCCAAGAACCAAATTTATCAACTATCCTTGTTAAAGAAGGAAATCCCATGGTACCAAGATTTTTATTTGCGTAATCATAAGAAAGAGTTTCCAATTCTTCTATTCTCTTTTCGAAGATGTCTAAAATTTCTTCTTTCGAAAGTCCTTTAAACATTAGCCCGTGAGAATATCCAGGATTTTGTCTATTGGCTTCGACTTTCTTTTCAATAACCTTCTTATTTCTGCTTGGATTATTTAGTAATTTATGAATTCTATTGTGTTCACTTTCTGTCAACAGCTCTAAATTTTCCTTAGAATTATCAAAATGATCTCCATTTTTATGATGAACAGTCATCCCTTCTGGAATTTCTCCATAAAAGTATTCAAATGAATCTCTATGCCAAGAGGTCAAATTCGAGAATCTCTTATTTTCTCTTAAATTCTTTTTAATCAAACCACCGTTCTCATGAATTGGAGTCGAAAGTATATAGTCACCTATTTCGATTTCAGATGCTTTTTTCTGTATTACGGTGTATGGTTGTCTGCTCCTTCCAACAAAAGAATATTCTTTCATATACATAGAATGATCTTCAGTAACACAAACCTCATCTCCGTTACTTAATGTGATCTTTAAGTATCTACTCACGTCTTTTGTTTTACCAGACCACTCAACTCTTTTTAGTTCCACGCATTCTGAACTTTCGTTATAAGAGTAAACCAAATCTTCAGTTGTTACTTCAGATATTCTTTTATACCCTGAGTTCGTGAGAATTTCTGTATGAGAAAGGAAACAAGGTTTGTCCAATGTTTTATCAAGCCCATACACATTCTCCAAACTTTCTTTAGTATCCAAGTTAGGGTCACCAATGTAAAGAGTAGCTCTTCTTGTATAAATTCCTTCGTTTCTAAATTGTTCAATCACGTCATCTAATTGATTACCGTTCTTAATTCTTTCAGGATAACCTCCACGCCAATTTTTTCCGTCATCTGAAAAGTCTTTTGCTCTTGGTAAGAAAAACGATAGATAAGGGTCTATTCCATTGGACCCAGCGAATACCCAAAAAGTTTCTGCGATAGAAGCAAAAATATTATTCTTTCTTCCATTCAGTGAAAGGTGTCTAGCCTTTGGATTTTCGATAGTAGAGAAGAAGTTATAGATAGTGTTGATGTCTCCATTCCTTGATTTTGTTCTATAACCATTGTAGATTAATTCTTCTAACGCTTTCAAGACAGCGTCGTTTATTGTCTTTCCTTCTATAAAGGTAGGCTTCATTCAATTTTCTCCTGTTTTCATTTATAAAGTTATTTTATTGTATAAAAGTTTTCTTAATTGGAACTTATTTCCAACCCATTTCTTTTGCAAGTTTATATCTTCTTGAAGTGAATGATTTAAACTTCAAAATCTCACTTTCATCCACACCATGTTTTCTTAGTTCTGATTTCATTTCTTCATAGACAACTTTCGGTGATCTGAAGAAGTTTTCCTTTGTTAAGAATTCTCCAACTTTACTTTTGATAAATTTTCTTCTTCTCGTTTCTTCTATGCTGAACTTTTTTCTCTTTTTAGGAAGTACTGAAGTAAAATTCAACTTTTCTTGTAGTTCTTCAAATGAATACTTAGGAATTAAGTTTATCATTTTAAAGAATTTCAAGTAATTTGTCTCAGACCTGATTGCCCAAGGTCTCACAGATTGTTTATAGTCATTGATTGAGTGAGATTGATTAGAATATTCTGAATGAATTATGTTGTGCGCAACTGGGTTAATCATAATCATCCCAAAGAATTCAGTAAGCTCTTCAACGCATTCTTGTGAAGATAAATCAATATTCCTCAGTAAATCACTAGGGTTCTTTTCTCCCTTAATCACGCTATGTCCATATTGGCTCACTTCCATATGATGGAGGTCAAATGTGAATGAATTTTTTGTTGGGGATTTTGTTAAGAACGGGTCAATGTTAGTGAAGAATGGAATACCGCTAATTGGACATCGTTGTTCCATGATATTCTTCTTACCAAAATACATACAGGAAAGGACTTCCATATTTTTCAGTCTTCTTTCGTCCCTTGAATTTAATGAAATTTCAGTACCGTCATTCAAGACAACTTTATATTTGTCTTTAGAAATTCTCACATACTCTTTGAAGTCTTTTAAAGTGTATTTCGTCTTGAAATACTTATTGTATTTTAAAATAATTCTCTGAGCATCTTTTCCGACAGCGTTGATATTTGTGGTTCTATTTTCTTTAGAGAAGAGTTTTTGCAAGTCAGTTTCTTTATTCAAAAACTTCAAAACTGACTTTCTGTTATAAGTATGTAGTGGGTCGTATTTTCCTAATACAATATCCACACTTTCAGTAAGAGTATGTCCTTGGATAAGTTTTTCTTCAATTTCTTTTACGATTTTTTCGTCAATAAATTCTGGAATAGAAATCTTCATTTATTTCCTTTTTACAAATTGAAGAATTATACTATAATTGACTTAATCTTTACTTAAAAATTCTCTCCGAGGTCTTCTTCTATAATCACACATTCTTTAAGCATCTTATCTATATTACTTCTTATTTCAGACTTCTTAAGTTTACCGAAATGCGTCTTTTTATGTATAGTACCTAGCTTATGATCATATAAAGTGTATTCGTGTTTAGGGAAGGTCACTTCACCTAATTCTTCCAACACTTCATCAGGAGTCTTCTTAGAGTTCAGTGCTGCGTCCATGATAGCTTCACTCCATCTTAACGCAGATTCCATCTCATTGATTTCTAGTGTGCTAAAGAAATGTCTGAATTCTACTGTACCGACATATTTTAATTGAAATAGGTTAATTCCAGTCCTATTGACAAAATGCCAATTATACCCACCATCTTTATTTTTACTTACATATGATTGGAAATATTCTTCCATAGTTCGTGCTTTCATCATTTTATCAAAGATAGCTTCTGAAATAGGGTGACCATTTTGTTTCTTTCTGAATTTATCGTATTTCTTCGCTGCTTCGTATGCTGCTCTAGAATATTTTTTCCTAGATGGTTCAACGAATTCTCTAGTAATTTCTAGGATTCTTTCTTGATGTTCAAAGAAATACTTTGTGATATCCTTCACCGTTTCCAAATCTTCAGATAATCCAGGTACTCCTACATGAACATGGAAGTCGCAAGTATGGTTAATATTTTTCCTTGGTAGTAGCTCAAGAATTTCTTTGATATTCTTTACTTGTTCCTCTATTGTATCTGTTGGCGTTACATTAACCTCTCCGCCAAGAGAAACCATTTTCTTAGTATTGTCCACCCCAAGCCCAGAAGAATTAACTAAAGTGTTCTCTTCCCTATTCCATTGCCCTAGATGACCAAGTTCTATTCTTTGGTCAGTATCGACTAATTCCAGTTCACTACCAAATGTGAAGATTTCTTTCGGGTATTTTACAGCCATTCATCCATCCCAGAATTATTTTCTTCTTCGTTATGAACATAGTCATAGTCAAAATAACTTTTCACCAGAACTTCTTTAGGGGCTTGCCAATCAATTTGAACTACTCTATCGTTTTCTTTGACTTGTTCCTTAAATGCTTCTCCGCATTTTCTGATAACTTCATTATCTTTCCACCCAGGAGAATTTTCAGCCCAATCCAATCCTCTATTCTTTCCGGTTCTTCCGTTGGTTCTTTCAATAAAGTCTTGAATATCGTTATAGTATGTATATAGATTGTGTACCTCAGTAGCACCATACTCTCTTAATTTTTCTGGGCCACCTTGAATACTTCTATTGTTGAAATACCCTTCCATGAAAACAGTTTCTACATCATCATTTTCTGAAAGTTCTTTAATGAAGTTTAGTCTATGTTCCCATTTACTTAGGTATGCTGTATCTAGCGAAACCCATCCATCACGATCTTTAGTGAACTTACCAAATACAAGCCACCCGTTACTAAACAATAATCCAACTTGTTCGACTTTAGGTTCTTTACCCTTTCTTTCTATTTCATAATAAAATGGTTCATAGCTAAATTCACTCATCAGATAATCAACTAATACCTTTGTTCTAGTAGATTTTCCAACTCCATTAGAACCCATATAATTAATAACTCTCAATTTTCCCATTAGAATCTCCTTTTAAACCCATTCTTCAATCGAAGAAGTGTTTAGAATTTTTATTTTATCTTCAAATGGAAATTTAAATTTTTCCTTCTGAATTCCATCATTATTTACGAACCTTTTATCTAAAAGTTCTTCACGTGCTTCCCAAAGTATAGACCAATCTACTCCGTCGAATCCATTATTTTCTATAGATTTGATATCTTCAGCCTGTCTATCTAAGTAATACCCAATATATCTACTATCTCTTTCCCTGAACAACTTTTTATACGCACAAGAAACAGTTTCTATCAAAAATGGGTCTACTTCCACGCCATCATTAATAAGTTCTTCCTGAAGTCTTTTTGTGTTAGCTTCAAGCCATTCTTTGTCTTCTTTAGAGAATTTATAGACTTTCTTTTTTCTTTTCCCATCTTCAATATAACGCTCTTTAGTAGCCCATTCGTCTTTTCCGAATGCTTTACATAACCCATGAGTATGACTTTCAGCGTTAGATTCTCCAAGAAATAAACGGTCTGGCTCTATTTTATAACCAGCTACTTGTTTCAGCATTTGTACCCAATTCCATACACTAAATCTACCAAAGTGGTCTATAGACTTATACAATTCTTCCCAAATTGTATTGAAATTACTACTCGCTTCTCCTTTCAATAAATCGTCAAAGAAATCCTTTTGGCTATCACCAACAAGCTTCTTATAAGAAATGATCGTATCTGGGAGATATTTTCTTTGTTTAAGTTTATCTCGTTGAAACGGACAAAGCTTTTGAACATCTTTCCACCAATTTCTTAGTTTTGTCTCTCCAACGAGTTCTAAATCTGGGTATTCATTAAAAAGGAGGTATGCTGTAGGAAGATGATAAGTAATGCTATTCAAGAAACAAAACCAAAGAATTTGATCTTCATTCATTTCCAATCTATCAACAAGATAGTTACTCATCCAAATATTTGGATCTATGTCTTTTACCCTAAGTGAATTTTTATAGAATTCTTTAAAGCTTTCTTCTCTCATCCCATATCCCTATGGATTTTTTCATCTGAATTAGGAAGTACCTTTTCTATACTTTCATCTTTAAACCCAGCTCTTTTTAAGATATTTCTAGTACTAGCGATAATGTAGCCGTTTTCTAGCGTACCTTTCCATTGTGGTCTAAGACCATTTCTAGAGTTAGATATATTCCCATCTTTATCAAGTGAAACAACAGAAACACTACACCCTTTATAGTCTTCATTGTAGTTTCTATTGTTTTTCAAGCAGTTCCAAAGGATTTCTGTATCGTTTCTTGTTTTATAGGAGTATCTCTTATCCCAATTTTCAGGTCCTTCTTGAGAAATGACTCCATTATGAACTATACAAAATTCATTATCGCCTATTGGTTGATTGAATTTTAAATCAGATGTACTATATCTAATGTGTCCTATTAAAGAAAGTTCATCATTTACGATACATTGTTCAAAAGAAAAGTCTTTTAAGAATTCTGAAATGGTGATTGGTTTCGAGACTATGCTTATATCTTTCCCATTAAACCAAGCTACGCCAGATGCGTGTTTTCCTCTAATTTCAGTTTCGAGGAAAACTCTTTTAAGGAGTTCAATATCACTATTTTTTGGGGAGCTGATTTTAGCTCCTACTACACCGCACATCTATTTTCCGCTTAAATCTGTAATTTCTTTTTCGATATTGTTATTTTCATCCATAATCAGAACAGCAGGAACTAATTCATCTGCTTCCATTGGGGTCATTGAACCATATGCGATAACAATAATCTTGTCTCCTGGTTCAACCAACCTTGCCGCAGCACCATTCACGCACATATCTCTCTTTCCTGCTTCTCCAGGGATGATATAAGTACTAAATCTAGCACCATTATTCACATTTACAATGTCCACTTTTTGACCGACTCTCATGTTTGCCTTTTCTACAAGTTCTGTATCAATCGTGATTGAACCTACATAATTTAAGTTAGCGTCAGTCACCGTCGCCCTGTGGATTTTTCCTGTTACCATTTCAATAGTCATAATTTCTCCTAATTTGTTTTGAGTTATTTAACACCAAGGTCTTCTTTAATCATTTCATAAATTACATCCCATGTACAGTATGGGTATTTATCACTTGGTGAGTTTAAGGAAGTTTTGATTTGAAAGACATTTACTCCTTCTTCGTACATTTCGTCACAATATCGCCTATAATCATCGACGAAATAATCACATTTCACGAACCGCTTATCAGCAGTAGAAATAAATCCTTCCATGTAAGGGAAATTTCTTCTAAGGAAGAATTTCTTAGAAGATTCGTGTTCGGGCATACAAGCAGAAACAAATACTACTTTTACCCCTAAGTCATGAATTTTTTCAATGAAATACAATGCTGGCTCTAAAGCCATTAGATCGTCATAAAGTTTAGGGTCTCTCCAAAATTTCAATGGGTCATCGTGTCTTTTCATAAGAGTTTCGAGATCATTATTCTCTGAGCTAATTTCCCCTATATCATGACCAGTAAGTTTATGGTACCAATCTTTCCAAGGAGACACTGTATCAACTACTGTTAAATCGACATCTATCGCTATAATTTTTTCCATTTAATTCCTTTTAAAAGAATTATACCCATTTAACCTTATACTTTCCTTAAAACGGTAATGGTTACGATTTTTCGTAACTATCACCTATAAATCGTAACTATTCGAAGAGCTTAGTATTATCCTCATTACCATCTTCATCATATTTTTCGTAACTATCTTCACTTTCAGTGTAACCACCTTCCACTCTTTCGTGATTCAATTTATTCTTTTTCATATACAAATCATACATTTCATTTGGCTCCATTTCCGCATAATGACAAAGTGCATTGATAAGGAACATAAACATATTCAAAGACTCTTCTTTTTCAGTTTGAAGTATAGAAAGAGCAAATACTGATGTAGAAGCAATCAAGTCAAAACTAACTCCGCCAGAAACTTCTTCGTTAATAATTTCTTCACCTGATTCTTTATAACTCGTAGAACAAGCGTTATAGTCTGTCATCAAAGCATTTAAGTCTTTATTGTACTTCACTATCAATGAGCTTAATGTAAAGTGAATCATATCTACTGCTTCAACTTTATTGTTATTTTCATCATTTTCAAGGTATGGTTTCCACCATTTCCAACCAGTTTCTGTGTCACCAGTTCTTGGGGAACTTTCTAGTAATTCCCCTAATTCGGCAAAAAACGCACTCAAAAGGTGAGATTGTGGAATTTTTTCAGCCCAATCTTCACCAGAATATTTTACATTAAGTTCAGCTTGAGCCTGAACAATCTCGTTAAAATCATCAATTTCCATTATCTTAAAACTCATTTGATCTCCTATTTTAATTATTTTATCCTTTATACCACTTTGGTTCATTACCTTCTAAAGGACTCCCAACAAACATTTCGGTCATGTCCTCTACATTAGAAACATCCCATTTGGAAATATCTTTACTGAATGATGAACCATAGAACATATAACTCATGTCAATCACATTAGAAACGTCCCACTTAGAAATATCTTTATTGAACTTCGATTCGCTAAACATTTCATTCATATCCTTTACATTAGAAACGTCCCACTTAGATATATCTCCGTTGAACTTCGATTTACTAAATGTATAAACCATGATCTCTACTTTAGATACATTCCATTTAGAAATATCTCCGTTGAATTCAGAGTTGTTGAACATTCCACTTATATCTTTTACTTTAGATACATTCCATTTAGAAATATCTCCGTTGAATTCAGAGTTGTTGAACATATCAAACATCTTCTCTACTTTGGATACATTCCATTTAGAAATATCTCCGTTGAAAGATGAGTCATAAAACATAAAGCTCATATCCTCTACATTAGAAACGTCCCATTTAGAAATATCTCCGTTGAACTTCGTTTCTCTAAACAAGCTATTCATATCCTTAACTTTAGAAACATCAATGTCATTCAAGTCTGCTTTATTCCCTCTTTCATCTATCAAATCTACGATAATAGACATAAGTTCTTTACTATTATTAGGAAAGTAACTATATACTTGAGCAGGCTTAAGTTTCTTAGGAGAAGATACTTTTCTACCTAAGAACTTTTGTACTCCTGTTCCTTTTAGTTCTTTAATGGAATTTAATTTCTTGTCTACTTCATAAAACTCTCCGTCTTCTTTAAATCCAATTAAATACCCTTCTCTATTCCATATCAAAGTAATGTTATCATATTCTACTTCTAGAATATCTCCATCTGTTACGATGTTCATTTTCTTGGAATTAAGAGATTTCTTTACCATTCTCAAGTGTTTGTTTGCTTGAGAACCATTCTTCACTTCATTTATTAATTCTCTAATACCTTTCATTTAATTCTCCCATTTTATTATTTTTAGTATTTAATTGGAATCACCCACAAGCACACATCGCTCCATCTAATCCGTTACAACTTCTACAACAAGTACAACCAGAACAAGACGAACAACTAACACAAGCACTACATCCTGAACAAGCGTTACAACCAATACAAGCATTACAAGATGAACAAGAACCACTACACGCAGTGCAAGAAGTACAAGAGTGACAATCATCACAAGATGAACAAGAAGAGCAATCTGTGCAAGTACCTGAACTCACACAAGAACTACAAGCGACACAAGAACTTAACTCACTACAATTATCTTCACAAGAAACACAATTCCTACAAGAAAAACAATCGTGGCAATCATTACAAGACACACAATCAGCGCAATTTATACACCCTATACATGAATCGCAATTATCGCACCTATGGCAATTGAAACAATTAGTACAACCTTGTAAATCAACACTAGAAAGAGTTAAGTTATTCTCATCTAAAAATTGTTGAGTTACACCATTTTCTCCTGAAGAAGCGTTCTCTTTAAAATCATCATAATCTTCAAATAAACTTACTGACATGAAATCTCCTATTGTTCGTATTTTCTTTCGTGGTTTTTCTTACTCCATAAAACCAATATGTATATCAACGCCACTCCAATAGTGGCTATAATTTCTATTGTATTCATAAAATTCCTCTAAAATTCATCTTCTTTCAACCATCTAAATAAGACATAATTAAAGACAAAAAGTTCTTTTCCGAGTTTTTTGGCTATGTCCATAGAATGTTTTGTTCCGTTTGAATCTCCGTCCCAAATAGATAGAACAATATTTGAGTCTTCTACAATTTGTCTATTTCTGATGAACGCTGCTGGTCTTCCGAATTTTTCCCAATTCGGTTTATGAATTATAGTTTGAATTCCCTTAACTTTAGCATAATGCTCAGCCATAGTATCCACACCTTTAGCCCCTCCGGAAATAATTAAATCTATTTGCTTCCCAATAAGAAATTTACCCATGATTTCAGTAAATAACTCATAATCATCGAAACTTCTACTTCCAACAATAGCTAATTTATAACCATCCATGTCTTCTCTTTTTAGAACTTATAGCCATTCACTAATAGAACACTCATTATCACAAACTTCAGGTTCTTCAGTCGGAACATATCTATTTCTTGGTCTTCCTGTACCACGTCTAGCTGAAGTATATTTACCAAGTTCACAGAAACTATTTTCACACATCATCACATTTAGACATCTATCATATTCTGGTAGATGGTCAAATAGTTCATTGAAATCAACGCTAAGTCCTCTTTTATCCCATTCTTTTTCAATGTTGTCTCTTACCCAGAATAGAGCTTCTTCATAATTCATACCATCTTTATCGTCAAATAATAGGTCAAGCCCTCTATCACATCCTGGTCCAGAAACAGTGAATTCGTTTTCACTAAACTTATATTCTGGGATATAAGTTAAGTCCACGAAAACTTGATATGCTAAGAACTTAGAAAATCCAGGAATTTCCTTCAATATTTCGTATGCTTCTTCTTGAGAAGAAGTTGATGAGACTCTTTGATGGATATTATTATCTCTTGCCCATTTAACTAATTCGAGCATCCTCATTCTCATATCATATTCATAGTCCTTTATTTTCCAATCAGGATTTTCCTTAATGAATTCCTTTGCTTCTTTCAGTTTCATTTTCTTTATTTCTTCAGAATTATAAACTTCCACCTCTATTTCAGAACTGGTACACTCATAGTATCGTTGTTTAGGGAAACACCAAGTTGCTCTGATACCTCCTGTATTGAATGCAGGAGTGAACCATACAAACTTAGGGTCTTTTTCATTTTCTTCCTTTATAATTTCTCTTATTTTTTCCATATCTTCTTTGGTAAAATTTAAGATATCAAAATCACCAGGAAAATTCAATTTCTCTAAAGTTTTCGATTTATTAAAGGTTCTAAATAAAATACTCCATAAAACCTTTTCTTCTAAAGTAAGATTAGGATTTTCACTAACATTCTTAATCAACCACTTAGACTCTCTGTCTAATTCTCTTCTAACATTCGTGAATCTGTAGTTTTTGAATACTTCATCTTCAGTCCATTCTTCTTGTGGGAGCTTATAAATCTCCTTTCTTTTATAGATATTATGTCTCTCGTATATATACTGCCTATGGTATCTAAGAACTTCTTCATTTAAAGTCGGATTCGCATTCTTTATCTTATCTTCATCAACACCACAATAAGGTATGTCATCTGGTTTTGTTTTCATTTTATACCCCTAATAATCTAAATTTATTCAGTAATCTAATAAGAATTCTATCTTTTTGAGAGATGATGAAGCTTTCTAGTTCTTCTTTTAAAAGGAAGATTTCTTTCTCATCCTTTGTTTCAAGGTGATACCCATAATCTCTTTCTGAAATTTTACCGTTTCTGAGCAACTCTGCTGTCCTATAAACCTTTTTCGGAATAACTACAGCGACACTTGTTCTGATTCCAGCTAATGTTTCATCGTCTTCCGTAAAATCAGCCCAAGGATAGTCACAAATTTCATCTAAAGTTTCTACAATTTCTTGAAGACTTTTAGAATTTCCTCCGTCAAGAGCAATGTGCGTTTTATGGTCTCTTGTCCAATCAGATAACATTAGGAACTTCTTTACTTCTGAGATGGGAACTGATTCTGGTAGCTTCGGGTCTCCATACTTCACAAATAGTTCAGTAGTTGCGTGTCCTGATTGAATCCCCTTAGCAATAGGGGATAGCATCGTGTGAGTGAATGTATATAATCTCATCTATTTTCCTTGTATCTTACTTCATAAATTTTACTTATACCTGAATATAAGTCCGTTTTAGCTTCCCAACCAAGAGATTTCAATACTGAATAATCAGTTGTTTTAATAGGAGTCCCGTTAGGCTTACTTGTATCGAAAATGATATCTCCTTTATAATTAAAAATCCCTTTAACCATTTCAGCCAACTCTTTAATTGAAATTGAGAATTTACTACCTACATTCATGAAAGACACCACTTGATTTCTATCAACTTCTTCCATAACAAATAAACACGCTTCAGCTAAATCATCTACGAATAAAAATTCTCTTATTGGACTACCGTCTCCCCAAAGAGTTACTGAGTCTTGATTAAGTTTCTTAGCTAAATGAACCTTCTCCATGATCGCAGGTAACACATGAGAAGTTTCTAAATCAAAATTATCATTTAATCCGTATAGGTTAGTCGGCATAAGTGAAATGAAGTTGTCACCGAATTGTCTATATAATGAGTCACACATTTCTAACCCAGCTATTTTTGCAATGGCATATGGTTTATTTGTTTCTTCTAATTCTGAAGTGAGTAAATGTTCTTCCTTCATCGGTTGAGGAGAATATTTAGGGTATACACAAGTGCTCCCCAAAAATAGAAGTTTCTTAACAGAATTCTGATGGCTATAATTGATCACATTACTTTCTATCATAAGATTTTCATAGATAAAATCATATGGGTAAGAATTGTTGGCCACTATACCGCCAACCTTAGCGGCAGCAAGGAATACATATTCAGGTTTCTCTCTTTCAAAAAACTCTTGCACAGCTCTTTGGTCAGTTAAATCTAAATCTTCTCTATCTTTTAAGATTAAGTTATTATAACCATTTTTTATTAAAGTTCGCTTAATAGCTTCTCCGACTAACCCGTTATGTCCTGCTACAAAAATTCTACTATCTTTTTTCATAAATAATCCTTTAATACCATTTCACTGACTAACTGTTTAAATGAAAATTCTGGTTTCCATCCTAATTCATTTCTAGCTTTCGTTGAATCCCCAAGAAGTTGTTCAACTTCAGTTGGTCTGAAATATTCCCTATTCACAGAAATGACCTTTCTTCCCACATCAAAATTTCTATCACTCGAAGATTTCACTACTCCAATTTCATCAACGCCACTTCCAGTAAATTCAAGTTCTATACCGATTACCCTAAATGCCTCTTGGATAAATTCCCTCACTGAATGAAATTCCCCTGAACTAGCCACATAATCATCTGGTTCATCTTGTTGTAAAATCAACCACATCATTCTTATATAGTCTTTAGCGTGACCCCAGTCCCTTTTAGCATCCAAATTACCAAGTTCTAAAATAAAATTTTTATCATCCTTCATTCTTTTTATTCCTTTGGTAATTTTCCTAGTAACAAATTCTTCTCCCCTTTTTGGTGATTCATGGTTGAAAAGAATTCCATTACAAGCAAAAATCCCATAAGCTTCCCTAAAATTCACTACTGACCAAAATGCGTGTAGCTTAGAAACAGCATATGGGCTTCTTGGATAAAATGGTGTGGTTTCACTTTGAGGAATTTCTTGGACTAATCCAAAAAGTTCTGAAGTCGACGCTTGGTAAAATTTACTATCCAATTCCAAGAACCTGATTGCCTCTAAGAAATGAACGACCGATTTAGCATTTGTATCTACCACCAAACTTGGGACAGAAAAACTATTCTTTACATTCGTGATGGCAGCTAAGTTATAGATTTCGTGTGGTCTTACTTCATTCAAGACTGAAACAACAGACTGATAATCTGTAATATCCCCATAATGAAATTTAACATTAAATTCCTTGATGTCTCCCAAATCTCTTGGAGACATCCTTATAAATCCATGAACTTCATACCCTAATTTATAAAGGTATTCTGTTAAATAATAACCGTCCTGGCCAGTAATTCCTGTTATCAGTGCTCTTTTCATCGAACTCTCCCATAAATGTCAGAATATCTAATAATGTCTTCTTCTATAAGCTTATCACCTATTTGAATTTCTACTATTTTCACTTCTTCGTTTGTTCTATTTTCAATTGAATGTTTTTCGTTAATTTCTATCAATACTTCCTCATTCTCTCTTACAGAGAAAGTTTTATTTCCCTTAGTCACAAAAACTTCTCCGTTAATGATAATCCAATATTCCTTCCTGAAATTATGAGACTGAAGTGAAAGTTTTCCATTTGGGTTTATGGTGATAAGTTTTATTTTAAATTTCTTACCAGAATCTAGTACTGAATAATTTCCCCAAGGTCTTTCAACAACATATTGACTGAGGTTATCTATGAATCTTCTCGTTTCTCCTATATCTTCCCAACTACATTCGAGGTGTTCCACACAAAGAGAAACTTCTCTTTTTTCGATGAAAGGAGAAATGTAGTTATCGAAACTTATATCCTTTATATCAGAATTGTCTAATAAGACTACTCCTTCTTCTAAATCAATCTCGTTTAATTCATAATCCAAAATAAGCTTTTCTTTTATTCTTCCTCTTATAGAATATATCCCAGAATTCCACAACCACCCATTTTGAATTAATTCACTTGCTAATTCTACATTTGGTTTCTCCATGAATTCTTTTGTTTCTTTATTCAAATACCCGTATCCTGTATTCGGGAATAATGGTTCCACTCCATGTAAAGTTATATCACAGTTAGAAATTTCTAACTTATTACAATCAACTAAATGGTCTGAAGGAAGAAAGTTTACTAAATCATAAGAAGCCTTAGAAAGTATATAAATGAATTGAGTAAGTGTATTTCTTTTGAATTTTTCTACTATAATCTTCTTTACATTAATGTCTAAATCACTAATCTGTTCCTTAACAATTTCTAGATATTTTTCATTCGTGAAGACAAAAATATCACCTGATGCTCTATTAAGAGCATTTTGGAATGTTGATAGTCCTTCAAAGCATCTTATGAATTGCTTAGGGTATTCTGGATCACCTATATTCATTCTAGTTCCAGAACCACCAGCCATAATTACGGTTGCAACATTTTCCACCTAAATCTCCTGGATAGCTTCTTTAAACCAAAGTGGGAATAAATCTTTATTTAACAACCGTTCAAAATTGGTATCTGGTATAAAGAATTCACACCAATCATCTTCATGTCTAACTCCACGACCGTAACTTTGGGTAAGTTTATTTGCCGCTTCCTTTACATACCATCTAGGATAAAGTTCAGCTTTCTTTCTTACATAGACATCTCCTAATGAAGCATATTGGACTTTAGTAAGTATTTGAAATCTGGCTAAATCGTCTTTAAAATCATACCCTTCAAATACACTTGGGCTAAGTAACACATAATCTTCTTTAGAATTGATGAAGTCATCAATAGTAAAATCATCCGTTGGGATTTTCAATCTTCCATTCCTGACCCTCTTAGCAATTTCATATGCGTAATGGTAACTTGATGTATGGATAATTCCCTTATTTCCTCTATTCTTGGAGAGAATTTCAGTAATGAAAGAAGATATAGTATCAAGTGAATTTTCTTGGTTGTTATATGAAAAGTTTACTAAAGGGATATAGTAAATTGGTCTATTTTCCTTCTTGAAAACTCCTTCTAAGGAAAGGACTTCGCATTCGTTTTCATCTAATCCCAATTCTTTCATATAGACTTTCATGTCACCAACAGTAGCCGACATATGTAAGTGGAAATCTGCTTTCTTTAATAGGATATGATTAGCACTCGAACTCGCGAAAACAGGAGTTATTTTCACTACTCCGTCCTCATTTTCTTCAAAAACAAATTTGGAACCAATACAAGAATTAGTCACTGAATTGAATTTGTTATAGAGATTATTTAGATATTCTGTCAATCTATAAAAACTGTCTGGAATTTTCACATTTGATTCATCTATTTCTATACCAAATTCTTTCATAGAAGAAAGTGATTTTTTTAACTTAGTTTCTTTCGCTTTATCTAAATTTTCTATTGCCAAAAATAAACCAGAACTTATATTTTCACTTAAATCCATCAATTTATCGTTTAAAATAACAAGTTCATTTTCAACGGAAGCTTTCAAAGAAGACTTGAACTGAAGAATTTCTTCTATTAGAGATTTTATACTAAAATCTATCGGTAGTTCTTCTTTCACCTTTAAAAATGGAGATATGATGTTGTCTCTAATTTCTTTTGTGTCTAAGGTTAAAGTGCTTCTAGAAATAATTTCTTCTGAAATGTTATGACACTCATCTATCACTGTACAATCTGATTTGAATTCACCATCACAAACAAGTTCATCACATTGGCACATAAATGAAAAGTTTGTCATCCTGATAGACGCAGATTCTTTCCAAACTTCTCTTCTCTGAACATAAGGACATTCTCCTTTTGGTCTACACCACTTACTTTTTACAAAAACTTCACAAGCAGGTGAACCATAAACTACTCCTTCCCGTTTGATACAAGGATAATTCGTTTTACCTTTTAGGTCAAATACATCTTTGAATTCTGAATTATATTGATCTTGAAGAGCTTTTGTCTTAGTGATAATTGTAGTTCGTTTACCATTTTCTTTAAGGTATCTAGCAAATGTGACTGCTATTCCTGACTTTCCTGTACCAGTAGGTGCTTCAAGGATAAAGTGCTTCTTCCCGTTATTATAAGCGTTTATAATTGCCTCTATTGCGACCTCTTGTTGAGGTCTTATTTCTGTGTATGGGAATAATTCTTTCCAATGTTTCATATCAACCACTCATCCATTTCAAAATTTTGATCCAATTCATAACCTACCGCTTCTAACATAATCTTTAATGGTGAAATGAAGAAATCTTCCCACATTCTTTCTCTGTCTATAAATTTCATTAAACCAGAATCTTCTATGAATTGAGAATCTATAAAAGCAATCACATCATCGCCTAGAATATTCGGTTTCTTCAAGAAAATGTATTTTATCTTATCAGCATCAGTGATTTTAGGATACTTAGTCAAGCCAGTGTTCCCTATAAAGTTATTAAAGTTCATAGCGGCACGTACATTCATTGGAGCCGTAAGGGTCTTCCCGTTCTTGAAAGTGGTGTATCTACCAATTTCTCCTTCATACTCTAGAGAACCGATACCACTTACTCTTGCAATATCATCTATTGGTGCTTCCCAAAATAGTTCTTCTATCTCAGTCAATCTTTCAATCGTACTCTTTGCGTCGTTGTCAAGAATAACTTCTACCATATCCTTTAAGTACTTCCTACAAAATGAAGGTGTACTAGAACGGACAATTTCTAGTCCAGTAACAGCTAGTTTCGGTTTCTCTAGTAGAATAGAGCCTTCATCCCACACTGCTCTCAAAGCATATTTCTTTTTAGCAACAAATAACCCTTTATCAGCTATTTTTTCCAGTTTAGCCCCGATTGGATCTTTGTTAAAAGCATTAAATGTATCTGAATATTCTTCAATATATTCCTGTACCCAGACATCAAGATATCTCTTATCGAAATTTATGAGTTTATCTAGAATAACTTTTTTATCCTGTTCATTAAATTTTTCGACCAATTTCCCCAAAGTAAAATATACCGAATCAGTATCCCCATACACTACAAAGTCGAAGTTTTCAACCTTCAGTACTTTCTTAAGTTTATCGTTTATGAAGTTAGCTAACCCTTGAATAAAAATCCTTCCATTCCCAGTAATAGAAGCAGCAACATCCCTATTAAAAAGGAGAAAATGTACATTGGCAAGTGCTCCATAAAGAGAGTTGATTGAAATTTTTAGAGCCATTTGGTATGTATTGTAATATGCAGAACGGCTTTCTATGTGAGATGTGTCGGAACCAGAAAGGTGAGAAAGGTCCATATTGTTTATTTCATCGATGGTCATAGAACCATCTTCTATTTTTTCGTAAATTTCTTCTAGTGTCATTGATTACTCCGAAATGGTATCATATATCATACCAAATGAACCTTAAGAGCGACTTAACGATCTCATTCAAATGACTCTGAATCGTATCCATCCCAATAAATTTCCCCGAAATATTCTCTTTCAAGTTTGTAAGTAATTTCTTTAAGTTTGTGCATCAAAGTGTCATAATCAATATATTCCACGTTTGGAATTCTTCCTATTTGATACAAGCCACTTCCACCGTTCATTCTTTCGATGAACGCTTCTTCTGCTACTGATTTCAGGATGTCTTCATATCTTTCAAGCATTACCATTCCTTTTCTCAACCCAATAAGCTTCAGTTTCCTCTTTAGTCATCTCGACTTGCTCAAAGTAACAACCACTATAACCGTCTGCCGCAGCATTGTTTTTAGCGTTGTATAGATTACTCACTAAAGAATTAATTGTCTTAGGGGTTCTATTGATCCTTTTGTTGCCATTTTCGTGTTGCCAGCTTTGACCAACTTCAAGAGTATAACTATATACCCGAACCAACTCATGGAGAGTTCCTACTTGCTCATAAGTTCTTGTTTCACCACCGAAACGACCTGACTTGCTCATAACTACTTTGTAAACTTTTGGTGATCTTGCCATTTTTAAGCCTTTCTAACTTTAGATATAATTCATTGTACTGTAACTTAGTCTGATCTTTATTAATTAAGCAAATATTTTTGCGGTTTCTGAAACAAGCTCAGATACACCGTATTCAGCCCAAAGTTTTCTATACTTTTCATCTGACACATAAGAAACATTACTGAGACCAGCGTGTGCGTTTGCGGAGGCATAATCGAACCCAATTTCGTCTAAAGTCAAGAAAAGTTCCCAACCAGTAGTACCGAGTATCATAATTCTTTTATTTCCACCACCATTAACCAAACCAACTGATGACTTAAACTTTATACCAGCAATTTCAACTACCGTAGTCAAATATAGTCCGTCCCATCTTGGGTCCATTTTTACAGTCACGCCTTGGATTTTATTCAAGTTTTTCATTTTTAAGCCTTTCTAACTTAGTTTGATATACTATATCATACTGTAACTTAGCTTAAACATTGCTTAAATTTAATTTCCTTAAAAATTCTCTTTCTCGGGAGAAACTATTGGATTTTAGCCTTTAGTGCGTTATACATCAACATCTTTCGCTTTGCTTCCTTCCTTGTGCTATAAATATCAGCAACAATAGAAGGGATAATCCCCTCGTGGTCTCTTTTAAAGAAAGCATTCATACCAAACGCTACATCATATTTCTGACACACTTCCTTAATTTCATCCAAAGTTTCCTTTTCAAGGTACACAGATTCATCTTCATGGGTATGATACTTAGCTCTAAGGGTTTTGAGTTCCTCTGGGAGTTCATACTCATTGATATAAGTTTCAGGTGACATATTGAATGCCCTCATTCCTAGAAGAGGATACATACTGTTTACGTCGATAGAAACTAACCAATCGTGTTTTCCTTTTTTAGGGTGTCTAACATAACCACCAACAATAGTTTTGTCTAGGTGAGACTTCCTATCAAAAGGCATAACCAACGTCTCTTCTAAAGCAAGGTTAGTTAGGTATTGTCCCCAAGGCTTAACTGTACCAAAAGTGTCTTCGAGGTTAATGCCCATCATTTCAGAAAGGATTTTCATAAGCTCTATAAGCTTGAGTTTTTCTTCAAGGTCTTTAAGAATGATAACGTCTTGAATAGAGTATTCTAAGAATTTATCTATATCCCCGTGATAGAAGTCTATGATATCATCAAATTCCCCGTAATCAACCTTTCCGCTCCCAACTCCAAGTTCTTCCTTAGCGATATTATCCAATGAATAAGATGCTTGTGGCGTAAAAATGAATTTCTTATAAGCCTTCATCATATCCACAAGATATATTCCTTCCCAAGAATAGTTCAGTCCATCTTTTGTCTTAATTTCAGAAACCTTATGGATTGGAGACAATCTTCTGTAGTTCACCCCTTGAATTTGCATAGCTCTATGTGTAATATAAGGAAAGTCGAAGTAATCACCGTTCCAAGCAGTAATTACAGTCGGTTTTAATCCTTCTAATAACTTAAAGAAATCTAAGAATAAATCCTTTTCGGTCTCATAGTGTTTAAATACTAGATTATTGTATTTCTTGAACCTTTCTTCGTCTTTCATTTTATCCAAACTAAGTAAAATGACCTTTTTAGAGTAAGAATCATAAATTTGAATTTGAGAAACTGGCTTAGAAGCTACTTGTGGGTCTGGGAATGATTTATCATTCTGGTCTTGCCCCATAGTTTCTATATCGAGAAACCAAATCCTAATATCTGAAGTCTTTCCTTTTTTAAAGAAGTGTTTTCTGATATGGTTATATTCTGGATTTTGCCCACCGAACACTTCCTTTCCTATGGAGTCCATTAGTCCTCTGTATTCCTTAGCTTGTTTAGAATTCGTAAAGGACTTCTTTGACAATTTCGTAGAAGGGTCAAGTATGAATGAAAACTCCCCTTGTGGGTTCTTTTCGTAATATTCCCACTCAGGTTCAAATTTTTCTATTCTTACTTGGTTTGTTTCTATATTCCTTGTTCTACAAAAATATTCATATCCACTTCTCCAAACCATTTCATATTGTTCATTCTCATACATTTATTTTCCTCCAAATAGCCTAATCAATCTAAGTTGATAATTTTGTCCTCTTCTATTTTCATAATCTGTTGTTAAAACATAAATGAAACTAATAGGCATAGACAAGAATGGATGTTTTATCCAAACATCAAATTGTTTCTTAACTGAAAACTTCTCTGAAGCAATTTTTATGGTTTCAAGAGACTTTTTTAGTTTTAAGAAATTAAAAATCACATAAAGCCACCCAGCTCTTCTTGCTATTTTCCTGTAAAACATAAAAAGTTCCATAATGAATTCCTTAATCAAAGTTTATGACAGCAGTATCAACTTCTTTTTCACTCGCTTGTTGAATAACTGAAGTATTAATGTTTGCGACAGCAGTATCTAAATTATCTTCATCGGCTAAATCAGTGAATCTTACAGTACTAAAATCGACTTCAACGAGATGTGAAGAAAGTCTTCCCGTATTCCTATTTTTCAAGAACTTAATCAGACTCTGATTCATTTCTCTTAACTGAGCATTTGAAAGTAAAGCTATAACATTATCGGCAGTTTGGATTACACCAAGTGAATCAGCAATGCTGTCCAACCCAGATTCTAGGTTGTCGTATGCCCCTCTATTCAACTGAGCTGCTGTAAATATGATGGTATCTTCCTTTTTAGAAAATCCATGAAGTTCTTCAGCAATGGATTTATAAAAAGCGTACCCACCAGCAGAACCAATAGTAGTTCTTACAGAAGACATCAACCCAATATAATCTATACAAATAAGGTCTGGCACAAATCCGTCTTTAGACTTAAGTTCTCCTAATAATGACTTCAAAAGAAGTACATTGAAAGTACCAGCAGGATAGTCTTTGATGACAAGTTTACCAGAAATCTTAGAAATTTCTTGAAGTTTTCTTTCAAATTCTTTCTTATCTAGCTTCCCTAAATCATTCGCTGGGTAATTCAATAAATTAGCATCAATTCTTCTTGCGATTTCCATATCCGTCATTTCTAGTGAAATGAATAATACATTTTTCTTCAATAAGTACGCTGTTGATGCCGCTGACATAAGTAATGCTGTTTTACCACCGTGTGAAGGAGCAACCACCAAGTTCAACGTCTTTGTTCTTAAACCGCTTCCAAGAGCTTCATCAACCGACCTTAAACCCAAACTTAGACCAGAAATTCTTTGAGTATAGTAAGCGTATCTTTCTTCTAAAGAACTTTCTTCCCCAAAATTCATTCCAGTGTCAGAATCAAAAGAAACTCCTAGTGCCTTTTCTATCATTCCAATAATTGGTTCAAAAGGTTCATCATTAGCAATTAAGTCAGCTGATTTAAAGATAGCTTCTGACAATTCTTCTTTTTGAATATACTTTTCTGTTTGGTCCAAAAGAAAATCTTTATTTTCTACTGGGGGTTCCAACATAACATTTTTATATTGTTGGATGACTTTATCTTTCACTGTATCAGATACAGAACCGGAATTTTTAATAAATAATCCGAGTTCTTTAATATTAGGTGCTTCTTCGTATTTCTTTTGATATTCTCTAAGAGCTTTGAAAATCTCAGTGTTTTCTAAGTTACTGAAATGTTCTGGTTTAAGATGAGTGAAGACCTTCGCAAAATAATCTCCGTCGACAAGTAGATTCTTTAATATCACATTTTCCATATCTTCCATATTTTCTCCTTAATGACATTATATAAAATAAAAATTAAAACGAACTTAAGCTTCTTTATGTTCTTCTAAAATAGAGATTATACCTGAAATCAATTCAAGGTGGTCTTCACTAGGCATATTCGGGTCGATAGTTATCCCAAAAGCGTGATTATGGCCTCCGGATGAAATCACCCAAGGGTTCCCATCCACAAAACTGATAATGCTTTCTTTGATGGTTTTCGCAACTTTATCATCAACTGAAGAATCTATCCTAATTGAAATATTTTTCTTACTTTGAAACGGGAGTACATAGAATTTATACTCTGGGTAATCCATTTGCCAAAATGATTTATGTAAATCATTAAAAGCAAGTAAAATAGAATTCTCTTCATCAAACACCACTAATCCTGAATCAATCGATTTCTGAAATATTTTATCCTTTTCTTTAACAGTTTCTTTATACAATTCTTTAAAAAATTTAGGAATTTTAAACCCGTTCCTTCTAATATTAGACTTAAACCCTGACATTTTTATTTTCCAAAAAATTGTGTTCAGAAACCAACCCATTTTAAAATTTTCTGGGTCTTCATATTCTTTATAGATATCATACGCATCTATCCAATTCACTAATTTTCTCAAATCTTCGTCATCACTTTTAATAAACTCAAAACANNNNAAACATAACTTCGTGGCACTTTTACCTATTTCGTGTTTAGTGAAGATATTATCAAAAGTCTTTAATTCTTCAAATGCTTCTTGTTCCCTTTCTACATATTCGTGATGGTCAATATAAATGATTTTTAATTCTTTGTTACTTTCTGCGATTCTCATCAATTCCTGAAAATCTTCATAAGTAAAAGCTAAGTCTGTTATAAATAAGACTTTTGTGAAGTAAGAGATATCATCTGAAACATACTTCAGAGTTTCTGATACATCATTGTAGTTGACATGAAAGGTTTCCATATCTGGAAACCTTGACTTAAGGACTAAATCACACCCAGCACCGTCTAAATCAGTATGGGTGATATGAATATATTGGTTCAAATTTTTCCTTTTCGGTATTTTTCATTTATTCTTTCAATTTCATGTTCAGGTATTAAATCTAAATACTGTTTCGCAACTTGTTCTGAACATCTATAATATTTTGTTACATTTTCTAAAGAACCGTCTAATTCTCTTTTATTTTGTTTCTCGAATGGTACGAACCCTTTTGGTACAAAGGTATTCACTATATCCCATTGTTTATCGACTGGAATTTCCTTAGTAGTGAATAGGAGTGCTAACTCTAATGTATTCTCGAACCTTGATAGGAGTTTATGGAACATAAACTCACTAATCTTTTCTTTTTCTTGTTGAGTTGGCTTGATTTTCTTATTGATAGAGGCATTCATCACTTCCCAAATAGAATTCCCCTTCTTTGGTTTGTACTCTTCTTGTTGTACTTCTCTCTCTTCAGAAATACCCCATTCTTCTAACATCAATCTACCCTTTCTGAAGTGTGTTTACTTTTCCCTGATACTTTAACTTCTGTTCCTTTAGGTTCTTTGAGGTCTGGGTAATCTCTATCAAGCCCTCTTTCTTTCATAAGGGCAAAAACATCTAAGTTAGCGTCTTCACCAAAAAGATCATAGTAATATGAAATAGCATCATTCACATTTTCACCGTGGAATTTATATGACTCAAGTGCTTTTTCTGCTACTTCTTTCAATTTCTCATTTTCTGGTTCAGCACGAACTCCTTCAGAAACAGATTGGTAAACGCTCATGGCTTGTTTAGACAAGAAATCATTAGAGATTACACTAAAAAGAAGGTCTTCTCTAATTTTAATTTCCCTTAGTTGTTGTTTAATTTCTTGTAATTCTTTGTTTTCTTCACTCATTTATTTTCTCCTTCAATATCAAGTTCAAAATCGTCATCGGTCATTGCATTGTGCATAAAAGTATATTTCTTTTCGATATACTCTGGGAAATCTGTATCTCTTAGGATAGGAAGCCAGAATTCTTTAGGATTCTCATTAATTTGTCTCTCACGCCATTTCTTATCACCTTCCACATTAGGTCTTGAATAAAACCCCATAGACGGCTTCGTAACATATCCGCCTTCTAGAGCATCTTCTAAAATCCCATAGTAAGGGTCTATACCGCCATCATATTTTATGAGATATCTAAGTTTTGTAAGTTCTTTACAAAATCTTGACTTTTTAGTGGTTGCGAGGATTAGTGCTCCAGTGACTTCAGTGTCTGAAGCAGTTTCTTTAGATTTAGCCTTACTTGTTCCTAAGACAATAGAACTACTTGCAAAATACAAACCTCTGCCACCACCGATGGCAAGTGGGTCAAATTGGGACATAGAATCGTAAACTTGGTTGACAACAAATACGGTCATCCCTAACCCAGTCAAAAGTTTAGCAAAGGTGTTTTTCTTCTTAGCAACGGTAAAGTCAGCAGCATCATTCCCTGAAGAAGCGTCAGCAACAGTTTTAGAAGTCACGAGTCCGCCCCAACTATCTATAACAAGAAGAACCTTCTTTCTTTCTTCTTTAGTTAGATCGTTCGCAATAGCCATAACTTGTTTTTGAGCGTCTTCTATTTGGTTAGTCTGGATTACAAGAAGCCTATCTAAGTCCAAACCAATTGACTCAGCTAAATTGAAATCAAACGCCATTTCTGTATCAATATAGATGACAATCCAATCTTTGTCTATCTTTTGTGAATTTTTAGCCACCTTAAGACCCACAATACTTTTCCCCAATGAACTCGGGGCAGCAATTTGAGAAATTTTCCCAACTGGGATACCCCCAAATAATCTTCCACTAAATAGGATGTTCAGTACAAGAGACCCAGTACTAATAAATTGTTGTTCTTCATCAGTTTTTTCAATTACGAAATCTTTAATCGCTTTATTTTTGCTTAGTTTTGTTATCAGTGAACTCGCCATCTTTTTCTCCATATAAATATTTTTCTAAATCTTCTATAACCTTTTGTTCAGAAGTCGCTCTTCCTTCTCCCTTAACATCGTGAAGTTCTTCCATAGCGAAATACAGCTCATCTATAAAAGCATACATTTCGAAATCATTTTCGAAAAGGATAGCAATTGAATTATTCAAGACTACTGAATTTTCATCATTGTTTACTTCAACTTCTACTGGTGAATCAAGTACTCCACCGATATCTAAGTTATATGAATTTATAGGGTAATAGCCATTTTCTTCTAAAAATAAAATTTTTTGAATTCCTTTGTTATTCTTCCCTATGTAGTACACGAAAGGCTTATCATGTACTTTTACCTTTCTTTCTTTAAACATTTCTTTCCTTTTAAGTTTCTTATGATACTGTAACGAACTTAAATCTCACTTAAGTCCTGATTAAGTTTGAAATTCGTCACTTAAACTTAATGGAATTATCGCCGATAATCTTCACGGCAAATGCTAGAAGTGGAATATGTTTATTTTTAGCTCTTTGGGAATAATCTTGGTAATCAGCCAATTCTAGGATAACCATTGGTTGACTTTCTGGCTTAAACACATCATCTAGATGCTTATACAAATATGTATAGAAATTGTCAGGAATCATAATTTCATTCACAGCTTCCTTCACAGCTTTAAACTTCCTGTGAAGCATAGCATCAGTTAATGCTACAAAAGCATCATCTGGTTTAGTAATGTGGTCAAATTTAAGAGTTCCAGTAACACTATGTTTTTGTAAGAACATTAGCATATTTCTTGTTGATGGATAAAGCGTAGAAATGACCTGAAGAACATCTTTCTTTTCATAACTAACATTCTCATTTTCTAAAATACTTGTAAGACGATTAAAAATCTGTACCGCAAGTTCCTTTTTATTCTGACTATAAATGTCGTCTAAATTAAAGACTTGCATCCTATTGAGAAGAGGTTCGATTATTTTATCCATATAGTTACCAGTAAAAATAAAACGAACATTCTTACTATACTGCTCTATATCTGAACGGAGAGTACTTTGTGCTGCTGCTGTCAAATAGTCAGCTTCATCCAAACAAATAAGTTTATGATTCCCCATCATAGACCTACTTTTAGAAAATCCACCAATCTCATTTCTCATTACGTCAATTCCATTATCCTTGGAACCATTAATCCATAAAACTTCTACATCAAGTTCAGAAGAAACAACATTCATGAATGATGACTTTCCTGTTCCAGGAATACTACCAAATAACCCAATATTCGGGATTTCTTTATTTTTCAACCATTCTCTCAGTTTTTCTTTATCTGACTCTGGAAATATCAAATCATCTACAGTTCTAGGTCTGTATCTTTCAGCCCAAATAAATTGGTCTTTATCTATTGTCATATTGTCTCCTATAATTCAATTTGGTTGAAAAGTGTTTTTATTGTTTTAATTGACTCTTCCTTAAATGTTAAAAATAACATCACAAAATCTATTTTCCTTTTTACGTGTTTTAAAACTCTATTCAGTGAATATTCTTTCTTATAAAGTTTTAAAAACCAATGTGCTGTGTAGAATTGAATATTATTTTTGACACATTCTTGAAGAACTGTTTCTGGAGTTATAGAACTACCGTATGTTTCTTTCAAATAAGAAACATCTTTGGAGATATAATCCCTATAATTCATAATCAAATGTTTAAATCTAGCGATTTCCTTTAAATCCAATTCCCTTAATTCATCCAATAAAGCCCTAAAAGAACTTGGAGTCTTAGAATACATAATATATACACAAGCCAGAACAAATGTCTCTTTTTTCCTATTTTCCCATTTCTGGTATGGAAAGAACATTTTAGTCCTTTCCCTTGTATTGTGTTTATGTTTGGAATGAAGTAGTCTATAATTTAACTGGGAATCATAAGTGATAAAAATTCCATGGGCTAAATCATATTGTTGGTTAAAACTTAACATAAAAATCCTTTACGATATTCTACTATTCTAACCTTAAGATATCTTTAAATCCACTCATCCAATTGAGTTTTCTTGGTTTCTCCTTCAAATCTTGCTTGGTTATTGAATTTCAGGTCCTCTTTAAATGTTTCCCTGAAGCTTTTATCTTTCTTCAACGCTTCCCCAACTTCTTCCACATCTTTGTCTAATTCTTCACAAAACATCATCACAACTTCCATGATGGAATAACCGTATAAGTTCCTTTCCTTTTTAAACTCTATGATTTCTCTAAACATAGTTCCATTCGCTGCATTTTCCCACATAATTAATCTCCTATGACTTTTCTATTTCGAATTTACTAAACCCATCTTCGACGCTAACCTTTACTATCCTATTCAAGATTTCAAGTCTATTCTTAATATCTGGGTTATGTGAAATGAGTACAACATTCTTGCTAGAACTGAAAACTTCATCTAGGATAGTCATTACTTCGTCTATTCCTTCTATATCCAAAGAACTATCTAAATATTCATCTAATATTAAAAGATTAGTACTAATTCCATTCTTTTCTTCTATTAATTTCAAGAACGCAAATAGGATACTAAGAGAAATTCGTTGTTTTTGTCCATTTGACAATGAGTTGAAATCGTTATCAGAATTTCTAGAAATAATCTTTTCGTTAAACTCACTGTCGATGACAAAGTTGAATTTTGAATCAAAGAGTTCCAAGAACTCATTTATGTACTTGTTCAGGAAAGGTAATTGTTGATTGAGAATTACTCCCTTCAGGTTCTTATCGGAAACCATATCTTCTAATTCAATAAGCTCAGTCATGTCCTGTTTAATCTTAATTAATCTGTTCTTAGCTTCTTCATAGTCTCTTTCCAATTGCTCTAGTTCAGAATAATCTATTTTTACAGCTTCCCAAGCTTCTGTTTTTTCTATTCTCTCTTTTATAGTTTTAATGTGGTCTTCTAATTGAACCATGTTTTTATTAAGCCTGTCTTTATTGAGAACTTTAGACTGTTTTTGTTTTCTTTCTTCCAGTAATTCATTTAGTTCATTTTGTAATCTATCTCTTTCTTCTATGATATATACTAATTGAACTTTCAATTCTTCTGAAGTATAAGGAAGTTCTTCTTTTATTTCAAACTCGCAATTAGGACAAACCACTTTATTTTTCTCGTTAGCAGAGATACGTCTTACTTTAGCCTTGACGTCCTGTTCCTTTTCGAGCACACTAACCAACTCTGATTCAATAGAAGTTATCTGAGGGAGCATCTCGTTAATCTCTGACTCTAATTGTTCTAGCTTACTAATAGCACTTGGGTATTTCTTTAATTTCTCTTCACTTTCTTCAAGTTCTTGTCTCAATTCCTTTAGAATTGAATCTCTATTTGCGTTGAACTCTTCATTTTGCTTTTCCATAGCCTTGATATTAAACTTAGTAGAAGATATAGAAGAGCTTAAAACTTCCACCTTATACTCATATTCTGTCAAGTATGTTTTCTGGAGAAGCTTCTCTTCACGAACTTTGTCTTTTATTTGATTAAAAATAGCAGTATCAGTGATGATCTGAAGTACTTCTTCCTTTTCAGATTTGTTCAAATCCATGAAGTTCTTAGAAGAACTTAAGTTAGCTCCTAATGCTATCAGTTGTCTATAGACATTCTCTCCGAACTTTAAGATCGAGTCTTCGAACAAAGCTTGGTAATCTCTATTGGTCGATGGTTTCTCTACTAAAGAATACCCATCTTCTTCTTTCTTATAAATCTCAAAAATGTCTGGTTTCTGACCTCGTATGACTTTAAATGAGTTACCATTGGCAGAGAACTCCGCTTCTACCCAAAGTTCTCTATTGTTTTTATTATTAATTAGCGAACCAATTTTGATTTTCCTAAATGGTTTCCCAAATAGACAATATGTAAGTGCGTCTACAAAAGTACTTTTCCCTAGCCCATTCCCGCCAACAACTAAATCAATACCATTTTCAAAATTATATTCTGAAATTTTGTTCCCATAACTAAGAACATTTTTAAATCTGAGCGTTTTAAATTCTATTTTCATTCTATTCCTCTATCTCAGAGAGTATCTTGTTCAATAAATTCATTAAAGTCGGCTTTTTGTCCTGAACAGTTTGTATTAAAAGTTCAAGCCCACCAACATTATCAATTTCTCCCTTGAAATCAGTTCCAATTAAATCAGAAATTTCAACATTATTGATCACATCAAAAACGAATCCACGTTGACTTAATTCAAAACTTACTGTTTCATATTCTTTGTCTTCTGCTTCGTTGATAAAGAACTTAATTATATGTCCAGACAAATCTGGTAAATCTTCTACTTTATCAAAATATAATCGTTCTTCGGACCAACCAGAAAGTTCTATTATTTTAGGGGCTTTATCGTTGTATTTTAGTTTAATGAACTTAGAGCTAATCTCATTTTCTATGAATTCATATTCGTGTCCTTCAAAAACAAAGAAACCTCTTTTTGTATCATAGTCACCCCAATTCATCTGATAAGGAGTTCCTACATACATTACAAACCCATCAGTCGACTGAATATGGTAATGTCCGCTAACAACCCTTTTAAGATTTTTAGCTTTCTTAAAGAACTGAGAAGTTAAACTTGAAGACTCATCCACGTGACCCTTCACCATTTCGAAATTCTTAATTTCAAAATGTCCAAAAACTACATCAACGTCTTCCATGTCTTTTGGTTTCAGTTTATTTTCGATTATCCAAGGGAATAACTTATACTTATATTCACCTAAAGATATCACGCTTGGCTTATCGAAAATTTCTACTGTTTCTGGAAAAAGTTCTTGAAAATATTTTACTAAGTTTATTTCTAAAGTAGAGCTATAATAAATATCATGATTCCCAAGTATAGAATATATCTTGAAACCATTCTCTTTCATTGGTGTGAAGAATTCATCCACTAACCTATTAAAAGTCTTTATATTCATAGTTTTCCTATTATCTAATAGGTCACCCAATTGAACTATTGTATCTATCCCGTGTTCTTTCATATACGGGAATAACTGATTCTTGAAGAACAAGAGTTGGTTATCTAAAAAATCGTCACTAAATCCCTTGACACCAAAATGTGTGTCGCCTAGTACCACGAATTTCATTAAACATCTGCTCTCTTTTCAACCCATTTACCGCAAGAAGCACTCTTATCTACGCAAATCATAGTCACAGGTTCACCGTTTATCTCTACAAACGCTTTGAATGCATCTCCATTGAAGTTAGTCAATCTAGTGAAATACCTAGCATTTTTCCATTCTTGTTCTGTATCTAAGTCTTCCATAATATCATTCATATATGTACAAGCAACTAAATCTTTATTCATAGATTCTTTTGAATAGTAGCAATTTTCACAAGTCCTCATCAATTCTCCTCGTTAATTATAATTATTGATTATATAAAATGTTTCTTAATGTTGGCTTAAAAGGTCATCCAAAGAAATAGGAGAGTAATTTATCGATTCTACAGAAACATTATAATGTTTCTCCAATCCAGTATCTCTATTATGCACGTGTCCGTGTATTATGTGTTTTATTTCATTTCTTTCAATGACTTCTCTTAATCTTTGTATTTGTTCTATTTCTTTTTGTTTTGAATACTCATTAGTTTTTATAGGATAGTGAGACATAAAAATATCATCTAACACGTAATATTCAGCCACTTCTTCAAACCCAAGGTGTTCTTTATACCAAGAAGCTTCTAAATGGTCGTGATTTCCTCTTGCTAGAAATTTCTTTCCTGGCAATTCTTTAAAAATTTCTTCTAAATCATTATAACGTCCTCTTATAGAAGCAGCTATATCTCCTAGGTGAAATATCACATCATCATCTTTAACGACCTTTTTCCAGTTGTTGATAATCAATTCTTCGTGATTTTCAGGTCTATTACAATATTTTATGATATTTCTATGGAGAAAGTGAGTATCGCTTATTATATATATCATTATTATCCTTCAAAAGTTTCTTTTAGTGCGTGTGCTTTTGATTCTACAAGAAAAGATGCCATCTTCTTTGCTTCTTCAAAATCCTTGAATATCCAAGCAACCATGTCCCCATACTCTACGACATAATATACAAAATTGTCTTTTAATTTAAAAATAGAAGAAATGGCACCCTCAAATGTTTCTTTAGTAAATGGGTACATAGTAGTTTTTAAAATTGGAGAATTGGAGAAATCGAATACCTTTCTACCACAAATGAATACTTCGTTCTTATCATTGGTAGCAATTATATACCCGCCTATTTCATCCACCATTTTCAAATTATCAGGAACTTTCCATTTAGTCCCCACATTATTTTTTTCCATTCTTAGCCTTTCTAATCTTTTGTTTCAGAGCTTGTTTTAACCCTTCTATAATTTCTTGTTCTGGTAAGTCCTTGAATTCCACGACTTCTTCTTTCTTTTCCTTATCATAAGTAACCAGAACTATATTATTTCCTTCCCTTATAGCTCTGATAAACTCTCCTTCAATGAGTCTCTCTAAATATCCCAGCCAAATAGAAACTGGCATCTCATGACCCATAAGAAGTTCAGAAGAATTTAATTTCTTAATATTCTTTATTTTAGGCTTTTCATTAGCACTACTTTTCTCAGAGTTATTTTCCTTATCACCATCACCCAGAACTTTAACTCTCTTCAGAGTTTCTATATCAAAGTGTTCTCTAATATATTTGTTAGTAACCTTTCTAAGTGTCAGTTCTGATATATCATAGTCTTCGACTAATTGTTCATAATCAATTTTCACTCATTTTCTCCTTAAAATAGTTTGAAATATCCACAAAATTATTAAAATCGTATTCAGTACACTTAACTCTAGTGGAGCGTTTAAAATTATTGTGGAATTGTGAATGGCAACCTGAACAAAGACATACTCCATTTTCAACTTCAAATCTTAGTTCAGGAAAGTAAGTAGCGTGGTTCTTGTGATGTGCGTGTCTATTTTGTAAAGAACCGCAAATAACACATCTAGAATCTCTTCTTATGACTTGTGCTCTCCAGACTCTATACTCTCTTGTGTTTCTCCAACTCATATATCCCTCTTAGTTCTTTTTTAAAATACTATTTAACGAAATACTTTGAAAAGAATAAGTTTTATATAGATACATAGACAGATTGGTGGACGTGTGCGGGAACGATCCGCAGTCCGAAACACCTTTTTGCTTTGAGGAATTACAAGTTTATCTTTCAATTTAGTCGGGGGAAGACAACCCAAAACCAGGATTTTAGGAATCCTTAGAAACCCCTCACATACGGCAGTGAAGTGCGCCACTCCTGTCTTTTAAAAGACCGAACAAATGGTTCGTGGAGAAATTGGTCGCCTATTATTGTCCGGACGATAACGGACACCCCTGATTACTCAATGGTAACTGGGAAATGAAGATGGCTCATTTCTTCTGAGTTTTATTTTGCTACGCTATGTGTACTCCACACATTCGATAAGCCGTGACCCTTCTGGTAAACAAGTGGGTCATTCTTGTCAGGATTAAGCTACTAAAGCTCCTGTGTATGATGTATTGTTTGCATCTATTGAAAAGTTTTAAGTCATAAGACTACTTGCCTCTACACATAATCGATGTCACGTCGATACCAAGTCACTCCCAAAGAGACGCTACAAGAGCGTCTAACCGAGATACTATCTTCGGAGGTGTTCACAAGCAGAATTTATATACCGATCGACCAGCTTATGTATCGGTCTCAGGTGGATTTCCAACCAATTATCGCAGTGTTTGTCCCCACCGATGGAGAGCCAGAACTCGGTATATCCCCGAGAGCTTTCGCTTTGTATTTATTTTGTACCAACTGCTTTTTACGACCTTAGCTTACCGTATAGGAATCGCTGAGATTTCGCTCAGTTTCTAGCTTAGTCTACCTGAAATTTTCAGTCGAGGTTCCCGCTTTTCGTTGAATCGACGACTTCCACGCCTTATTGGATACTAAGCCCAAAAAACAACGACGGTGCTGATTACCGACTGGACTTACATCACTTGGAATGCCAGTTAAATTAAGGGATAAAGGTTTGAGGTAGAGCTTCAATAGAATCAATGCTTCTAAAGAATTTATCTCCAATGGTTTCCTTTACCTTAGATTCAGCACCAGCATAAGAACTAGCAAGCACAATAAAATCAATCCAAGTGTGTTCTTTACTATCAGACACTTCTGAACTTTCATCATAATGAGTAGCAGTTACTCTATAAAGTTGTTTTTCCATTTTAATTACTCCTTGTTTAGTATTTTACATTATACTAACAAAACCTTAAAATAAACTTATTTTCCGAAAGTTTTCCTGATATAATCGGTTAGTTCTTTCAACCCCTCTAATAATTTCTTCCACATTTCCATCATAGAAGGATATTCGATAATAAACTCAGTTATCTTCTTAAGCATTCTATGAATAAATTTCTCAACCATCTTGATGAAGTCTTCTATCTCTTCTGAAATTTCCTTTTCAGGGTCTTTCTTATCATTATCTTCTTTATTGTCGTCTTCTTTATCGTCATTCGGTTCAGGTTTCAATAGATCAGTCTTGAATTCAGTACATACCCATAAATCCATCACGTCCATATTAAACACATCATATCTAAGTGCCCAATGCCCGTTATCTCCCCAAGCTTCTGACCAAGAATTTTCTACTATGAAAGAACCGCCATTAAGGTTATCATCATATCCGATAATAGCCATAGCGTGCCCACCAACATAGTCAGTTCCACTATTTCTTCCTAAATAATTCTGTTCTTCAAGAGGTTCTTTTATATAGAAGAAGCTTTCAAATAGATACATACCAAAAATCACTGGGTGACCTTCTGTTATTGCTGCCTTTACGCCATTAATGTCACCGTTAGGAATTCTTTCATATCTAATCACTTTATTGTCTTCAGCCATTTTCTTAGCTTCTTCAGACGGTTCTTCATTAACCATACTTTCATCAAACTCCCAGTATGACTCAAGAGGAACTCCGTATTTATTACAAACCTTGAATGCGTCTCTCATATACGCACCCTTATCCTGTTTTCTAAGTTCTGGGTACGGTTCTCTTTCAAAATAATATACAAATAGCCTTGAAAGGTCTACATCTTTCCCATCTTTCTTCGCCATTGCTTCTAATGCTGAACAAGCCGCATTAGCGGTACAGGAACCAGTTCTAAGTTGGTTTTCTATCTCTCCAGTATATTCCATCAATGAAAATGATTCTGGTAAATCTCTTTCTTCTGGTGCTTTGAAAATAAAGTCTCTTTCATCTTCTGGGTCTTTTATTACACCGTTAATAGCAGCACCCTTTAAACCAATGTCCGGAATGATTATTTCATCTGGATTTATTTCTCTTTTTAACTTAAATTCCACTACAATCTCCTAATTCCTCTGAAATGTTTTCTATAATAAGGCTTATCGTAGTTAGTGATGATTACTCTCTTTGCTCCGGAAGAAGCGTGTATCATTGTTTTTTTTTCTTTGGATCGATTATAATCCCAACGTGCCCAACTCTATTTGAAGAGTCAGAGAAGAAAATTAAATCACCCTTTTTAGCACAAGACTTTTTGATCTTTCTTCCAATTCTATATTGTTCTCTAGAAGTTCTTGGTAATTTCTTACCGTGTTTAGAATAAACTTTCTTGACAAAAGCAGAGCAATCTATACCATTTCTACTATTTCCACCATATCTATATTTAACCCCAAGGAATGTTTTAGCAGTTTTAATGACTCTTTCTGAAAATGAAAAGTAGTCCTTAATCGAACATTTCTTCTTTTTCTTCTTAAATTTTATCGATTTATATTTTGGGTTGAATTTCTTATAGTTAAGATTAGTAGGTTTGTGAGGTTTTTTAAAATTACGAGGATGATAACTTTCTTTATTTTTTATTACTGGAGAAGTTATGTTTTCATCTGGGTCTATAATAGGGAAATTACTTGATATATTTATTTCTATGATTTCAACTTTAGTTAAAGAAAAATCTTTATTTATACCAAAATTGGCATTTCCTATAAAAATAGAAAAGATGATAAGGAGGAATGTGACTACAAATACTTTATTCATAAAATTCTCTATTTTTAAGTATTTAAGTCATAGTCAGGGAGAGACCCTGACTAAAAGTTTCGGTGCACTAGAACTTGTAATTAACGCCAACAGAAACGATTTCTTTATTAAAGTCACCGTCTTGTAGACCATCTAGGTCAGAATTATCATTGACCACATAGTCAGCAAATACGTCGAAATCTTCATTGAGAGCATAAGAAGCACCGATTCCGTATGCGAACCCGTCAGCTTCATCTTTCCCATTATCTACATTAGAATAACCGAAAAGCCCATACACTCCAACATCACATACATTATACTGAGGTTTCAAGAAACCAGCAATTGTATAAACATCACCAAAATCATCAATAGAACTAAACAAAGTGTTATATCTACCTTCTACAGCAGCTGAGAAGTCACCATTTCTATAGAAGACATATCCAGCATCAATACCAACGCCAGTAGTTTCAAATGTTTTGAACTTATCTGAAGTGATAGATTCACCTGCGATGATTGATCCACCAACATAGAAATCCTTAGTATTCTGAACTACTGGTACTTCTACTGCTGGTTCAACTGGAGCGATATCTCCTCCTGCATATAGAGTAATTGAAGCTAACATAGCTACCAAAAGAGTTTTTAATTTTGTCATTTAAGACCTCCAAATAAAATTTTTTACAGCGTTGCCAACCTACCCAGTAGGAATTCGTTAATCTTTCATTAACTTTTTAAGTATAGTCTATATTTCTTAATTTCTACTTAAATCTTTTATGAGAGAAGGGTCTTTAGCAACGGCAAGAACTTTCAGTAGAAAATCTTCTGAAATTGTATCACCTCTTTCACCGCCTTCTTGGGATTTAGAAGAACTCACATCACCTAAATAAGCACTTATTCCACCAAATAACCACAAAGATGTTCCGTTGTACGGTTTTAGATATAAATCGTCATCAACAATATAAACTCCAGGAGAAGGAGAGATTTCTTCAATTAAATCAATCCCATTAACTCCTTTAGGATTGTTGATTCTCTTTATAGAAAGTACTTCTTCCATCATTCTTTACCCTACAATTCTTTTTATGGTTTCTCTTGTTAATGGAACTACTTGTCCTTCTTCGAAAAGAATTCCGTCTCTTAAAACATCATACCCAAGCTGATTAGCATATCCAATAGTTCCGACCTCAAAGGCTTCTTCCATAAGATTTTCTTCAATCTTTTCTCCCATTATCCCTTTCATATAATATCCTACGAACTTAGGAGGGAAACCACGAGAAAGAAGATTTTCCTCTATCTTTCTCCTTTTTTCTTCAGAGAGTTTTATTTCTTCCAGAAGCTCATTATATCCAGTACCGATTTTAGCTTCACTAAATCTATCTCTGATGGCATCCACTGAAATTAATTCAAAAGGGAAATATTCTGGATTCATAGTCTTAACCAAGAATGCTTCTCCTTTATCATTGAAACCAAGATATTGGTTTTCTTCAGCGTAGTCTACTCCGTAAATTTCAATCATGGTTTCTCCTTATAGTTCAATACTTTCAATTTCTTTCACTAAAGCGTCTTTATCATTCCAAATCTTAGGGATGATTTTCAACATTCTATCAGAATACCCAGTTACTTCTAGTACATTATCATTCAACTTCAAAGGCGTTCCATTTCCGTACCCTTCTAAATTCCAGAATAAAACTTTAACCTTTGGGTTTATCTTTCTATATTCTTTCATGGTATCATTGAAACTTACTCCGTTTCCACCCCAAGAAGTTCCAATTTCATTTTCTTGCATATCAGTAAATATAATGAGTTTATCAACGAAAATACTTTTCTTAACTAATTCAGACACTGCAGAAGATAGATTAGTTCCACCACCTTTAGAATATGTATTAGTAATGAAATTCATTGGTGAATCGATTTCAACTCTTCTTGGAGTAGTTGCCCAAAGATATCCAATCACATTATCTTTATCTAAGCCAGAAATCATACTAGCCATCATGACTTTTCCAAGACTAAACGGCGACTTAGAGAATACATAACCAGAACCCATGGAAGCAGATTCATCAAGAAGTAAAGCTACTCTTTCTCCGTCATTGACAAGATTGAGGTTCTTTCCTGAAATTTTAAATGCTTCTTCAATGACATTCATCACTTTCTTCTGGAAAAATGGGTCTACTTCATCCAATCTCTTCACTGTTTCATATGCCTGAGCAAATCTAAAAGGAAGTACTCTAGATTTCAAGATTCTATTTTCATCACCTAAAAGACCAACAAGCAAATCAATAGTTTCTCTATCTGGACCTGCTTCAAGGATATTCTTGACATTCTTTAGAGCAGCCATATATCCAAGTTTATTATTTTTCAGCATATCTTTATAAGCCGATATTCTATCTTCACTTCCAGCATTTACTGTTTGCGCAGTTTGAATACTAGGGAGACGACCTTCGAGTGCCTGTTTAAACATCAATCTTTGTTCATCTGTAGTAGGTGTTGGGTGAGAGATGTTAATCAAATTAGACACCTTCACAGAACCGTTCCCAAAGTACTTCTTTAATTGATATTTATCCCACTTAGTCTCTAGTGCCATCTTAATAGCCTTTCTAAGTGAATTAGGAATCATCTTTCCTGGATTTCTTTGATTCCACAAAGCGACAATTTCAGTAGCATCATCTGGTCTAATTAGAGTTTTATAAAAAGCTCTTTTAGTAAAAGAAAATCCCTTGAATCTTTCTGCAACAAGAACAGCAAGAAGATGAGAAACAGAACGGAGATTTCCTTCATTTCTCACATACACCATAGCCTTAGCAAGGAATTTCTTGAAATCCAAATCTTCTTCAGAGAAAAAAGATTCAATGTTTTTCATTCTTTCTTGTTCAGTCTCATAGTATGAATCACTAATTAACAATGAATTCATGATGATAGAAACGAATTCCTTTTTAACATCAGTTCTTTCAAATGCTGGGAAACCTTCTTTATTTTCAGAGTTTGGGATAGAATTAACTCCCTTATTAGATGTGTTAAATTTTGCCATTTTCATTTCCTTTAGTTCTAATTCATTTAGACGATTTAAGTCTTTTAAAAGCAAAATGAAATCGCTCAAAAGTTTTTTATGTCTGGTGCTCTACCAACTGAGCTAATCCCCTCCAAGAGAGGATACCGGACTCGAACCGATGACATCCAGGGTTCAGATTACGATGTAATTTTGAGCTGTAATTTTTGCTTTTAAAAGACTTAATGACAAGAAACTTGAAACATCTTAAGTCTTTACTAAGAAAGATGAAATCGACGGTGATATGGTTGGATTTTTAGAATAAATCGATGTAATCCACGTCTGTAATTCTTTCTTAGTAAAGACTTTAAGGATGAAATCGTAATAGATGATACTTCAGCAATGTTTTATCACTACCTATCCAGAATTCACTGATCTGGAACAGATCGAACTCAGTTTTCTTAAAGTATTGGCTGTCTTCGATTGGACCTGGAAACGCCATTCCTTTGTAAATAATAATTTATACGATGTAATCTATCACTTTAATTCCTTAAAGCTTAGTAATTATACCCTAATATTCTTAAGAGAACCTTATCTTGAAGTCGATGAATAATTTATAAAGATTTCTTTCAAAATCCCCAGAAACGAATGGGTGAACATCAAATATCTTTGGTATCCCATCAGATACCTTATATTGAAAAGTAATCACGCCAGAATATTTCATTTTAGAAATTATTTCAGTAAGTTGTTGAGGATACTATCAAGAAAATAATGGTCATTTTCTTGGAGTTTCTTTTGCTGTCTAGAAGTCCTGTCTACTCTAACCTTGTTTCTTCCATAACATATATTAGAATTATGGATAATTTCCCCTTTATGACAAAAGAACATAGAAGAGAATTCAGTTCCAATGACATACTCTTGTATCACATCAGAATTCAAATCTTTTCTAAAATCAACACATTTCACGCCTTTACTAAGACATCCTCTTTGATTTTTTACTACGACCTTGCCACTTGTTGGGTTTAAGCTAGGTAAAAATTCAGAAAATCCTAAATCTGAAAGGTGTTTATGAGTTTTGAGTTTGTTTCTAAATGTATCTCTGAAAAATTTAGTAGCTACGAACTTCCCACCAAGTGTGTTCATTACGTGCCTGTATTGAAGAGGGATTTCATAATCGTAATTCTTACTTTTATCCCTAATTATCTTTATCCCATGTTGTTTCAATAATTCTTATTGAATTTCAAAATCAAAAAGTTAGAAGTTAAAATAGTCAAATCATTTCTCCATATAGCAGAAACCTTTCGGCAACGGTAGCTAAGACCGAATCTTCGTGCTATATTTCACAGATGAAATCGAAAGAGAGATTTTGGGTTGCTTTAAGAATCGATGTAATCTCTTTCTTTAATTCTGTGATTGAGTTATTTAGTAATAGAAACTTCTGTAGTTAGTAGAGTAGAAGCAATAGAGTTCGCATTTACTAATGCTATTCTAGTCACCTTCAGAGGATCAATCACCCCACTTTCAAATAAATCTTCAAGTTCTCCAGTTACTGCGTTAAATCCAATCATCTCAGGTTCTTCATCTCTAATCCCTTCTATGATTTCTTCTTGATTAGTGAAACCTGCATTCTCTAGAATCTTCTTGAATGGTTCAAGTATGGACTCAAGAACTATCTCAGCACCTACTCCAGCGTCTCCACTGAATGGGTTATGAATCTTTGAAGCGTGGATTAATGCGCATCCTCCGCCTATCACAATGCCCTCTGAAATAGCTGACTTAGTTGCTTCAACCGCATCATCGAATCTATCTTTCTTTTCAGCCATCTCAAATTCTGTTTGTGCTCCAACCTTAATGGTCGCAGCAGATCCAGTTATCCTAGCAATTCTCTTCTCTATGGTTTTAATATCAGTTGAATTTTCCTTAGAAGATTCTAACTTATTAACAAATTCTTCAATTTTTTCTTTATCACCATGTCCAGAAACAATAACTGTATTCCCAGAAGTGATGATAACCTTATCAGCACTACCAAGGTCTTCTAGATTAAGTCCTTCTAGAGATTTACCAGTTTCTTTAGAAACAAGAGTGGCTCCAGTGACTAAAGAAATGTCCTTAAGGTATTCTTCTTTAGAAAGACCAAATCCTGGAGACTTAACAGCGAATACATTTAAAGTACCTCTCATTTTATTTACGATAATAGAAGATAGTGCTTCACCCTCAACTTCTTCTGCGATAATCAACAGAGGTCTTTGAGTTTTTTGAACTTTTTCTAGAATAGGAAGAATGGTGATCAACTGAGAAACCTTTCCATCCACGACCATAATGAACGGGTCTTCTAGTTCAGCTCTTTCTCTTTCTGAATTAGTGATGAAATGCGGAGAAAGATATCCTCTATTAAATTCAAATCCCTTCGTGACTTCCAATTCGTCTTTATCACCAGAAGCTTCTTCTACAGTGATAATACCATTTCTCCCTACTTCTGAAATAGCCTTAGCAATCAATTCTCCAATTTCTCTATCTCCATTAGCAGAAATTGTTGCTACATTAACGATATCTTCATCTGAAATTTCTCTTGAATTTTCTTTCAGTTCTTCCAATACCAATTCTACCATTTTATCCATACCACGCTTCATCGCAACTGGATTAACTTCATTCAAACGCTTTAAACCATTTTGAAAAATAGCATTTGCTAAAACGGTAGAAGTAGTTGTCCCATCACCTGCCTCAAAAGCAGTATTCGCTGAAACTTCTTTTACAATCTGAGCACCCATGTTTTCTATTCTATCTTTAAAGAACACTTCATGGGCGACAGTAACTCCGTCCTTTGTTAGGTGTGGCTTAGATTCTTCTCTTTCGATAAGAACATTCTTTCCCATTGGACCCATAGTGGAACTAACTGCATCAGTTAATTTTTGTACCCCTTTAGAAAGTTTCTTTCTTGCTTTTTTACCAAATTTGATATCTTTACTCATCAATCACCCCAAGTACATTAATTTCATTAAGGAGCACATATTGTTCTCCTTCAAAGTTCACTTTATAAGCCCCGTGTGACTCATAGTAAACTGTTTCCCCGACTTTTAGTAAGGTAATATTTTCTCCAACTGAAACTATATCACCCTTAGCAGTTTCTTTAGAGTCAGAAGATTGTGTTTCATAAACAATCCCTGATGCTGAGACACTCTCTTCTTTTAAAGTGTGTGGTTTAATTAAAATCTTATCACCTACTGGTCTTATCATCAATTCTCCTTAGTTTAGTATTCGTATTGTACCGAATATTTCTTATAAACTACTTAATCCATTACTATTCAATAAAATTCTAAACTAAATTCTATTGAATAGGGGCTTCAAAAGCCCACTATTTATGTAGTTATTCGCAAGAATTTACAAATACCATAGAAAGTTTCTTTTCGGAAATATAGATATATTGCACCCTAATTCCCATTTCTACGACATTTTTCATTTCAGGATTTTCACAGATTTGTTTTTTAGCGATAGCCATCACGACAGATGCTTCTTCGTCACTTTTCGGTTAATCACTTTCTGAAACTTTGTAGACATAAGTTGCAGTAGAGCCTTGAATACCGCCAGCAGCATTGTCAGAGAAAGTATAAGTCGCAGCAGAATTTGCGAGTGCGCCAATAGAAAGAGTTAGAGCAGTGAATACTCCAATGAGCAATTTTTTCATTTTAAAACCTTTAGGATAATTTAGTCGAAAGAGGTGGGATTCGAACCCACAAGAATAATCCCGTCCGCTTCGAAATTATTCAGATGACTTTAGGGTGACAAGCGATTTTCTTCCCCGTTGGTCTATTCAGCGTCTACCAGTTCCGCCACTCATTTCATAGTTTTGATTTTCATAGATTTTTGGCTCTGAGGGTGGGATTCGAACCCACATTGCCGAAGCACGGATTAACAGTCCGTTGTATTACCTATCTACCACCTCAGAATAGTTTTGGTTGCAGTGCGTCGGTACTGCCCCGACCTAAACGAGCGTATGAGACTCGTAAGAACTCTATGCCTTCCGCCTGCTTTAAAGAATGCGCCACGAAGTTCGTTTTTAAAGTGGTGAATAACGTGTAAAGACCACTACCTTTCGCACCGCTGGTTAGGCAGCACTTACTATTTTTGAGTTCGCATTTTGGTTGCTCACTCTCGGCTGTCAAGCCTAACTACACCCCCATTTAGCCAGTTGGGTCTGCTCAGTTTACCAAAGACTGACACAGAAACACCCGTTCCAACGGACTCTCTTGCAACTCGTTAATGGGAATCGAACCCAAAATGTTCCTGTGTCAGTCTTCTTTGTAGATATCGACCATTTATGGTCTTCGATTACGAACACTTTCCACTTTCAAGAAGTTTCGGAGTTATTCGACTACTTGAGCCCAAAGGCTTATTCAATGATGTCGGAGAGACCGTCCTGCTACCCAGCATAGCGTTCATAATCAGGATTAAATGTCCTTAATAGACACCGCTGGCACCTGACTTTCACCATTGAATAAACCTTAATGATTTATTTTTAGTTGGTTGAGACTACACCGTCTATAGAATTCCTTTGATCGGATTATTAGTTCCCGATTTTGTCCACTCACCGTTTCCAGTTAGTAGAATTCCGTGACTGCTTTTGTTTAGGCTTTCGCCAGCAAGTAGCGTTTCTTGCGTCCCCATTAACTACTCCTATGTTCCTATCCAGTCAGGCTTGCGACCTGCGAACTTCCGCTAAGAAGACCCTTCAATTATCCACAGAACAACTTCAGCCTTGCGAGCTTCCATTGTCCTCATTCCCACATTATGGGTGCGGACTTAAGCCACTTTCGTTAATGAGCGAGGGAGACTTTGCATTTAATTGATATATTGGATTTGAACCAATACTAACAGACCCTAATTCTGTCGCTCTACCATTAAGCAAATATCTAGTTGACAAGGACACGCTCCCTCAGGAGTTCCCACAACTTTTGGTCGCAGGAATGCTCCGCATCCTTTGTCATTTCCTCTAACAGAGTACTTTGACCATCTTATAAGTTACTCAGCCCTTACGGACTTTTTACTTATAAGATTGACATACAGCCCTTGTGCGTTACCACTCAAACCGTATATCCCCTGATTCGACTTTCGACTTCTTACAGATTTTGCGTGTGATAGTTCCCTTGCAGGGGAACAGGGCTCCTACAGCGTTGCCCTCGGAATCCTTTTTCTCACTCTGTCGTTCAGTCTGAGTTCCACCTTAGTGAAACCACAGAGTCGTCAGTTTTTTGTACATGGTGATATCAACACGATACCCGATGGCCAGTCACGACCACCTTTCTCCCATTTCTGGGAATATCCTAACGACCATACACAGCCGGAAGGGATAATTACTGTCAAGCATTGGCTTTATTTTCACGGGACGAACCCTTGTGTTTTATACCAACTAAAGTAAAACCCTTCAAGGAGAGGAAATTAAAAGAAAGGCTAGTTCCTCTCCTTGAAAGGTTCAGAAAAGTCTTGAGAAAAACCAACTTTTAAAAGTTATTTTAGACTTTTCTTTGTCTTTTAGCTATGCTTATGTATTCCATAGTTGCTGAGACATAACAGTTGAGAGCGGAGACGGTTTAGAACCGACAAAACTTTTTGACCTGCTCATATAAAACCTTCTTAAAGGTCTTTTATGAAAAGGTGAATGAATTATACCTAAGTAAACTTAAACTTAGCTTAAGTGGAAGAGAAGAGAGGATTCGAACCTCCGGAGATGCTTCTTACACACCTCAACAGCTTTCAAGGCTGCCACCATAAACCACTCGGACACTTCTCCACATTTTATTTACAACTATCTTTCAATTTTTACTTACCCAACTTCTAAGCCATGAACTCGTATTCTTTGTTTGAAAATATTCCTTTTCTTCTGTCATGTTTCCCCTTGGTACGGATGGTGGGATTCGAACCCACAATGGTAATATACCTCGGCATTTTAAGTGCCGTCTCTATGCCAATTCGAGTACATCCGCATAAATCATATTCTCAATAGGCTGTACACCCTATTGAGTTCGTGATATTGACTAGATATCACTAGGCTTGTTGTGTTTTACTCATCCTTGGGGTGAGCGGTAAGTCCTGAGCCTTGCTACTACCTTTCTCCTCCAATTTCAGGATATTGGCATCCTCCAGTTAGTCAGTACTGAATGAAGTAAACCTATAAATTTACTTTATTCAACACTGGATTGAAACCTAATTAATTCGGAAGAGTACTCCGTTGGCAGGACAGGATTTGAACCTGCGATGGGCATTAAAAACCACTCGGTTATGAGCCGAGATCCTTCGACCACTCGGAACACCTGCCAACGCAATACTCTAATAACTTTCACTTTCTATAAAATGAGGGTGGTTATCACTCTTGCGTAGTTTTTTGGTTTGTCGTTAATAACGCCATCTACAAAGAGGTGAAATGTTATTTCCCTTTCACGAGGAGCTGAAGCATTTTTCATGTCACCACTCAGCGGCATGACAATACTTCACTTATGGTCGAACTTTTAAACCAACATAGTCACAACAACTATGATTTCGTATTTTCATTGGCTAGATTTGAGACTTAAACACCCCGACGATCCTTTACAAGAAGTAAAGTGGGAAATGTTGAGAGGTCTCTGGTGTACGCAGTTCGTTTAGATATCATCACGAACCCAGTTTCCATTAAGATACCACCAAAGGTATCACCAACTTTTGAGAATAATTCTCTAATGAACTCAACTTATTGAGCTTATTAGAAGCTATTTCTTCACCAACTACATTTATCAAATGGGACACATTTAAGTTTCACCTACTGTTATGTTCAAAATCTCATGAACATCATCGGATTCAGTTTTTGTATTTCTTATAAAAGAAGTACGGGGATTAACTGAAGAACCCTTTAGTTTGTTTTTAATAATTACCACTTGACACGTATTAATGGTTGGTTAGACTTTCATACGAAATCAGTAGCCATTATCCACAACGACCAAAAACAAATCCTCCCACCACAGGAGGAAAAGAAAGGTACAACTAAAATTTACAAGAAAATCTTAATTGTAACTTTAACTCTAAAAACTAATCTTTGTAAAATAAATTATACCTAAACTTTACTTAAAGTAAGCTTAATTATATCATTATATTCTTTCAATTTTTGCGTGAATTTTATTTATTCCATTCACCTTGAAATTGAAAACAAGTGGTGTTGGCGCAAGATTTATAGTCCGCAAAACTTTTTAACCAACTATTTAAAAGCTCCTCAGAACTCTTATATCGTTAGTTGTAGTTATTTCCTTTCGCCTAGAACTAAGGAGGTTACTAACCTAATCGATTGTTAATGGAATTTCGATCAACACCAAAGTATTAGTTTACCCTAATAAAAGTATAGCTAAACTTTACTTAAAGATAGCTTATTGAAAATTTATCACTTCTCTGGAAGAAGTGAACTTCGAACGAATCATCCTCGAGGATTCTCCAGTCCTTCTGTGTAACTTAAAGGAGAATTAATAATAGATTCAGAAGCTAATTGTCCCGCACTCACGCATTCAGTGATCTTCTCTCTGGTTCTTATTAACTCCTAAAACTCAATCATTTATTAACTCCAAGAAACTCACTTAATAGTTCTTAGTTTACTAAGTACACTTCTTGGAATTAACAATTAAATTTTAAATATCTTAAAGAACTTAATCTTTATATAATGAATTATAACATAAGTAACCTTAAAGATTGCTTAGTAATTCATTTTATAAAAATTAATTTTTGATGAGCCTTGGAAGAGTTGAACTTCATTCCCTTTTGAGGACACCACGTCGATAATCCCCTTTACAAGATTACCTTCAAGACTCATATTTATAATTATAGCTAAAGTTAGCTTAAACTAAGGTTAAATTCATTTAACCTCTACGCCAGAATAATCATAACCATTTACGATGTTAGCACTCAATCCTTGCTCTCTAATGAAAGAAAGTAGTTCCTCTTCCTGAGACATAGTATTCGCAGTTATGATGACAGATTGTCCTTCTGAAAGAAAGTGAATGGAATAAATCATATCCTCTTTCCCTTCAAGTAGTTCTGAGATTACTGACATAGTTGGTAACATATTTAAACCTTTCTCTTTAACTGTTATATTATAACTAAAGTTAGCTTAAAGAAAGATTAAATGAAATTTATTTTTGAAATATTTTGAAGAATATTTCTTGGGTGAGGTTTAAAGTCCCTCTTCTTCCCAAGAAATTTTAGGAGGAAAAGAGACTTAACTATTTATGGAACTTATTAAGCTCAATATCAATGGCATCAGATCGTCCCTTATTTGTTTCAGTTATTTAATCCTATAAAAAATCAATGATTTATTGTTTTTATAAAAACTTTCCTGTTTTATTTCTCAAGTACATAAATTATCGTTTTTCCTATCAAAGAAAAACTCTTTATGAAAAACTTCTTTCCATCTAAATCAATGTAAGTGTTCTTTTTCGGAAAATCTTCTAAATCTCCACTTTCTTGTACACTCACTGATCTTCCTTCAAAGACATAAGTCGCTCTATACACTTTCTGATCCTATTTTATTTTTATTTAATCAACAAAAATTCTTTGGTGATAGTTTTTTAAGAGTTTCGTGATAAAACCAAAAATTATCTTTACTTACACTCCATAAGAGGAAAGTGTCAAATCTAGTTTTCTTATTAGTAATCACCTTTGAACTAGACATAGAACAATCTCTGAAATGTTTTTTATACACACTTGTATTTTTTACATAAACGAACGAATACCCAGCATAGAAGAAATTAAAAAGATGCCATAAATCTTCATGATGATAAAGTTCTAACTCCCTTGAAATATAAGAATCTGAATACATGTCTTTAAATACGTCTTTCTTGAATAATGACCCAGTTGGGCAAGAAGCACCTTTCAATAAAACATTGTATATAGAATCTTTCGTCTTTTCCAAGAAAATCGCATCTTTTTCTAAGAAATGTTCTTCAATCAAGTGATATTTAGAAAACCAATCATCTGAATCTAATCTAGTGACAAATTCTGTTTCAACATGTTCTAAAGCTTCTAATATTGTTAATTCTAATTTCTTATTTTCTTTCCTATCCATTACTATACAATTTTCTTCATCTCTTACCAATTCACGAAAAATATTTGAATACTCTTCATCACTTCCGTCATTAATGTAAATTGCTTTATACCCTAGATTACTGATTGAAAACACACATTGCTCAAAATATTCTCTGTCAAGATTATAGAAAGGAGTAATGACAGTAATCTTTTCTAAATGGTCTTGTATTACTGTTCGCTTGAATTGCTTTCCGTATAAAACTTTCTTCATCTTCTTAGAAAACTTATCTCTAAGTATAAGATCAAGTCTATTCTCTTGTATCTCTAATATAGGTAAATCATTCAATAAATCCCTAAAAACTCTATCATGGAATCTTTTTCCGCAATCGTCTTCTTTCACTTTATCAATTCTGCGTTCAATAATCTCTAACGCTTTTTTAAAAATTCCTCTATTAGAGTTATTTGAAGATTTAATAAAAGAAAGGCTTTCAGTAAACCCATCACTGTAATCTTCTGATAAATCTACTAAAGAACTCTCTATTAGAATTCCTTCATTTTCTGATAAAAATAGAAACTTAAAGTAGTTCAATTTAGAAATATCATAATTCAATGATTCATAGACTTCTAATTTATCACTGAATTCTCGTTTTATTAATTCTCTAATATCATCAATATCTAAAATTTCTACTTTAAATTTTTTATAATGTTCATCTATCTTAGAGAACAACTTCCTATTTCTACTTGGAACTAGAACTAGAGTCTTCATCTAATCTCCTGTATTTTATCTTTATGTAAAGATTTTTGAAGAACGGTGACAAATACTTATCCCAAACCCTGTCGAAATAATAATAGTAAGCAGTAGCTATCATCATATCAATTAAAGAAATAGAAATTGCTTCTGAAATATCTCCTAAAACCACATAAGAAACTATCAGTAACAACAAAACTCTGAAAATCCTATAAATAATAGACTTAATTACTAACATCAATAACCAAACTTCCCAATAAAATCTTTTTCTGTATCTAAAACTAATTCTTTCATTCTATCAGTATATAATGTTTCTGAACTTTCTCTTCCTGTCTTGTTCCTGTGTTTTAAAGGCAATTCTCCAAATTCTTTAAACATCCCTTCTTCAAACTCGTCTTCTAGGCGATACACAACGTCGCATTCATACAAACCAACCTTATCATTGAACCATTGATATAAACTTTTGTTCTCAAAATACTCAGGAGTTAGAGATTCTATGTCATCAAAATAACTAACCCACCAACACTGGTAATTGTTGGTGACCTCTTTAATTACTCTTTCCTTAAAAAGATCAAGAGTCTTCTTATCTCTAAATGCATCAGTGATATTCAACATCCTCATTAGCGTATCTTCGAAATTCAATTTATAACCATCACTTAAAGCGTCAGAAAACGGTTCTAATTTTTGTTTTGAAGAAATGAACTTCTTCTTATCAAAGAAATACCTAGAAGCATACCAATCGATTGGATTTCTGGTAAAAGAAACCTTTCTAAATTCTTTATATTTTTCTGGTAAAGAAGAAAAATTACAATGTTGACAAGAGTATCTAACTCCAAATTTCTTTATCGCTGGCCAACGAACGCTACTTCCTCCAGTCTTTGGGACGTGGATTATCACGGTATCTAAATCTCTCAAAACTGTCATTTCTCGAACCTACTCTTTTCTTTAAATTCATTACTAAGGAATTCTTCAATGAACTGATTCTTAATAGAACCATTTTCGTTGTGATTAAAAATTTGTTCACCAGAATATTCTTTACAATTTTCTCTCCAACAACCATATCTGAACCCAGTAGCACTCTTCCCACTTTCTCCAATGAAGTTGAAGTATATGTTTTCAAATAACACACTTGGGTAAGATATAGGTGCTAAGTCTATGAATTTTTGTATTTCTTTTATATTCCCTGTTTTATAGAAGTGTGGACAGTGAGAAACAAAATTCTTCTTATGTTGTTTCCCTAAATCCTTTAAAACATAATAAGAGTTTCTTAATTGAGCCTTGAAGGATTTAGGTTGTTTCGGGACTCTGAAATCAAAATCCAAATCTTGTATTCTTCTTGGGATTTTTAAATCTTGAAGAGAAGTTTCTTTCATAAGATATATATCATCATTGAAAACTATAAATTCTTCGAAAAACTCTGAAGCCTTAAGTATCTTTTGATTAATTTTAGATTGTCGTTGGCAATCTAAATGGTCATTGTCAAACAACACGCAAGTCACCTTTGTTGTGTCAATCCAATCAGGTATTTCTCCTATAATTGTTACATCGAAATCTTCTTTGAAATTCTTTTCTAAAGAACGAAGAGAATATTTCAATTCCCAACCAAATCTTTTATCTTGCGGTATCTTATATGGATAAACTATGTGAACCATCAAATAATCCTAGTTATCAATTCTTCATATTCTTTAGAAATTTCTATTATAGATTCAGGTCGTTCTAGGAATTTTACCGTTTCTTCAGCAACTTCTTCTGGAGTTAAAAGATTTTCTTCTGTTTTAGGAGACCTTTCATAGTTACTCCATCTCAACTTAGTATCAGTTCTATGGTTTCTTATCAACTTGACCTTAATGTCAGGATTTTCAACCTTTAAAGTCCCAACGAATATTTCTAGTGCTGTCTTTGAGGCACCATAGACTGAATATCCTTCTCTGAAATCATATACAGTAGAACTTGAAAAGAAAATAATTCTCGCATCTGGGAAGTACTTAATACAAAAGTTAGCTATTAAAATTGGGAAAATGAAATTAGAATTTACAGTTTTAAGGATAGTTTCGTCATTAAATTCACCGACATTTTCCTTTCTCAGAAATCCAGCAGTTATGAATATGTTTTCAATCTTATCAAAAGAAAGTAATTTATCCTTCACTACATCTATGTCTTTTTCATTTATAACCTCTCCACATATGAGATTTCTTATTGCGTTCCCAATTTCACCGCCACCGATTATCACATTCATTCAATACCCCATTTTTTCAAAAAGTATTCTGTCTTTTTCTAAAATCTTTTCTTTCTGTTCCTCGGTAATAGTATTGTCATTATCAGAAACATTCACTCTTGGTAATTTCTTCAATTTCAATATATCAAGAACTTTATCCATTTCAGTTTCCATTTTAAACATCTCACATTCAGATATACCCAATAAATTAAAATAGTGTTGATACATAGTATCACCAAATTCAATATTACTAGCATCTGGGTAATAGTTTGCTAACATTCTATTTCCACTTTTAGTCAAAATTCTTTTGAATGGTTTGAAGTACTTTGGTTTCCTCATTATTTCACCGAAATTCAAAGCTCTATCAAGAAACTCGTCAAATGAACACACTTTATTGTCTATCCAACCAGCGATTACTTGTTCTTCATATACGATCTTTTTATCAGTGGAATTTAAAAAATGATAAAAACTCTTATACCAAGTCAAAGGGTCTCTAACAAGAGCTATTTTTCTAAAATCCTTAGCATAAGAAGGGACAGACTCTAAAGTTTGATGAAGAACAGAATATCTCAAATCATTTCTTCGTTGGTTTTGAAGAGCTGTCCTAATAGATGTACCAGCACATTTCTGGAGGTGTATGAAAACTGTCTCGTCTATGATAAACATATTTACCCCAAACTTTCCTGAATTAAAGAAGCAACGTCTTCATCTACATTATTCACTACAGTTTCTCCTTTCTTCACTGAATTCCTAATCTCAGTTCCAGAAACATCACCATATCTAGGAACAAAATGGAGTTTACATCTTGAATCTTTGAACTTTTCTATCACTACTGGATTTCCCTGAACATAAATATCGAATTGATTAGCAAATTCTGTCCAATCTTCATCTATTTTTGGTGTCTTGATAGTCTTATAACCACGAGATTCTAGTAATTTGATATTCTTATCTAAATCAATGATATCTCCTTCATCCACTCTAAGCCCTACGGTAATGTTTGGTGAAATTCTTTTGGCTTCCTCTAAAACAACTTTATGTCCTTTATGGAATCCCTGAAATCTAGCTGGTACTAAGACCTTTGGGAAAAACTCATCATAAAAACTTTCAGGTGAAAATTCTTGTAGACAAACTTTTTTATCTACTCCAGAATAATCAGGGGAGAAATTCTTATTATATCCCATATCATCCTTTGGATTTTCTCCAAAATTCTCTACTAATACCTCTATGTCGTTCTCGTTTAAGTATTGGTCTCTAATTTCCTTTATCGGTGCTTGCATAGACACAAACACTGTGAAACCAAGATCAGCCAATCTACGTGCTCTAGAGTACCCTAAATGCATATTCTGTTCCCTACCAGAAACTCCAATGTCCATATTTTCGGTTTCAGCCCTTAACTCATCACCGTCAATGACAAAACTGTCCTTAACGAACTTCTCCATTTCTTTAGCAATAGTAGTCTTACCTGCTCCTGCTTTACCTAATAACGCTACAATCATCGATTTCTCCTGGTTTTGGTGTATTTAATCGCTTTATGAAAGTGGTGATTTCTTTCATTTCTTGGTCTTTTATCTTAGAATCTTTCATTAGAAATGATACGCCACATCTATAATAATTCGCCACGATCATTTCTGTGTTTTTGGATTTCCCACTTAAGTGTAGACAAATAGTGAGCTTCTTATCTGCGAGGAGTTTCATACTTTCATCGAACCTAAACTGTTTAAATACCGATTTATGAATAAAAGAAGTTTGTTGAGAGATAAAGAAACCAGCTTCAGAAAGAAATTTATTTTCTTTCCTATGAGGAAATACCTTTCCAGTACGATTTAATTCACAATCATAATTCATTTTCACCCCATAATAGAGTTGAAATCCTGAATTTCTTACTATGAAAGAGTGGATTTTCTGAAGAACATTCTCATCAAAAAACCAATCATTAGCATTTAAGAAAATATAGTAATCACCAGAAGCATTTTCAATACCAATATTCATAGCATTAAAAATACCCTTTGGTTTAGAAGATATATAGGAGAGACCAAAATCATTGATAATTTCTTTGGTGCCATCAATTGAACCACCGTCGACTATAATGTGTTCGTAATTCTTATAAGTTTGGGAAGAAACGCTCTTTATGTTTCTCCCTATATGGTCTCTCTCATTTAAACAAACAGTGATGATAGAGAATTTCATTGATTATCTCTTCAGAAGATGATCGGCAACGTGTGAAGCAGCCCAAGCATCAGGCTTAACAATTGGAGTAATGCCATTTACTCCCTTTATGTAACCAACGGCTTGAGAAAGTGCTACTGAAGAACCATGGATGATATTTGGGTTGATGTCTAAGTGAACCTCGAAATATCTTCCTTCTAAGTCTGGTGCTAATTCAGTCACTAATTGAGAAACTTTGAATACCTCGTTCATCATTCTTAATGCTGGTCTACTTGGGTCTTTATCGAAGTCTCTTTCATAAGAAACTTCTCCAAAAATTCTATTTTTATCCTTTTCATAGACTACGATAGCAACAACAAACCTAGCGTGCCATTCACCGTGTTTCTTAAACTTAGTAGAATCACATCCAAAGTATATCTTAGCATTTGGATTTTCTTTTATGTAGTTCCGAACTTCATTTAAATCAATTTCTTTCATTGTTTTCATTTTCTTTCTCTTAAATTTTTATATTACTCAAGGACTTAATTCCTAAAACTCCTAAATATGGAATATTATGTTTCTCACAAAACTTCTTAACCTTTACATTTTCTACTTCAAGTGAATTCACACCTATGATCTTAAACTTAGTCAAGACAACTTCGTTATACTTCATCTCTGCTGCGTTATCTAGATATTTCTGGAATTCCTTATAACCACCTGAATCTAACCATTTTTCTATAAGTTTCAGGTACATCTTATAAATCCCACTCTCGTCACCAATAGATTCCAGTTTTTCTAAAACTATTTCACTCGGTTGAAGATTAGCGTCGAAATTAATCCCGTATTCTCTGAAAATCCTGGTTAATATCCCGTCTATCATAAATGTTAGTTTATATTTAGTGGACCTTTCTTCAATATTGTGATTTATCCACCTCATTCCTTTCCTATCAACAGTAGTCCAGATATCTGACTTACCTCTTATCACTTCTGTTCCTTCTAAAGAAACAAGACAGTCTGGTTGTGATGGCAATCTCATCAATTCTGGCCCACCAACAGTAAATGTTGAAAGTTGTTTTTTCGTATTTTGTATCTTATACAAACCGTCAAGGTGTTTAGAATTTGTTAGGTGAAAAGCCTTTTCTCCATCATATGCATACCCAAGTCTCTTCATCATACCTAATTCTAAAGGAATACATCTATTTGATATAAGCTCAAGATAAGTCCTATCATTCTTAGCTATTGGACTAAGTTCTTCTTGGACTTTCTTTAATACTTCCCTAATCATTCTTCTTTTCTTTTATAAAATTCAAAACCATTTCTCTTACCTTAGAGACCACATTCGGGAAATAGTAACCAAACCCAGTACCTAAAGCAAACCAAAGTAAACTATTCATGAAAACTCCTTTTTCTGTATTTAACCACATTCAAAGGTGTCTTTCATGTCTAAGAATTCTTCAATCCTCCGTTTCCCAACATTTTCAGGTAATCCTGGTTCTTTCATCTTTTTATGAAAGACTTCAAACCACTTATCAGTAAGCTTCACACACTTTCTATGTTTATATTTCTTCTTAGGGAAATAGAATAAATTTTCTGTTTCTCCATAAAAATCAGAAAAGACGCTTACTGTTCTGGAAAATGTTCCTATCGTTACTAAAAGGTTCTTTGATTTAGCCAAATAGACCAAATCTTCTTCTGGGTGATTCCCTACTACAAACTCGCAATCAAATTTTTGATGCAATTTCATTATCACTGAGAAATCTCTATCCATAGCTCTTAGATATTCTCTAAGCTTAGTCTTATCCTTCTTACCCATCCTATATTGTAAACCAGGATAATGGAACCCAGTAACGAATTTCACCTTAGAAATCCCTAAATCACTCAAAATCCGTTCTATCTTTTCTATGAGTTCATCAACCCTATTAGAAACTTCTGGTCTATCAGTAATTCTGAGGTGAACGACTAATTCATCTCTACTCCCACCTTCTATATCAGGGTGTTCTCTATTCATTATATCAAAGAATAATCTATGGTGTTGACAACAACCCATTTCAATACTCTTCTCTAAATATTCTACGCCATTTTTACTATAATCGGTTTTCAACTTAATCCAACGTGCGACCATTTCTGGATTAAAGCACATCAACCAATTTCCAAGGCGGTAATCGCCCTCTTCTTTTTGAGTAGCATTCATTATATTCCAATCTAAGACAAATGGAATAGCTTCCGTTTTCTTTTTTATCATTTCAACGATTGGAAATCTTTTAAGTTTTTCATTATACAGGAATTCTTTAAACGTCATTTTATTCTAAATGTGGTTAAACGCCACCCTTTCATTATTTATAAAATTATATTCACAATTCCTTAATTGAAACTTAACTTACAATCTTTATCTCAGCATCAATCCCGAAATAGACAATCCTGAAATCTCTATTTTCTTTTAGACCCTTAGATTTTAGTTCTTCAACTTTCCTTTTTTGTTCTTTTGACATAATCATTTCTCCTTCTTTAAAAATCTAAAATGGTTATTTCAAAAAATCAAGACGTGAAATAACTCCAAGCCAGAATAGAAATTGTGAAATAACCAACCATACCTATGAAACCAAGTGCTATAAATAAAGCATCTTTCATAATAATTCCTGTTTTAATTTTGGAGCTCGAACTCGGATTTGAACCGAGGATCACGATTTTGCAGACCGTTGCCTTTCCACTTGGCTATTCGAGCAAAAAGAAACGGAGACATAGGGTGGTGTCTCCTAGCATTTAGTTCGTCTAAGGCTTCCTATCCTTAGTCATCTTTGGACGGTTGCTTTCCGCCACGTACACCGATCTTTAGGTGTCGGATAGACCCTGTATCGCCCCTAATCGATGACTAACTCTTGTTCTTATTTCTTAACCGCACAGATCAAGTTTCTCCTCCATAAAGAGCCAAGCGGTTCAATCTTTTGATTTTGATTGTTCTTAAAGATTGATAAAAAGAACAATAATGAAAACTCTTAAAATTCTCATTATTATTCTTGGGGTGATAGACGGGGAACGATCCCGCAACCTTCGGTGCCACAAACCGACACTCTACCAATTGAGCTACTATCACCATAAATTTCAAGAACAACTCATATTTTAGTTAAAACTCGTTGAAATTTATATTTTAACTAAAATATGAGTTGTTCTTGTGCTTGACTTTCCTCTTATAAACTTTACCGTTCTTATAAGAACACTTAGCGTTGGTGTTTCCTGGTTTTCTAATTCTCATTTAACACTCCAATCGAAAGTCACAAAGAGATTACTTAGTAAGGAAAATCTCCCAGTAACTTAGCAAACATTTTCTTTTTTAGGTCAGAATCAGCCAAAACATACAATTCTAACAACTCTCGTTTAGACAATTTACTTAAAACTTCCATTAATGTCCCATTCTCCTGTCCTTAAAATGATTTGGTACTCCGTGAGGGTAACGATCCCACATCTTGAGTTTCGAAGACTCAATAGCGTCCTTCGCACAGAGCAAATTTGGCAGGGTATGGAGGTTACGATCCCCCGACAATGGGTTTGGAGCCCATTATTTTACCGATTAAACTAATACCCTATTTGGTGCCGACGGGGAGACTTGAACTCCCACGCATATTTCAGCACTGGTTTCTAAGACCAGCGTGTCTACCAGTTCCACCACGTCGGCAAATTATGGAGGACAGCATCGGTCCCGACCCGAATGCTTTTACACACGATCACCTTAGCAGGGTGTCCCAGACCCCGTCTGGTTTACTGTCCTTTGGTCGGTCTAAGTGGGCTCGAACCACTGACTTCCATCTTGTAAGGATGACACTCTACCAACTGAGTTATAGACCGAATGGATGAGGTAGAGGGTTACGATCCCCCGATACGAGAGTCAAAGTCTCGTGTGTTGCCGATTACACTATACCTCAAAAATGAAGTGAAGTTTGAACTTCTTTTGGAGCGGATGAACGGCTACGATCCGTCAACCTTCGATTTGGAAAAACGACGCTCTACCTATTGAGCTACATCCGCATTGGTACCGTGCCTTGGTTCCGACCCAAGCAATCACTCCTTATGAGAGAGTAACGGACACCAGTCTCCGCACGGCAAAATTATGGTGGGTGTGGTAGAATTTGAATCTACTGAGTATCCATGTACTGGTTTTACAGACCAGCGTGACTCCTCCATCGTCACCGCACACCCATAACATTTACTTATTGGTCGGGATGGAGAATTTTGAAATCTCGTCCTCTAGTTCCCAAAACTAGCACTCTTCCTCTGAGCTACATCCCGATATTTGGTGACTCCAGCCGGACTCGAACCGAGCAACCTTCGCTGTGAAAGAGCGACGAGGTAACCAATTCCTCTATGGAGCCAAAAACTTAAAAATGGTGGGACTGAGTGGAATCGAACCACCGACACAAGGATTTTCAATCCTCTGCTCTACCAACTGAGCTACAGTCCCATTTTGGTCCTCGTACAAGGTAACGCTCCTTGTTTTACCCGTTATCAGCGGATCGTTTTACTTTTAAACTATACGAGGATATGGTGACTCCGATGGGTAACGATCCCACTTCTTCTGGTTGAAAACCAGACGACCTAACCTGTAGTCGACGGAGCCAATGTTTTGGTGGACTAGGGAGAATCGAACTCACTGACATCTTCCTTGCAAGGGAAAATCGCTGAACCCACAGCTCTAGCCCATAATTATAAAATGGCGCAGACGACAGGTTACGATCCTGCTCTCTTCGACGTGACAAGCCGATGCTTTCCCGATTAAGCTACGTCTGCATTGGTGGTTCCTGAAGGTATCGATCCTTCGTCCCCTGATTAAAAGTCAGGTATTCTTCCAATTGAACTAAGGAAACATTGGTAGGGATAGGATTCGAACCTACATCTGCGGAGGTAGAAGCTCCGTGCATTAATCCAATTATGCTAATCCTGCTTTTTCATCGAAAAATTCTCACATTCTTCTAAAGTAGTTATCCAAATGATATTTCCATATGTTTCATTTAATATATCTATCTTTTCCCTTTGTACTTCAAAAGCATAAGGATTTTTTGGGTCTAAATAAACATCAAATTCTCCTAAATAAAAATCAGGAAAGTATTTGTGATTTTCCCCATCCATTTCATATACTAATGGTTCTGGTCTATTCCACTCTATATTTAAGAAATCGAGCCGTTTAGCTAATGCTAATTCCCATGATGAATCTAATTTTACAATTTCGCCATTTTTCATCATATAATCTATCATTTTCCTTCTTAATCTCCTATGATTAGAAGAAAGTGCCTTTTCACTAATAATACACTTAGTTTCTTCAGAATGTGTTTTACCTTTCCAAAATTTTTTCACTCTTCCAGAATCATAGCCTTCTTTCAATTTGTTAGAAGCTTTTGAAATTCGTTCATCTGTATCCTTAGTTCTTCCTTTGTTCCATGCAAAGTTCCCATTTTCAGCCTTAACCTTTCTCATTTCTTCTAAATGTTTCATGTGTTCGTTTCGTTTTGGATTTTTATCACACCACCTACTATGGTTTGCCATAAACCCTTTTGGTTTGTTGGAAATATCAAATTCTTCCAAACAATATATGCACTTTCTTATATCACAAATCATAAAAACTCCTTTGAGTTATTCAATAATGAAGGCACGTGTTCTATCCATTGAACTATATCCCCATATGGAGCTGGATATCGGGAACGATCCGATGACCTACAGTTTACAAAACTGTCGCTCTACCAACTGAGCTAATCCAGCATATTTGGATGCACGGGTTGGAATTGAACCAACATACTCTAGGGTATGAACCTAGCGAATTACCAGTCTTCTACCGTGCAATAAACTTATAAATAAAATTTTGAAATATGATTTTCGGATTGAGATTCAATCCTGAGATAATCAAGAACTCTTAAAAGACTCCTTGAATTGAAGGAGTCTTTTAAGAAGTCTTTTTATCTACCATCGGATATTCGAGTGCCTCTCCACGCCCGAAAATATCCTGTCTACTAAACGGAGCCGTTGCGACGGTAACTTTAACGATACTAATATCTTGTACTTGCTTTTTAACAAAGTGTTTCATCGTAACTCTCCTTTATTTTTATTTTTTGAATTATAGCTAAACTTTACTTAAAGTTAGCTTAAGTCCTTAAACTTAATTATTTAGGTTATTTAATAACCAACTTTGATATTTTAGCTAAACTTTACTTAAAGTTAGCTTAATTTTAAGGAAATTTATAAAAATCTATTCCTTAATTTTTGATAATTGAATTATAGCTAAACTTTACTTAAAGTTAGCTTAAGTCATGAAACTTTCCTCATTTACCAATAATCATATAAATCTAATATTCTTGTATCTTTTTCTTCTATGTCTCTTTTTCTATGAATAGAGCGATCATAATCAGTGACATTATATTCACCTATCATTCTTAGTCCAGCATACTTAGCCAAACTTTTAAGTTCTGATTCTAACTTGAAACTTCTATCGCATTTTTGAATAGAAAGTTTATCGTGGAATTCTTGGAAAAGTGTATCCTTGAATTCAAATCTTCCATTATATGCCATGAACTTAGGGAAATGCCTACTTTGTTTCCAATTTATATGTTCTTCAAATACATCGTTCTCAGACATATATTCTTTAAAGTTCAAAGCATTGTCTAAGAAAGTATCATAATCTACTATTTTTGTTTTCCCCATGATAGGGTTATTTTGATCTTCAAAGAAAAGATACCATAAAGGAGGAAAGAACCTTCTTCTTGTTCCTATAATATAATTATAAAGATTCTTTCCATCATTACCTTCCTCATAGAAAAATCTTTCTATCCATCCCCTTTCATAGAAATAAACGCTTTTATACCAAGTCCTTGGGTCTCTTATAGTGGTAAAAGTTTCTAATCCTCTTGGTGTGAAATCTGTTGGAATATGGGACATAATAACAGAAGGAGTTTTTTGTTCTATGATAGCATTTTTTACTGATGTACCGCCACATTTAAAATTGTGGATATAACACTTATCATCGAAAATTATCAATAGATACTCTCCTTCACATTCCTGCCTTTAGTGTATTTATCTTTATAAATAATAGGGTCTTTCAGTCTCTCTGGTAAATTATCCCAATACCACTCATCATCTTTAAAAATCATAGAACAAAAAAGGTGATTAATCAGATGTTTGTTTTTCACCCTTTTTAATTCTTTCATAGAAATAGACTCATCTGAAAATTGCCTAGCATATAATTCTCTACTTGGTTTCTCAGGTAATATAAAATTCCCCAAAGAAATTAATTGAATATACGCTACAACATCATCTGAGAAATAATTTTTATAATCAACCCAATCGCTTATTTCTTTATAGATATCTAAAGAAGTTTCGGTTTTCACAATAGAAGGTGCATATGAAGGATTAAATTTCTTCCTATTGAAGAAATGACTAATTTCAGAAGTAGAATTCTTCCCATTTAATATGGAAGTGAACCAATTATCTTCTTCGAAAAATTCATCTTGAATGGATAAAAGAATATCATCAGCATCTAATTTTAAAGAATACTCTGTTTTAACATTTTCTAATGCTCCAACAAAAGCTTTAATAGCTCCTCTATTTTCGCCACCGTCGATTACAGTGAAAAGAGACTTTCCGTTGGTTAGTCTATATAACATTTCTTTATGTTCTTCATCGCTTCCGTCATCATAGATGACAGATTGAACGCCATTTTTCTCAATTCCTTCTACATATCTTTTAAAACACCATTCTGGTTTATTGTAGAAGGAAGTAGTTACAGTTAAATCTTCTATTTTCATTCTATTTCCTTAAAAATTATATATCCCACGCATACTTTTCAAAAGTATCCCATCAGCTAATTCATTTAGTAAGTCCCTCTTCTCGCCATATTTATCTGGTTCAATAAACTCTTGGTCAATTATCTTGTTTTTATTCAACTTCAAAGGTTTTTAAGACTATACCAATAACTCTTATAGCTTTCTGGATTAGAACCAACCAACTCTTTATTTACGAGTTTCTCTCCCTTTCCGTTGAAAAACTCTTGCCAAATTCTTTCAGCTGATTTAGTAATTTGAGAATAATTCCAATTGGGAGCCAAAGTTCCCTGCATCTGCATAGCTACCATATATGCAAGTGGACCAAATCCCTTACGTGCCCAAACAGCATCCATGTACATATCTTCTTTAATACCAAAAACGAACATTATCTTAGATTCCATGCCTTCCATATTATAGGAACTAATGGCTTCAGCTAATTCATCATCAGCTTTATAGAGATAAGTCAATCCATAAGAAGTGAAAAGTTCATAGTCATCAAGACCTTTCATTGCTTCATCAATACGCTGAAGAGCTTCTCTCAACATATTTTACAAACCCGCCTCTTTTACAATTTTTCTTAATTCTCTAAATGAAATATCGAACGGAAGGTCTTCCATCCCGCTTTCGGAATCCTTTCCTGTATCAACTGAAGTTGATTTTGACACCATGCTTACATATTTGTTGTTTACTTTGATTTTCAAATCTTTGATGATAGAAGGTTGAATGTCAGTTTTCCTGATAACCAATTATACACAAAAGCAACTTTCCCCTTAGCCGAAAGTGCTTTAAAATCTTTCTTTGACAAAATCTCGCCAAAATCAACATTACCGTCAATTTCTTCAAGAGTAGCTATATCTTTAATAGCTTTTCAAATTTTTTGAATTGTGTGGGTGTGAGAGAGTAAAGACTACCAAGCTCAGATGACCAAGAACTTTTGATTCCAAGCTCGCCTTTCGCATATTGATCAATTGACTCATAACCACCATTAACGTCAAGCCAATCTAGAACGTCATTATAAGTCACTCCTGGTTTGCGTTTCGTGGCTGCTGAAATAATTTTTGCTTCAGAAATATTTTGTATTACTTTTCTTAACATTTAGATAGTTTCCTTTAACCAATTAGTGAATCCTTTTTCAAATACTTTCACAGTTTTCTCTATGAACTTTTCTAGAGTATCGTAATTCTTTTCAATTATTTTCAAAGCACCTTTTTTAATACTTGTTTCGTAAGGAACATCGTCTAGAAGTTCTTCTAATGATTCTAAGTACTCTTCCCAATTTTCTCCTGTTGGGCCTTCTTCAGTCAAGTCCATAATGGCTTGTTCTACTTCTTCTATCCATTCCATTACCTCATCTACTGGGTCACCATAGTTATCATCATACCAAACTGAAACTTCTCCGTCCACAGCTCCTTTATAAAGATAATCTCCATAATCGCCCACTAAGAGATAACCACCTGAACGTCCAGCATATGAAAAATCGTCAAGGTCAAACTCTGCTTTCAGAGACTCTTCCAAATCTTCTCTTTCATATTCATAATATCTACCTATAAAATATTCCAATGTTTCTTGATCATATTCGACAAGTTCCAATACTTCATCTTCATCATATTCCAAATATGCTTTAACATTAAATTCGAGAGAACCTTTTTTAGCTCCATAATAACCCATCCAACCTGCTTCGTATGGATACTTCATTGCCTCTACCCAAAGCTCTGCTTCTTTAAAATTCACATTATATGCTTTCTTAATTTTCTTAGGAAAATACTTCCAAACATTGTCTTTCCTTACTTCTAAAACCACTTCTCTTAACATCTGAGTTCCTTTAGCTTATTTTATATATATTTAAGTATCTTACCGTTTTTTACCTTATACATCCCTTAAGAATCTTTCCTATCTAATTTCAAATCTTCAACAGTTTCATTCCCAAAATATAATGGTTCAGGGAACTCAGGTAAATCGGAAAAATCGAAATCTTCTGGGATATCATAAGCTAAAGTTATGTGAGGTTTAAATTCATCAAAATCCGAAATGAACCCGTACTTCTCTACTAAGACTCTATTTCTTTCTACTATGTCCTCAGAACCAATCTCAGCTACTAAAGCTCTTTCACCTGTTTGCCCAAAGACATTATATCCCTTCACAATCCCAGAAGCTATATAGTCTTCTGTTTTTATTTCCCCGTCGAATGGCTTTTTACTATAAATAAGCGTCAAATGTGGGTCTGGAGTATGTTTTAAGTCTGGTAAATAGGTTTCACAGTACTCTTTAAAAACTTCTTCTGAACCATTTACAAGTTTAAGAGACATATACACCTTTATCGTATAATTTCTCTTTCACTAAATCTATCGCTTCCCTAATCATTCTTCATCCCCATTTCTATAACTTCAATACCATAATCTTTCAGAAAATCTATTCCTGATTTGTCTCTATAATTTTCTGAAAATACTATCCTCTTAATACCAGCAGACGCCATTGCGATAGAACACGAAATACACGGAGCGTGAGTGACATACATAGTACAACCATCTACACTAATACCATTCTTAGCAGCAAATAGAATGGAATTGAGTTCAGCATGAATCACTTCTCCTTTAGTAACTAAATCATACCCGATATTCACAGAATTCGAACCACAATCACAAGTAAGCTTATTTGATTTAAGTTCTTTACCGCACTTTGTACATCTGACATAATCTACTGTATCCTCGCAACAATTATCATACCCAGACGGAGTACCGTTATAACCAACAGAAATAATTCTATCACCCTTAGCTATAACAGCACCAACCTTTAATCTCCTACATTTAGACATTTCAGACCAAACATGGGCAGTCTTCATCAGGACTTCATCATATTTCATATTAAGACCAACTTCTCAATTAAACCAACAAGTTGCCTCTTCTTCACTGTATCTCCAGTCAGTCGGTAGTGCCTGAAAAGATACTTCAGTTTCTCTTTCATCAATAGGAACTTCTACCCAAACATATCCACAAGTCCTACAAGTACAAACCACTACATTCTCCGTAAGAGAAGAATCATCATCTAATAGACCCCGTTCTCTTAAAAAAGAATGATAAGAAGACAAACCAGGATTATATTCTCCGATTTCAAAAAATACTAAATTTGTATCACTATATCCACATTTCTTACACGATTTATCAATTTTCATTTCTTCTCCTTTATCATTTAAAAGTATCAGCCCATTCTGAAATGGAACTCCTTACAGTTTTTGTTAAATTAAACCCAGCTACTCTCACATTCATATTATCCTCACTATTCTATTCTTAAGATAAGTAAGGGCATTATTATGTTTATTCAAATACTTACTATCTATCTGTCTATTCGAACCAAGAACTATCACTTTACAATTTTCACCGACTCTAGTAAGAATAGTTTTAGCAGATGAAACTGAGTTATTTTGGAATTCATCGCAAATTAAAATTGCATTTCTGATATTCCCGCCCCTCAAGTGACCCTCATACATAGATTGAATTTGGTATCTATTGAATAACTCATCAACTTTATCAGAAAATTCTTCTTTAGTTAATTTCTTTTTGAACTTTTGTTCTACTATGAATTCAACATTAGAATATAAAGGTGCTAAATACCCACTCATCTTCTCTTCTAGAGTTCCTGGCATAAAACCAAGTTCCTCTGTATCGGAAATTACTGTTTTCCTGATGTAAACTATTTTATCATATTTATCTTTATGAGTATCTAAAAGTCTCATAGCATTGGATAATGCTATTAATGTCTTACCAGAACCAGCTGGACTATCTGAAATCACAACATCAATACTTTCATCTAATACCTGACTAGAAAGAATCTTTTGCCCTACATTTCTCGGTTTAATATTCTGTCGTTTTAACTCATTTTCATCTATCTTCAAAAACGAATTCCCACTTTTATAATAAAAATGGCTCCCTTTAGAATCAATAACTTCTAATCCCTGAACACTATTGGGTACGTCATAAGTTTCTAATTCAAACTTATCATAACTTTCCTTAGCACCATCAGTCATTTCTAATTTCCAAAATAACTGCACTTCTTTATCATTACTTACGGAAAATTCACCAACCGTTATCCCTAAAGAAACTGCTCTGAATTTAGCCATTATATCTAAAGTCATGAATTCAACTTTATCTTCATCAAAAATAGTTTTAATGTTATTTGCTATTTCTATTATTTTTCTATCATTTATGATATTTGAAGGAACATCTTCTGAATCAATAGTATATTTGTCCTTAGAAATAACTTGGATAGTAACTCTTTTTCCATTATTTATAAATATTTCAGTTATTTTCAACCCGTTCTCTTCTTTCACACCAACTATCTCAGAAGAATTTAACAACCTTCCAAACCCCTTGCTTGAAAATTTATTTCATCAAACCCAGACTTCTTTGTATCGATTTCATCCAATACTGTTTCAGGTATCACTATTAAATTCTCTGATTTGTTAGAAAGAAGTTCTACATTTTCGTGGTCATTCAAGATTATATTGGTGTCTAAAACATACACCTTTTCGTAGATCATAGGTAACTCCTATGTGAGATTTCGAGGGAATCATCCCTCGTTGTAGTATTTAAAGTAAAGAGAATCCGTGTAAAGGAGGAGGAGGAAGCAATCCGTCTACTATTTCATCAATTTCATCTTCTGAAAGTTTAAATCTTTTCAACAACTCTTCAGTGAACTCTAAAAAACAGTGTTCACAAAAATCTTTACCAACTACTGGAAATAGTTTCTCAGTTATCTCCTTGGAGCAAGAGTCACAATAAAACTTCTTAATCTCAAATACCCTCATCATATCGAACACCCTCCGCCAGAACATGCTTCTGTATCGTCATCAATCATATCTTCTACAACACCATCTGGTAAATCTTCACCATCTTTAGCATTATTACTTCTAATGTTTTGATAGTAAAGCGTTTTCAAGCCATAATAATACGCCACTAACATTTCTTCTATCAATTTCGATTTTTTAATCTTTCCACTCTGTTCTTTCAATAGGTTAGTGTATTGGTTAGTGCTTATCGTTTGGTCCATGAATTTCTGTAAAACAGCAACAAATTTAAAATAATCTATGTTATTAAAATCATCAGACCAAGCTGTTGTATAATAGTTCTTAAACTTAATGTCAGGGACAAGTTTAGTTACTCTTTTCTTAGTATTAGCAATATCCCTAGGAGGTTCAATTCCTGGAGTACTATTAGACACAACTGAAGAAGAACCAAACGGAGCATTAGCCATGAGAGTACTGTGTCTCATCCCGAATTTAAGAATATCTTCTCTAAGTTGTTCCCAATCCATTTTTAGCTCTGGGTCAATTAACTCATCTACATTTTTGTTATATGTATCAATGGGAAGAATTCCTTTTGAATACAGGGTGTCACTGAATAAAGGACATTTTCCTTTTTCTTTAGCTAAATCAACAGAAGTCTTAATCATATAATACGAACATAGTTCAACTTTATCAGCTATGTGTTGTCTTCCCTCTCTAGTATTATAGAAAACTTTATTAATAGCTAAATCGTGGAAAACATCAGAGAAACCAATACCAAGGGTTCTTCTCATCTTCGCTGCCTTTTCCGTTTCTGGTAAATCCCAGTCGTTATAATCAATTAGTTCATCTAAGAGCCTAACTAGATATTCGGAAACGATTGCCAATCTTCTTTTAGATTTACATCTACCAACATTAATTCCACCAAGAATACAGACGCCAATTTCTGATAAATTCACATATCCTTCAAGCGTAAAGTAGTCAAAATCTTTACTTTCATCTACTGGAGAAAGTAAATCGTCTGAAGAAAATTCGTAAAGTGCTCTCATTTCTTCTAAAACGCTCTTTAATTTTTCTTCATTAATTTGATTAAAATAAGCTTCTGTTCTCAATTCATAATATCTATTTCTATCTTCTTCACTTTTAAAAGTTATATTTCTTTTTAAATCTGTCAAATCATAGATTGGGAATGTAGGAACAGAAATTTCAGTACAAAGGTTAGAGAACTTAACAGGAACAATAAAAGACCCGTGTCCTTGAAAATCATCTGCGAATAAAACATAGTTTCTAGATTGTAAGAATCGTTCATCTATGAATTTATTGAAAACTTTCTCAACTGAAATCTTCCTTTGTCTATCTTTCGGGACGGTTCTTTCATATTCTTCATATCTCTTTTTAAATTCTTCTGGGAAACCGTTATAAGACTGAAGGTCTGGAACATCATTCATATAGAACAAAGTGATATCTTCTCCTTTGAAATATCTTTCAAAGAAAAGTTTATTGAAGATAATAGCGTGGTCTACGTCCCTTACCCTTGTATTTTCAGTACCTTTATTATTCCCCATTACAGTAATGTGCTCAATCTCATTATGGTAGAAAGGATAATATGCAGTAGAACTCCCGTCTCTATCTGGTTGAACAAATGCTTTACTACCCTTTTCAGCAGATTTCATTAAAGGTTGTAAGCCAGTGTGTTCAAGTCTACCATTGTCGATATATGCCCCAAGACCCCTAATATCACCAGCACCAAGACCAAGACCTGCGCCACCTGCTACTAACTTATAAATAGCTCTTGCTGAATTCGCTAAAGTTTCATTTGAATCTCCCATAGATAATAGATTACAAGAAATAAATCTTCTAAACATACTTCTAAGCTGGATCATAATAGGAGTAGGGAGAGAAGCTTCAAATTTGGATAAAATATTATATCCCTCAATAACCCACTTTTTCCTAAGTTCTTTAGGGTATTTAGCAAATGCAAAGATGTTAATCAACATAAACATCTCTTGGGGAGTTTCTTTAATTTCTCCGTATTGTTTAATTAGATAAGACTCTGCTGTCTTTTTCAGCCCTGAATAGACAAAATCATCATCTCTACTATAATCCATGTATTCTTGAAATTCTAAAATCTCATCTCTCGTGTAGTTGTCCCACAAATACCCTACATCATAGATTCCAAGTTCTCCGTTGATATCAATAGTTTCAATGAGTTCCCTTGGTTTATATTTTCCGTAAACTGACTTTCTAATATCTTGGTTCAACATCCTTGCTGCAGCAATTTCGGCTTCTGGTAAATCTTCACTAATCATATCAGCAATAGAACCAATTAAAGCCTTCTGGATATCCTTAGTACTAACTCCATCAACAATCATTGAAGCCGCATTCATTTCAATTTCAGAAGCTGACAGAGAATTTAAACCATCTATGGCATAGAATACCTTAGTATGGAATTTCTCTGGGTTATACGGTTCAATGGAACCGTTAGACTTCTTTATTTTCATTAACTATCTCCTAAGTATTTGTTTAGTATTCCCTTAATATCATCTATTTCACTAACGTCTTGCTCAATTCCACCAGTGACATAATTTAGTATCTTTTCTTCTTGTGGAAGCTTCTCATTCTTATCCATATTAATATAAGTATCAATCCAAGGGAGAGGATTTTTTGTTATATACATACCACCAAGCTTTTCTTTAGTAGGATTAATCCCTAAAGATTTCATCCTTCTTATTGTTATGTAATTCAAATACCTCAAAAGAATTTCTTCATTCATTCCGATATAAGAACCTTTACTAAATAAAAATTTAACCCATTCTACTTCTTCAAAGTAAATCTCGTAATATCTGTCCTCTAATTCATCCTTGATATCATTATAAGCTTCAATAAATTCTTCGTCTTCGTGTTTTCTTAGGAACTTTAATAGATTTTGAGTGAGTGCTAAGTGTTCGTTCTCATCTCTACATATGAATTGAAGGTTCTCAGAGCATCCAGGAAACAATGATTCGGATTTATCCATAGCCCATATTGCCGCAAAAGAAGAATAGAATCTAATCCCTTCTAGAGCATTAATCTCAAATAGACATCTAAGTAAATCTTTCTTCAATTCTTCCAATTGTTCTTCTGTATATGTTAAATCTCTTTGAGTACAATAGATATATTCAATGACTGACTGATAAGTTTTCTCATAGACACCACCAATATCTGAAGCAATTTTCTGAAGCTCTTGTACTTCAAAAGCTTGATTGAAAATTTCGTCTGGGTTAGAGTATAAAGCTCTTAGGATTTCAGTATACGTCCTGGAATGCTTATTTCCCTCGAAATATTGCCAAACATTAATAACATTTTCTAATTCAGGTAGAGTAGCAATTTGCCCAAAAATCATCACTGGACCACGACCTTGAACAGAATCCAAGAAAATGAGTTTCTGGAAAGTTTTTTCAATTACCCATTTCTGAGCTTCATTAGCCTTTGTCTTAAAATCCTTAGTATCTTTACCAAGAGGAATTTCATCGTGTTTCCAGTCGAACCCTTGTTGCGTATCATTACTCTTATCCAAAATAGGGTATTTTAAAACGTCAAATCTTTGTGAATTTTTCCCAGCTCCGAAAAAAAGTTTCTCTTTAGAGAAATCAATTTTCTGTGGGTTGTAGATAGAAACAGAAGTTTCCATATTTAAAGTAGTTTTCATTTTTTCCATTAAGTTTTTGCCTCCTTTGAAGTGGAATATTTAACCACTTATTCACCACTTCAAAGTTAAAATATTTTTAATCTATTCTATGATTATATGGCATTTACCTTAAATGTAACTTAGTTCCTTTTACAAGAGCTTACAATTTTATTCAATTCATTTAGTACTCTTTGAGGGTTCACTTTTTGACTGTTCTCTAAAAACAATCTATTAAACACCCTTTCAGTTCCTCTAGCCCAAGTGAGGTTATATTCAGAAATGAACCTCAACGCACGATACATTCTTAGGTAATCTTCCTGCATTCTTTCTTTAGCATTTCCATTGAATCTAAGTACTCTGTCTCTGATATCCTTTAGACCAAAACCAGTCGGGTCGATGATTTCTCCTGTTTTAAGACTAAAGTACAGACTATTGATAGAAAAGTCCCTTCTCATAGCGTCATCTTTCATAGTACCAGTTTCGACTCCTTCCGGTCTTCGCCCGTTACTATACATACCATCTTTTCTAAACAAAGCAATTTCAAATTCGTGTCTATGACCATTGATCACCTTAGTGGCCATCAGGACTAAGAATTCTTTCCCCGTTTCTTTGATACTCCAACCAGCCGTTTCAAATGCTTCAGATAAATTATCGTAACCGACATTACCGACGACAAAATCAAAGTCCTTTACCTTTCTATTGAAAAGGACGTTCCTAACAGCACCGCCTACTAAATAACTTTCTTCAGTCACTGAAAGAAGAATCATACTCACTTCTAATAGAACAGCATCATTCTCAAATAATTCAATTAATCTATGGTCTTTCATAAATACCCTTTCTTTAACAGTTATATTATAACTAAAGTTAGCTTAAAGAAATGTTATGAAAGGATGTCCCTCACTATCCTCGAAAGTTCTTTACCGTCATATCTTCCTTTAAACCTTTCTTCTTCCTTGAAGAACTTCATTAAATCACCGATGTTTGCTTCTGGATTTGTTTGAAGATAAACTCCAATTTCCTTTTCAATTTCTTCTTTAGACAATTGCTTAGGAAGATATGAATTATAAACCCCTCTTTCCAAACCGAATTCAAGACATTTTTCAGAAAGTTTTTCATCACAACCAAGAAGTTTCCAATTTTCAAAGACTCCTTTTTTGAACTTTTGGATAAGAGAAATCATTTCTTCATCAGTAGTTTCTCTATTTCCTTTATTCTTACCTACCATAACCCCTTCAGAAACCAAAGCACCCAAAATTCTAGCTTTAAACGAGTCACCTGTTTTTCTTGCCTGAAGTAAATCTTTTCTAATCTTTTCTAACAACATTTATACATCCTTATTGTAAAGATGGATTAGGAATAGTTCAATCCAATCCATCGTTTCTCTATCCGACTCTTCTGGTAGAGCACATCTTTCAATTTTATTCTTCACAGTATCAAGTAACGAATTCACTTGTTCCATAACTTCTTCTAATTCTACCTTCCCTTCCTTTACTTCTTTAATGCGAGAAGCATCTTTCAATGGGAACTTAATGAAACCAGTGTCGATAAGTTCTTCTACTTCTAAAAGCACCCTCAATGCGTGGGACAGTGCCTTCCAGTCAGTGCCTCCAACTGAAGCCTTTGTTCTATTACCAAATTGTTCAAACATAGAATTCACATTAGAATAAAAATAACCAACAGTAACATCACCGCTGAATTTCTTACCTAATACTTCCAAGTAAACAATTGTGTTATCGCCTTTACCAGTTTTTGGGCCAGGAGCTTCAACGAAGTTAATATACTTCTTATCTGAAACAAATTCTTCAAGAACAGGAAATAAATACCCCAATTTAGACTCTACTGTCTTACTTGCAACAGTATCTAGTTTTTGAACAAAATCACTAAGTTCTTTATACCTAGTTCCCTTAATTCCGTATTTTTTAGACTGACCAACAGCATATCCAGTAAATGAATGAAGTCTTCTATTCAAGAACTTTTTATAGTACATTTTAATGTGGTCTTCGAAGACTGGGTCTATGAATTCAACTGAGTCAGACCACATACTAAATAGGATATCTATTGCTCCTGTTTCACCCTTTCTTAATAGGTTGAAGAACATATGTAAAGAAATAAGTTGTAAATCAACATCATCCACGGAATTCTTTTCGTTAGTATTATTCGTGTTAGAAGTCCAGTGTTCTAAATCTTTTTTCAAAAGGATATCATCCATCATAGGAACGAAAATCCCTTTATAATCCGTATCAGAAAATTCATTATCTGTACCATATAACTTAGAACCATACTTTGTTACATAAACAATTCTGTTCCCAGTTTCATTTTCAAACTCTTCAAGTTTTTTCTTTAATTCTTCATTCATTTCAATTCCTTTTAACTTTTATATTATAACTAAAGTAACCTTAAAGAAAGTTTATCTTAATGGAAGAAGTATCCTGTCTATCATACAAAGAAAATCAATTTTTAATTTACTAAAAAGTAAAGAAAAAGATTTCTTCATCATATATTTCCAATCATTGATTTTTCCAAGACATTCAAAATATTTTTCTGAATAATTAGACCAATTGGAAATTGCTTTTGTATTAGAAGAAATTAATTCATTCATTTCTTCTTCAAGAACGGATAATTCATTCTTATAAAACTCTTCAAGTACTTTTATTCTATTGACCAGTTCTCTTTCCCTTTCTTTAAATTCAGGCTTCATATAAACTGTCGTAGAAAAAAACTTTATTTTCTACTCCGTTTTCTCTTTCTAAGCTATAATCTTCACTTATAATTAAACATTCTGCTATCTTATTTGCTAAAGCAGATCGCACTGAACGTCCGGAAGTATCAGTGACACTGAACTTTGTTGGTTTCAAAGTGATCTTTTCAATAGCAATTGATCCATCATCTATTTTCTTCACTTCATCCAAACAACACTCCTTAAAAATATACCCAAACTGTCTCAAATGAAAGAGACTTCCTATTAAAGACTTCTATTTCTTTCCTTCCATATAAGTCAGGAAACCCTTCATATTCATCAACTTCGAATATTTCATCATCTTCAGTAAATTCCAAGATATGTCCGTCTATGAAATTCAATTCATTACTTTTTACTAATCTTGGAAACATTTCTCTTTCGTCTATTTCATATTCACCGCATAGAATAGCTTCAGAAACCACATTATCAGGAAACTGCTCAACTAAAGTCCCATAGCTAAAAATTCTCATTCTAACTCCAATGGTGCTCTATTGTAAAGACAAGTGTATTCATTTCCGTATTCTTCAAACTTCCAATCAACATGCATATGCCCAAAAAACCAACCATCGAATTCAACTAAATTATCTATTTCGTCTAAGAACTTAGCCGTATAATCATTAAATTTTCCCATATTATACATAGAAGGATGGATAAATTCCATCACAATTCTAGAAGGGCAAGTATGGGTAAGAATATAATCAACCTTATATCCATGAGAGTCTAGTTCATTAAAACAATTTTCTATTTCTTCTCTTGTGATATCTTCTTGTTTCCACCAAGAAATACCTTCTGATCTCATGTGTTTGTCAATACTTAAAGCTCCTCCAATAGTTAGAATATCCTTACCATTTATTTTATAAATGGCTCCTCGCTTAAAGAAGTAAATCCTATTCCCTGATTTAGCTTCCCAAAACTGAACTTCATTTCCCCATTTTTCTTCCCAAGGTAGAGTTTCAATAATATCATAATTCTCATGGTTACCAAGAACTACTGCTGTCGTGAACTTTTTATCAGCTAACCAATTTAACCAATTCAATTCTTCCTTGGTTGCGGGATCACTCCAAATAAACCCAAAATCACCAAGTTGGATGAGGACATCATCCTTAGTGAGTTCCTTTTGTTCTTTCCAATTCTTCGTAGATAATTTCTTTATATCATAAGAACCGTGAGTGTCTCCACAAACAAAAATTCTTCCTTCTTTCATTCTTTGTCGTCTCTCTTAAAAATCAAATATTTTAGATACCTGAATGAAAATACCCAAACCATAAGAGTTACTATATAACTAAACACGGAACCACAGTAACAAACATAACTCTAAACGGATATCTCATCCTTCCTAAAAACTCACTAAAATCATCTTCAAGCTCTTCTCTATTTTTTCTCCAAAACACAAATGGGTTATAAAGGCGATCCTCGTCAATTTGTTCTGCTTCATAGAGAAGCTCAGTATTCACGAAAAAACACCGAATAAAATAAGCACCGAATAAATAAAAACTGTAAATGTCATTTTAAGCCTTTCGCCATATTTTCTATTTTAATGCAAGACTCCAAATCGTCACCAACTTCTTTATCATCCCTAATTTTTACAAACACTGGATGTAAACAAGACCAATTACCTTCTGAATCCTTACTTAGACCAGAACATTTTACCTCAACGAGCTTACCAAGAAGTTCTTCCTGATTTTCTGTGATGAACTCCATATCAGCTTCTTTAATTCCACCAGGAGAGGTTTTCAGAAGACCATCTTCACTTTCAACATTCAGAGAACTGATAACATTTTCATTTTTAGTTCCTGGAGTACCATAATTGAAACCAGAAATCCTTAAGTCTAAGGTGATTTCTATTTTCATCTTCATTTGATGATTTGGTTTACCATCTTTCCAGATACCTTCAGAACCTTTGAGGATAGTTCCTTCTTCGCCCCTAGCTAACATTTCTTGAAAATGTTCTACTGCTTCAGCTTTATCATTAACAATCTTATATTCAATCATTTCAAATGAACCTGAATTTTGGATTATTTTTTCTAATCTAAAAATCCTGTCGTTTCTTGGTGAATTATAGACACCATTTCTAAAATCTTCAAGTGGAAGGAAATCCCAAGCGATTAAAGTGATTCTTTCCTTAGCTTCATTTAAGTCAATCCCATATGACTCTTTGAATTTCTTACTTTCCTTTGAGATATCTTTCCCGTCATAATCTTTTTGAGCAATGGAAACATAACTAGAAATTATACCATTAGCTTTATATCTATCCTTTTCACCTCTAAACATCAACTCACCATTGATAACTACATCTTCCCCGATGTAATCCCTGAATGCTTCTGCTTCTTTCTCAAGTGCTCCCATCAATGGGTTAGGCTTCCCACCTCTAGACTCAAGGAAAACTCCATCTTTAGTTGAAACGATATTTAGATATCTTCCGTCCATTTTTACTTCAGAATAAACGAATGGGTGATCTTCAAATAACTTAGTAAGCTTCTTCTCATTATATGAAATAGCACCCATGTAAGGCACTTCATAGATTTTAAACGGAGCCATTTCTGAATTAATCAGAGAAACGCCAAAACCAGCCTTAAAATCCTTTGCGATGATTCCCTTAATGACTTCAGCGTCAGATTCAGAAACTGTCTCTAATACACCTCTAAGTAGTTCCTCTGCTGCTTTCCCAGTATATTTTCTTGAAACCAACCCATTAAGGAAATCAATTGCCTCATCAAGAGTCAGGTCTAAAGCAACATAATCATACTTAGGAATCTTTTTAATCCCAAAAGTGATTCTTGGGTCATAAGTGTACTTCAGCACTTTCTTAAAAAGTTCGTTGTCCTTCTCTCTTCTTAAGATAGCTCTTTTGTCGTTAAGACCAGGAGTTGTCTTCAGTTCTTGAATAATATCGTAAATACTCATTTTAAACACCACACTTAATAGGTAAAGATATCGGACCAGATTCAGTTTCAACTATTTCAAACATCTGAGCCAAACCACCTCTTTCAACAGGTCTCACTCTAAGGTACTGATACCCGTCTACACAAAATACTTGAAAGGTAGTATCATACACACTCTGGTCTTTAACCCAATTCACAAATCCATTAGTTGTCTGTTCAGTATTATACCGAACTTCATTAGAACAACCAGCGACAAACAACGCAATAACAACTCCAAATAACAATTTCTTCATCTTAAACTCCCATTTCCATTTGTATATCTCTTGCTCTGGACTCAATTCTATCCATCTTTTCTTCTATCAAAAGAAGAGAAAGTTCTAGGGAAAGATCACTTCCTACTCTTTTCAATTCTTCCCTGATTCTATCTCTTTCAATAATTAGTTCTTCATAGTGTATCTTTTCATCCCAGCCCTTTCTAAAGTGAATTATACCATTCTACATAAAGCTCTCCATAGTAGGCTTCTGGGTCAGCAAGTGGATATCCTTGTTCATCGTGATGTGGATTACAAATCCAAACTCCATCAAATTCAAAACCGTGAAGGTCTCCAGTTTCTAAACCATTTTCAACTACATATTCAGCTTTCTTGATAGCTTTCATTTCTCTTTCATCTTGTACTTTATATCTTTTCATTTTTAAGCCTTTCTTTTTAACTGTTATATTATAACTAAAGTTAGCTTAAATTCAGATTAAACTTCTGAAATATATTGAATTTCTTGTAGACACTTAGTACATTTGTACTTAGCTTTCCCATTTTATACTTTATTGTGTCTGATGATAGAAAGTAGTTTAGGAGTTCTACAAGCACATCCACACTTGAATAATCTTTTATTTCGTTGTTTCTCTTTAGAAATCAGATATCCAGAATCATTGAACATAGAAATACTTGCCTTTCCGCTACATCCAAATACTCTACATACTGATTTGAATTCCTTACCGTGTGGTTTTACATTACTATTCCAATAATGGCCAAGTTTTTCTCTTTCATCCACCACAATGTGTGCGTATTCATGTGAAACTACTTCATCAATATACTTATCGCCAAATTCTTCAAGTAAATTCTCATTTAATTGAATTTCTTTTTTAGGCAGTGATGCTCTTCCGATAGAATTCACACTATCTAAATTATACGTCACTGTAACTTTCGGAGATACTTTAAAAAGGTTCTTTGAAATTTTTTGTAGGTCAGATATTTTTTGTTCAACACGTTTCTTTAGTGTTTTAGAAGAGTTTGTAGTTTTCATTTTAAGCCTTTCTTTTTAACTACCATATTATAGCTAAATCAGACTTAAAATGAAATTAATTCTTGAAAATCCTTAAGATTTTTTATACTTTTTTATTTCTGACTCAATATACTTTACAACTGCGTTGAATGAAGTATCGTCACCAGCTGCGTCTTTCAATCTTTTAATTGAAGACTGAAGCTCATCTATAAGTCTCTTAAACTTATCTGCTTCTTTAAGTTCACTTTCTACTATTTCTCTTAGCATCATAATTCTCCTATGAATAATCTCTTTTCTCCATTCTTGATTCTATAATCATTATGGCTTCTTTTATTTAACTGCATAATTGTCACGAATGTCATAGTGTGAAATTCTTCATTGACAGCTACAACGCAATTTTGGTATCCGTTTTCATTTTTATAAATGAGGTGCCATTTCCCACTAGAAATACCAATTGGTCTCTTCTTTAGAAACATTTTTATGACTTTAGCAAACTCATTACAATAAAATCCATCATCTCTTTGTTTCTCACTTGGTGGTCTTGGGTCGTCTAGGTGACTTGTTCTCCCAATAATCCAACCACCAACTTTCATCATTGGTCCAGAACCAGTAGAACAATCTCTATAAACACGCTCTTGGATAGAAAGTATAAGTTCTCTAATCATAAGTTATCCTTAATTCTCAATTATGATAGCTTCATCTACGAATCCACTATTTTTGAAAACTTTGAAGTTTTCCTTAGCAACTTTCACAGTCCTGATTACTTTTTCATCTGGGACTAATCTAGGTTCTCCTTTCTTATGTCTTTCTAAATTCCTTTTTGAAGCAGTTTTAGGTTCTACATCAACAAGTACCAATACAACTCTCATTCCTGCTTCTTTAGCCCATTTGAACTTATTTAAAGTGGATTTTATATTATTACCAGTACCCATTTGAACGATTGATATTCTATTATCGAAAGCTTTTAGTAAATTCTTCTTAGATTTAATAGTAGCCCTTGAAACTTGTTTGCTTCTATCAGTACCATACTCTTCAGCAAATTCAGCCGTGTAAATATCCAAATCTATCAAAGGTAAATTTTTAAAGAACTTTCTATAAGTATAATTCTTCCCTGAGCCAGTTCCGCCCATCAAAAATATGAAAGTTGGAATTTCTAAGGATTCTCGTTCTATGTCCTTCAACTTAAATTCATCTAAAATCTCATTTAAAATCATATCATCACTTTATCAGAGTTGTTTATTTCCCGTGCAAAGAAGAAATAGCTTTTCTCAATATTCCACCAGGATTTTCTTTCCTGAAATTCTCACTTACCCCATAAGTCTTCACCAACTCATCATAGAATTTATGAATTTGTTTTGGAGTATTTTTCTTAAAGTAAGAATAATCTGCTAAATTTCTAATAACCTTAGTAGCAGACTCATCGTCTTCACCTCTACGAACTTCTTCTACTTGAACATCTAGATTTCTTTTTAGTTGTTCTCTATAATCCTTAACCCTATCTGAACCTGCTAAAATGACATTTATGTTCTGAGAAGTCTTATTCAATAAAGTGAACAAATTCCCTGAAGTAGATGTTATAATTTCTACATCAGGATAAACTGCTTGGATCATCTTCTTTCTAAGTTCTAAAGTCTTTTTAGTTTCCTTATTAGAAATAAGAGCAACTACTAAAAAGTCTCTTCCTTTCAGTGCTTGTTCAAACATCTTTTTATGTCCATTAGTAAACACTCTGAATTTCCCAATAACCATCGCACCGTTATTCCCTGGAAGTTTTCTCATAATCATCGATTTAGCTGTTAATTGAATATCATCTCTAATATTCAATTCAGTTTTCTTCTTATGGGAAAACTTAACTTGTAAATCTTTATAGACTTTTTTGGAAAGGTCTTTTAAGATTTTATGGAACTTTTGATTTAAGTTTAAAGTGCCTATGATTTCTTCTGCAGTTTCTCTCACCTTAATCCAATATTCATCTTCAGACTTCACATCCATTTTATATTGTTGTTTAATCTTAAATCTTAGTTCTTTATCATATTGGTCGTCTTGAACAATCTTAAGAATAATGGTTCCGCCAATAGGTTTAGAAAGATGAATTACTACTCCTTCTTCCTTTTCAGAACCGTAAAGAGAAGGGATGGTGATAAAGAAGTTCTTTGCTAACTCCCAATACTTCAATGGATCCAAACATTTGAATGAATCTTTAAAGTCTTTGAAGAATTCCATAGCTCTTGAGTTAAGACCTTTTGGAAGTTCAGTCAGTTTCCCTTTAAAAATGAGTTCAGGGAGATTTAACCCAAGTATTTTAGCATACTTTTCTCTTCCTTCCATAACCAAACCATTGGATTTAATGAAAATCCTTCCGTTATTAATCTTATATGAATCAACAGAAGAATATCCAATCAGGACTAATTGTCTAAGTTTAGTGTATTTTCTTGTCAGAGTAGGCTTGTTCATAAGGAATTCTACAAAGAATTCAGTGTTCTTCGGAATTGATTTCCAAGATTTAAAATTATCAGAAATATAGTCAATTATAGTCTTGTATTGAGAAACACCGACAGTTTTATCTAAGTCGGCTTCTGGATGAACATCATAATATTCAGTGCCATAGATTATATTTCCCTTATAAGAAACAATAAACATATCCCACCAACGAGTATCATTCCATTCAGCGTCAGTTCTAAGAATACTAAGTTTAGTTCCGTCGTATTTTCCATAAACTTCAATATCTTGATTAATTAAAGATGAAGCACTCTTCTCATCTTTAATTGCCTTATCTACATTCTTTATACTTATGTTTAGGTATTCGTTAGTCTCATTTACTCTGTTTATTGCTTCTTGTATCATTTATTTCCCTAAAGTTTAGATGTTTACTTTTTTAACACCGAATTGCTTAAGAACTTTCTTCAGCGCAGATTCACTATCAATATCTTCCTTATACCATTCGATATCGTCACCAGAAATATCTTCAAAGTCAAGTTTATTTAGAATTTTCAAGTTCTTAGAATTAGCTGGTTCTCTAAAGAAAATTTGTACCACATACTTAGTTCCTTGGACGTCACCTAATTCATCGTCATCGACAATAAGATCATCTACATAAATATCGACGTACCAATCACCTTCTTGACCATTTAGTTCAAAAACACCACCGTCTAATGACTCATTTTGTTTAGTAATTGATTCTACAATTTCTCTTAACATTCCACTTATCCTTATGTATTTCATGATTATTTAACTCCTAAATCCTCTATTGATTTAGTAAAATTCTGATGTAATTCGGACCATCTACTGAGGTTGTCCCTCTATTTTGGATAGTAGCTGTATATCTAGAATTACCCAATTTCATTTGAAATTTCACATAACTATACTTTCTTTTTTCGTTAGCATACCCGATATCAATAATACTTAAAACTTTAATATTGTGGTTCTTATCTATATATTCGACAACATCTTTCTTCCCACCACCTACTACATACAAATAACCGTAACCGACGATAACTTTCAATAATTGTTCTAAATTCTTAATTTTCTCTCTATCGGAAAACTCTTCATCCATTAAAGAAACTGCTCCGTACCCATCTGACCATTTCTTAGGATTAAAACCAAGATGTTTCAAGACACTATCTCTAACTGGATTTATCTTAGATAAATCACCTAAATAATCTCTAATTGAGAAATTTGTAAGGTAGAATTGACTTGTGTACTTCAATGAAAGATGGATTCTCTTTTTCTTAGTGACTATATCCACATCAGTGACTATTTCACCAATATCACCTTCTATTTGAGAAAGGAACTTCTTACCATCAAATTGAATCTTTCTCTTTTGGTTCTTTCCACCCAATTGTTCAGCGTAAAAATCTTCTTTGGTTAAATCAATTTTAAATTCTTTAAGAACTTTTTCCTTAATCTTTTCTACAAAAACTGGGTATCTAAATACAATTCCACCTTTAGCCAAAGTATTCAAATCATCAGTAAGGGAAACTTCAAATGAGATTCCAGCTTTACCACCACCAGCTTTTTTATTTCTTGAACCAGCACCAATAAACAAACCCAAAACCTTATCTCCAGTTTCTGAGTTAGATATCGTGATGGAACTAGAGTTTACAGTCTTCTTTAATTTCCCTTTGAACTTAGAAGATTTCATGATCTTATCAGCGATCTTTTCTACTCTTTTTAAATCATTTTTATTAAAATTGAACTTTACATCAATATGGAATTTAGAATTGTCCTTAATAGTTATAGGATACATTTCTTCCCACTTAAAACTACTGAAATCCTTATAGTTTTTCTTATAAAATAACAAAAACTCCTTTGCTAAATTGTCCTTATCTAACCTAAGAATGTCTTCATCGTCTTTAACAATGATATTATATGGACCGCTATTACTACTTTCATTCACTGATTGGATTGCTTCCCTGATAACACTCACTTTACTCTCCTCAGTGCTTCTCTAATTAATGACTCATTCCTATTATCTGGGAAATTTTTATAATAAGCGTCTATCATTTTGGTATTTTCTTTGAAACCAAATTCTTTACAGAAATATCTATACCCAGAAATCTTCACTTCGTAGTCACCTTTCGGGTCACCACGCTCTAATACTTGAGCATAAGGAGCAAAAAGTTTTTCTTCATATCTGTCTTTTGTAGCCTTGATTTGTTTCTTATTAAGGTACTTTTTCATAAGTTCAATCACACCAACAAAACTCCCAAATTTACTTTCGTCTACTTCTTTCCCGAACGATAAGTGAGCGATCTCTCTGATGATAGTAGTATATTCAGATGAAGAAGTTTTAATTTCTCTCCATACTTCCTTTCCGTCTTCAGTCTTGATGTGGTTTCCATTTTCATCATAAAGAGGCTCATAAGCGGTTCTAATTCCTCTTGAAACAGAGAACTTCAAGAACCTTGGAAGGTCTCCTGGTTTAAATTTCTTAAGTTTCTTTTGCCAATTATCAGGAGTTGCTGTTGGAGTTACAATAACTACATCGTCACGAATACTTGCGCCACCAACAAGTGATTGTATTAGATACTTGTGGTGTACCGCCTTAATTTTCTTTTTAGTGTCTTCGAAGCTTGAACTATGGCTGAACTTAGCCCATTCAGTGGGAGTAGCACCATCTTCTTCCATAGGTAGGAACTCAAAATCTACCTGAGCATTGATCACCTTCCCTTTACCGAAATCTACTCTGTACACACAGTTTATTTGTTCCCCAATAGAAGAAATCGTTGGTTTATTTGAACCAATGTAAGTAACTCCCTTGATAATCTCTTTCCCTTCAAGCTCATCAAGTAATTTCCAAACTTGTTCTTTAGTATCTTCAGGAACGATGATATCTAAATCACCAGCGTGAGTCTTATATTTTACTATTTCTTCATCAGGGATACTTGCGTCAAAAATATAAGAAGTTGAACCATTGAACTGAAGCCCGTTCTTGATATTTTCTTCCTTCTTCCAAAGAGGTTCTTTAAACTTTTTCTTATATAACTTATTAAGTTCTTTAAATACTTCAATAAACTTCTTAGTAAAGTTACTTCTTCCGATTTCCTTTAAAGGAATCTTTTCAGCTCTTACTTCTTCACCAGTCCTTTTATTAACTCCAGTTACATTTCCACCCATCACTTCACCTCTTTTAGTTTAAATTCTTTTTCAATTTCTTTCAATGATTTCTTTTGGTCTTGACTAAGTTCAGAAGGAATGTGTAAAAACTTCTTATCTTTAGTAACTAAAACATCTACCATTAACCTATTCGCTAATTCAATAGAAGCACCGAAATCATAGTGGTATGTGAAGACCTTTCCATTAAATCTATCTTTAATGATATCATCCATTTCTTTATCACTTACTTTCAAAATAGCTTCTCTTATCATTTATTCAGACCCCTTAAACCAAACATTTTTAAGATTTCTTCTTGATTATCAATAAAGAATCTTTTATACTTCATAGGAGATTGAAATTTCACTCCATAATACCTAGTGTAGTACTCGTTATCGAAGAAGTAAACATTTCCTTTTTTAAAATCAAACTTAGCAACCGTCGTTCCTTTATCACTGAAAATCCTAAAAGCGTCTTCCCCGAATTCTTCCTTATCTTCATCAGTCATAGTAGTTACCACATAACCAGCTGGATTGTTCTTAGTATCAAACCAACCGATAACTTTATCAAATTGAACGTCTGTTGTTAATAAATCACCAAAATTAGTTACTGGGTTTCTGTACCCTCTAATGTAGACATTTTTCATCTTATTCACTGGAATAGCATAACCATCACCAATAGTTACTCCATTTTTATCAACAGAAAATCTCTGTAAAATTTCTCTTATCATTACATTCTCCTTAATGAATTATATCTTTAAATAACTTAATCTATGTTTAATTATCATTTTAGTTAAATCAATCTTCTAGATGTTGCTCTTATTCTTGCTTCTTTTTGTTCTTTAGAATCTTTCTCGCCTTCTGATGAAACTTCTTTAGGTTCTTTTTTCTTAGGCTCTTTCGTCTCTTGTTCTTTAGCCATCTCTTCATCTTCTATTTGCTTTAATGTTTTAAATTCATCTGGTCTTAAATTCAATTTTTGAGTAAGGGCTTTTTGTTCTTGGTCAAACCATTTCTTAGAATAAAGTACATTAGAATCTTTCACATCAGTTATTCTAATTTTATAAGTACCATCGTCATTTTTCTTAAGGATTTCTCCCCTAGACTTATTCCACATATACTTTCTTGGTTCTTTATCAGTACCATAATTAGTAACTAAAACCAATGTACCAGGAACAAGAGGAACAGGTTTTGGGATAACTGGCTTATCTGGTTTATCGACCTCAATAGATTCTTTAATTTTAAATTTTTTCTTAATCTTTTTAGTAAGTAGTTCTATTTCTTCAGGGGAAAGTATTTCTAAGTAATCTAAAAGTTCATAATTAGTCTGGTATCTTTCATCATTTCCTGGGCCTTCAGAATACACCCAGTCATTTACGAAATTAAAAACTTTATGATCTGAGCCAATTAGGTCTAAAATATCTTGAGAAAACCAATAGTATTGAGTCGATTTTTCTTGAAGTAGTGATTGAAGTTTGTGTAGTATCATCATAACTCTCCTTTCGTTTATTTAATCGGGGAATTATGATGATAGGGAGTTATTCTTGATAAAGGAAGGAATCGATGTTCTCTAAATCTGCGTTCTTTCCGTCAATGATTTCTTGGTTCTTTTCTCTGATTCTTTTGAATCTTTTTATTTCGTCTAACGCAGCTGTTCTGGCGAATAGACTAAACCAACCAAAACCTCCCCTGAGTTCATCTACATTTTCTTTATAGAAAAGTTCTCCGTCTTTTTGGTAATAATTTAATCTTGCTTTAGCTGGGTCAAACTTATGCCAGTGTTTGACAAAAAGGAGGTATGCTTTACTTCTAAACTCGTCTTTATAATTTTTAGAATATCCAGAAAAGTTCCTAGCGGTTAAAACATGTTCAAGAACTGTAATGAAGTTCTTTGCTAATTCTTCTGAACTTTTAGTCCTAAGTCCATTTTTATACTCTTCTTGTTCTTTCAAAAGAAGTTTTGTTAGAGCATAATCGTCTATATAGAACTTTTGCTTCTCTTCTTCCGTTTTTTCTCTTTGTAACCCTTCTATAGAAATGTTACTTGGAATTTCTTGCTTATCTGACACATTGATGTCCTTTTTATTTTATTGTATCGAAAATATCTTAAAATAAACTTAAAACTTATTCATCACAACAATCATCACAAGCATAATCCGTATCAGCTCCACTAGGGATATTCAAGTAATTTAATGGACACTCAGGTAGTTTATGAGTAGTTTATGACAATTATACCAAGTATATCCAAAGTCAGTCCCTGAACTAACATCGAGCTGAGGGAATGAGGTTAGTGATGAACAATTTCTCCAAGCCCCACTAAAGTTAGTTCCTGAACTAACATCAAGATCAGGGAATGAGGTTAGTGATGAACAATAATACCAAGC